GATAATCATAATTATAATAATGGGATTTATTGTTTTTGCATATATTATTTGGTATTATTTCTCTGGAATCGGAGAAATCTCCGACTCCAGCAATTATTTGTATATCAAATAGTTATATAAAAACATCAAAATTGTTTTTATGGATTATTGTTCATTGTGGTAGCATATTCAGTTTATCTTGTTTACAAAAAATGTAATCCGTATTAATATTTATATACTCATGGCTGTACTTTATTGTCGTGATCGTCTTTATTATTATGTTTGCGTTAGGTAAATGATTTTTAAACTAAAATATTGATAATATGTTGCACAGACCGCAAGACCGGGTACTTTTCGTATCCCCACACGCTAAGATGGTGGATGTTGATTCCATCTTCTTGAAGGAAGGACAGATCGGTATTTACGATACTAAAGATACTTCCGAGAACGGTTGTAAGGCCGTGATTGATTTTACCGGTAAGCCTCGTAACGACAAGCGTTATGAGATCCGTATCGGTCGTAATGAACAAGCGGCTTCCCGCTCTATCTATGATAAGGATTTTTCCACGCCGTTATTCTCTTTGAACGAGATCACGGAGATCTACGCTTCTTGGCCGAAGAAAGATCATGCTTATGTCGATGATGTTATCTTAGGATACAATGGTGTTTCTGATGACACTGCGTTCTCCGTTTCCAAAGGAGACCGTATCGCTATTCGCTTGGTCCTCGCTGGTCGTGCCTTCGAGCTTCTTGGCTATGAGGAGGGTCGTGTAGAGATCAATGACGCCATTCTTTTGGATGATTGTGATAATACGCCAAATCAATGCGAGGAGTGCGATCCTTGCGAGGAGGTTGATTTGTTGCCCGCCGTATTGAAGTGTATTGAGCGGATGAAGAATCAACCTATTGCTGGTGGTGGTAAGTTATCTGATTATATCGATATTACTCCTGTTACAAGATGCACCAACGAGGCTACGGAGCCTGAGACGGAGGACGTGAACTTCTATTGTATGGAGGTATGTGATACTGGTGATGATTTGGCCTTGGCTGAGGTTCGCGCCCAATATCCGGGGTTGAAGATCGTACGAGATACTATTGAGGGTAGCATGTCACGTTATAAGGTTATGAAGAAGGGGGCTAAACCTGCTGACTATACTCAACGTCTTATCTCTATCATGAAAGGATGTACGGACTGTCCTCCTAACTATACGGAAGTTAAGGGTGGTTATCTTTATTCTATTTCTTTGGAGGATGACGGTGTTGATATGTCTACTACGGTAGAATCTTTACCTAACGTGGTAGCTGATACGGTTAATAAGATGAGCCAGATCAAGGGATCGGGTTTGTATATCGCGGCTACTTCTAAGAAATTGACGAGCGAGGAGATCTCTACTTTCGTGGAGGCCAATCCTACGGCTATTATCTACTATGTGGCTAAGACATCCGATATGTGTGAGAATCCTACGGTTCGTACCGCTTCTTGGTCAGCTTGTGGTTCTTGCAAGGTATCCACCGAGAAGTATTATATCACGATCCCGGATGATGAGTGCGGGAACAGTGCTTTGGAGGAAATCAAACAGGCTTTCCCGGAACTGGAGATCACTGACTACGGTACTCCTGAGGCTTGCCAGCATAGCTTCCAGACAACGGTATATACTAACATGTTGTGTGATGAGTGCGACAAGGTGTTCGAGGGATTCTTCACCAGCAAGGCTCCGGCGTCCTACCGCAACCGTATGTGGAAGAAATTGGAGTCGGCTCAGGAACTTGGCACGAATTGCAAGTGCGGTATCCGTTTCCGTGGTAAGGAAATGTTATTATCTCCGTCAGAGTGCTTGATGGATAAAATGACTTATGTAGAGGATAGCGTTGAGATCGTTGGCGCTAGCGGCGGTTATCCTGATTCTCTTGACGAGGGGTCTCCTATCTGGTGGGATCAACTTCATTTCGAGAGACTGTCCAGCAAAGCGCCACGTACTCATGTCGGCGGTAATATGATGGATGACGAGTTGAAGGGCTATGCTCATTTCAACGGTTTCCCGAAACATCAGGATTTCATGGGACGGACGTTCATGAATGAATACAGCCGTGTTGAACAAACAGCCCAATACGTGGACTTCCAGATCACGATTAATCCTCATAGATACGCTCAGGGATTCGGAAAAGTTATCGCCGATGATCCGGTTAATCTGATCTTACGTGTACGCTATGGCGCTCATGAGGGTGTTCAGGAGATGATCAATATGATCGGGGCGGCTGCTGGTCTTGGTCCGGCCATCGTAACCGAGCCGAAATAAAGAACCTTTTTTGCGTTCATATATTTCCTAAAGGGGAGAGATTCAATTCTCTCCCCTTTTTTAATCTATAATAAATGGTTGTGATGGAGGAGTGAAGTTTGTCGTGTATCTAGGTATGTTTGATATTCTCATCTCGTCTATAATACCGCCTGTCATATTATCGCTAAACCCTGTTCTTCCTCCTATACATATATCGTAGTCTTGTTTTGATATGTTTTTTTTCTTGTTAAATTTATTTACACCATTAATATATAATCCACATGATTTGTTATTAGATGATAATGCTATGTGATTCCATCCTATCTCTAAGACAGAAGAGCTTACGCTTTCATAATTGTCGAAATTTCCATATATGATATTATCATACCCTATATAGAAGGCGAATCCTGTAGGGCTTCCTGCTATATCAGATGTTATAAATCCTTGTTTTGAACTTTTATTCGTACAATAATACCATAGTTCTATGGTATAGTTCCCTTCGGATATAATATCCCAGAACCATTGTGATTGGTCGAATATTATAGGGGCGCTGTCGAATTTAGCGGCTTGATCAAATTTTCCTGAGACATATGATCCCCCCCCCCATGTGACAGGACCTACGTTCTTTCCGATATATTTGAAATCATTGTTAAAATGAAATAACAATATCGTGTTGTTGGCTTTTTTGTTAAAGAACATTCTTCTTCTCATACATCTTATGTTTTTAATTACGTTCAAAAATAATTATATATATCTTTGAGGTGAATAATTAAACGATATAATATGTCCGCTATTAATGAGTATTTAAAGAGACTGGCTTCTATATTCGGAAGCATGGGTTTCTCCGTTCCGCCAGATGACTTCTCAGGGGTTGTAATAGACGGAAAGACGTATCCGGTCATGATGAGGAATGACGGGTGTTACGTGTACTTCGATGATAAAGGAGTAAAGAGACTTGTAAGCGATGTCCCTAGAAAGGATTATCAGTTCATTAACATCAAAGACGCCCGTGTGTCGATCGTCAACCAATGCTATCGCACGCCGGGTGGTCAGGTAGAGGCTCGTATCCATACCTATATGAATAATAAGGGGGAGATACTGGCCGAGAAGATATTTATCATCAACTCTTCAGATGTTGATACGCCTATTGGTACGGAATTGGATAAGATTCCTGCCGAGTGGGTAGCTATAGATTGTAGCATAGCGGAGATGACCGATCGGGAGTTGATATTCGTAAGTAAATGTTACGCCACGGAAGGGGGCAAGGTCCAGATCGAGGGCGTTGAGTCGGTAGACCCCCGCCTGAACCCGGAGGTATCCCATTATGAGGTGGTAAATACGACTGACGATAGCAATCCTATCGGTACGGAGTATGATAAGATACCCGATACATGGAGTCGTATAGTATGTGATTTCCCGGACATGACCCAAAGGGAGATAATACCGGTGCTTAAATGCTTTGATACCGGAACCGGAAGGGTGCAGATAGAGGGATATAAGATATTTGATTACGAGATGGGTACCAGAAAGGAATGGTATCGCGTCAAGCAAAGTACCGATCCTGAGAATCCGGTAGGTAAGTTTATCACCAGCATAAGCGATGACTGGGTTGAGGTCGTTTGTGACTTCACGGATATGGAGGACCGGGATATTGAGGTAACTGTAGAATGTTATAAGACACCGGCCGGTAAGGTGAAGCTGGAGGTTCTCACGTCATGGGACGGGAATATAGGGGTTAGGGATAAGAGTTATAAAGTCCTGGAGACTACCGATCCGTCACAGCCTGAGGGTGCCAGCTTCATTTCCTTGCCAGATACTTGGATAAGGGCTGTCTGCGATTTCGATGATATGGAAGAACGTGACATTAGATCTTACATTGAATGCTACGATGGAGGTAACGGCCATGTCAAGCTTCGTAGGTTAGTTTCTTATGACTCCAAGATAAAGGCCAGATATACCCGTTTCGAAGTCCTTGAGTCGGATGACGCTGGCTTCGTCCCGGGGACCGACTTAGCTACCCTTCCAGAGAGTTTCTCTTTGGTTCCATGTGATTTCACGGATATGGAGGATAGAAACGTTCAAGTATATCGTGAGTGTTATGCTTTCAAAGGACAGCGTATTGAGGTGGATAAGGTTGTCTCTTATGACGGTGATCTAGGTGATAGGAAAGCCAAGTATATTGTACGTGAGAGCGAGGACGGCGCTATCTTAATAGATCAGGAATATGATGAGATCCCTGTTGGATGGAAGAAATCTCCTTGCGATCTTGAGAACCTTCGTGACAGGCATGTATCTTACTATGATCAGTGTTATGTCACGGAGAACGATAAACGGGTTAAGATCCATAATATCGTTATATATAACTCTTTAGGATATGAGTGGTATCATTTCTACGAGGTTACGCAGTCAGAGGATGATAAATATGAGGTAGGCGATATTAACTCCTCTATGATTGATAAATGGAGTAGGGTTGAGTGTGAGATGCCTGATATGGAGAATCGGTTCTTGGATACGACAGATACCTGCTATGATACAGGGAATGGTACGGTTAAGATAAGGCGTCAGGAGTCTATTGACTATAAGCTTAATGTCCGGGAGTTTGATTATAAGATCGTGGAGTCAACCGATCCTGATCATCCCACCGATACTACCCCTACCCAAGATACGGTTAGTGGCTGGACGGTAATAAGCTGTGACCTTAATATCATGGAGGTAGATGACTGTTATGAGGTTGGCGGTCATAAAATCCATTTAAAGGGATTCAGGACGGTCAATCCGGCGTTACAGGATATTAAGTCCATATTGTATGTCGTATATTCCGACCATCCTGATTATAGTGCTGGTGATGAGCTTAATTCTATCCCAGAGGGAGCCAAGATCACGATATGCGATTATGCGGATAAGAGCCAAAGACATATGGTCTCGGTTCGTGAATGCTATGAGGTAGATGATGGCCGGTTCTATGTGGAGGGAAGTCGGTTGATGGATAATAATATGGTCGTTGAGCGGATGTCGGTGATGGTTCTTGAGTCATCCTCCCCTACCTACCCTGTGGGGACTACGCTTACTTCCATTCCTGTTGGTGCTACTATCGTGGCTTGTTTATGTCAAACCTGTTAATCTGAATGGCTATGGTTAAAGTATGTAATGATTATTTTATGATTGACGCCTTAGCTGGAGGTCAGGTCGTAAGAAAAAGGAAATATCGTCGTGAGAATACGATGATCGGATATAAGTGGTATGATTATAATGGGGTCGAGGTAATTGACCCCATTGAGATATCACGTCTTGATGGTCTGGCCACGAAACATCAGCGTGTGGATGAGGCTTATGATGACCATGCTATTTTTATGTCGTCAACCAACTACGTTAACAGCGTTTCCGGTATACCTATGGACAAGCATATGGTTGTCGTTGAATGGAGACCGGATAGCGAGCAAGGTTTTGTCACCATGGCTCATGACGAGGGTCTTGACGGGGATAGCTATTATATAGTTATTATCAACACCGGAGATAAGCAGGCTACGATCTACACCCCCATAGATCCCGAGGATCCAAAGGACGGTACCTCTAGGGCGGATGATGGTGATAATATCTCCGTGGGAGGATCTTATGTCTCCATATCCCCCAAGCAGGTAGAGCGGATAAGGGTTACTTTTCGTGATGGTAAATGGTATTATGAGTTAGTCACAAAGACATATCCCAGCAATACCGGAGGCATTAAGATCGGGGATGTCGATTATGTCACTTTCAGGTATTTATGGGAGTCAAGTTCCGGAAGGGACTTGGATACGATGACGGAAGCCCTTAATTCTAATGTTCCCACCATAGATAATCTTGCTGTAGGTTGGTCTGGCCCCGGAAATGGAGATAGCTCTGTTAGAGAAGTTCTTAAATGGGGTGGTGATAATACCGGTTCCGGTAAGGAATGTGTTTGGATGTCGGTTAAGGATTTAAGGGCTAAGTATTATGATATCCTACCTGAAGAGACGTATTTCATGGCCTACGCTACATGGTTTGGATCCAAAGGTACTGGTAAGTGTTCTTTTGAGCTTGTAGGGTATAAGGGCGGTACGATGAGACAGGATGGGTATAACTTTATCAATACCGGAGGATCTGTCGTGTATCAAAACACATATGATTTTATATGCAATACTAGTAAGGGAGCAAGTACATATAAGACTTCTTATCAGAAAGTAGCCCGTATTACTTATAATAAGCTCACCAATGAGGTCTATATGTCTATAGGCGATGCTATAGATCAGGAGGATAATTATGATAAGCTGGAGCGGGAGATCAATAATATAAAGGAAAGACTTAGCGATGTCGAGAGCGAGTTGGCTGTCGTAAGACGTATAGCCGAGGGCAAGAACACGGCGTATATCTTTGATACGGTCGATGCCATGAATGAGTGGCTGTCGGCCCCTGAGAACACGGCTAAGCTCCGTGTGGGGGACAGCTTCTGGATCAGGGAGCAGGATGTGCCTGATTATTGGTGGGATGGAACTCAGGCTTTAGAGCAGGAAGGTCCGAAGGTGGATTTGTCTCCTTATTATACGAAAGATGAGATTAATAATATTGTTGATGATATCAACCAGAAGATAGAGGATAAGAGTACGTCGATCATCTTCGATACCTATATCCAGATGAAATCTTTCGTGGATGATCCTACAAATGCCGACAAGCTTAAAGAAGGTACTATCTTGTTGATACGAGATAAGAACGTACCTGATTATTATTACGATGGAGCTGGGATAGTTAAGATGGAAGCCGACGTAGAGCAATGCCTTTATATTACTTTGACTAATAAGCCTACGGAAAGCACTGTAAGTTATACCCAAGATCGGGAGGTGACTAATTTCGCTCCTGGAGCTATAGCTAGATGGGTTGACGCTGATGGTAATAACGTTTTTTATAAACTTGTAGAGATAGTAAGTGGTAAGGCTAAGTGGATTACGTTGATTGATACAAGATATGGTAATGTCACGTTGCAAAGCACTTATGACAAGAACTATGAGATCGTGAATATCGTATCTGGATCACGTTTACAAGCTATAAATAGCGATAAGGATGAGATTAAGTTCGTTAATAGCGCTACCGGTAATGTTACTGTCGTGTTTAACGCCACGGTATCAGGAGGAGTCAAGAAACTTACGAGCCTGTTGGCCGTGAACGAGGTGGTCCTTACGCCCGGGGCGGCGGCGTCCTTCACCCGTACCGGCGAGACCTTCACCCTCTCCGATCTTTTTGGTGTTACGATCTTCCCGGATCTGGCTGATTCCAACCGTGAGGGAGAATGGGTGATGAGCGTAGGCGTAACCGGAAAACCGATCCTTATGGAGGTAAAGGAGATGAGGAAGTGGGATGAGAGTATTGTCAGGGAACTTACTATTGATGAGCTTAACGAGAAGTTCCCTAACGTGGATATTGGATTCGCTGTCGTATGCAAGACCATCAACAAAGTATATGAGATGGTTAATGGATATAAGGAATGGGTGTCTTATGATATAACCTCAATAAATTAATGGTATGGCTTTTTTGGCAGGATACGACACGGTAGCGTCCTATGTCACGTTTATAGTGAATGAGGACAGGTTCCCTTGTTATGATGGTAAGGGCGCTGATTATATACCCGATCCGATAATATCAGCGAATGCTTTTAATCGCAGTCTTAGGTTCTCGACAAGAAAGCCAGGATTCGTGGACGTTGATTGGGGAGACGGGACAAAGGATCAATATCCTTTAGTTAAGGTATCTGATGGTAGTTATAGGATTGTATTCAGGTCTCTTGACATTGAGTATAAGAAGAATCCGGATGATACCGTATGGTGGTATAAGAAAGAGGATGGCTCACAATACATACCGGTTCCCCCACATAAGTATAGCGATATCAGGCGTAGGGAGGTTACGATGAGGTTCTCTAACGTAATTGATGGGGAATTTAATATGGATGGTATTGTCCTTCATGAGTTCCCTATAACTAATCTTCCCGATATAACTTATTTTGCTGTGGTTAGATCCGTTTTAAAAAATGGCGATATCCCATATGACAGGATAAGCAAGAGCGTTAATCTTCGTAATATACAGATGGGGTCTTTTTCTCATCCTGGTGTATGGAGTAATTGGCCAGAAGGTTTTTTAAATATGAAAGACCTGAGGTATTTCGGATGCAATAGCGTTTTTAATTTCGGGGATGATCCTGATTCTAATTGGAGAAGGTTCTCTGAATGGAAGAATCTTACCGAGTTTAATTTCAATTGGTGTAACATCCCTTCTTATGATCCGGCCTTTAATTCTATTCCGGCTGTGGGTATAAATATTATAAGCGATAGGAATAATATACCTGTATTTGATGAGGTGGATAAGGTGGGGGATGATAAGGCAGGCGTTGATTTTATGGGTAATGGTAGCTCATGGAAACAAGATCTGGTAGGAGGGAAGTTGAACAAGATTCAGCAGACATATTGTTCTTCAAGTACGGTGCCGGTAGACGATCTTCCGGATTACTTGTATGAGATAAGGGAATTTAGGGTATGGAATTTGCGTGATGGTGGTAGATTTATAAATACGCAGGAGAGGGCTGATACGTTCGTTAACACGTTTTATGATAAGATAATGTCGTGGAGTTATATAACGATGTCACAGACGGCTTCTGACGGAAACAGGAATCAGTTTTATAAACTTACCTTAGATTTATATGCTGCCGTAGCTCCTACTAATAAGAGACCGTCTGGCGTTTATCAGGCTCCTGATGGGTTTGTCAAGGGGGTTAGTAATGGTAATCCTACGACGCCTATGGAGAAGGTGTATGTGCTTACCAACAACTACGGGCAGACGTGGATCTTGGCACCTGCCCCGGCTTCCAAGGCTGCCCTTACGAGGGCACGGCGGGCGGGGAAGACCAGGATCACCCCGTTCGTTCTTGGCGTAAAGGATGGCCATGTATCCGTGTTTAGCGGAGACGTGTTAGATGAAAGCATGTCCAAGTACAGTTTTGCCGATAAATACGAGGCTATAGATATATGTAGTAATCTAGGGCTTGATAGTTCACCTGTTGTCGAGTATTTTAGAAGAATAGAGGAGGGAGAGATATGAAGTTGATATGTAAGGATACGAATAAAGGGTCTATAACCTTTTTTACTAAAGGCAAATATGCTTTTAGGGGCGTTGACAGGAATGATACTACTGATGACGTGCCTGATCCTATATTGGATGTTAATAATTACAATGAGAGTATACAGTTTTATTCCAAGACCCCCGGCATGTGCGAGGTCGATTGGGGTGACGGGAATAAAGATCAATTTCCTTTCGTGAAGGACAGGAGCGAATCCATATACGGGCGATATAGGTTGATGTTCAGGAGAAGGGATATAAGTTATCGTAAGAATCCGGATAGCCATCCATGGTGGTTTTATAAGGAAGATGGGAGTGAGTATATTCCCGCCCCCAATCATGCTTACGCTGATGGACTAGATAAAGATCGGGTCATTACCATGACTTTTACGAATGATATTACATACGTTCGAACAGCGAGGATAATGATGGTAGGATTCCCGATATTAGACGCCCCAAGTATTATCAACTTAACCTTATCCATTACCGGCGATGGGAATATAACCGATATCCCTAAAGACAGGATACGTAGATCGGTAAATATAGAGTATATAACACTTAACGAATTGGGTGCAGGGACATTGACATCCATACCGGACGATTGGGATAGGTTGACTAAGTTAAAAGGCATTAATTTAAGTCGAACGGCTGATTTTAATGATACGGAGTCTTCTAATATAAGGAAATTCCCCTCTATGTGGCCTAATCTTGTAACATTATCTTTGGCAGGTTGCAGGGTTAGGGTATATCCAAGGGAATGGCTGTCTTTTAGCAAGCTAAGAGAATTATATATATCCCCGGGAGTGGCTATGCCATCGTTTGACCCTAATACATGCCCGGCTATGGATGAGGTGGATAAGATAAATCCTAGCTTAAGGATTTTCGATCATATAAATAGATGGTATGGGTCTGTCGTGAGCTGGCATCCGTATATGAGCGGTAAGGGATTGGGAAACATTGAGCGTATCGACGCTTCATACGGTTATAGTAATATAGATGTAAGTAATCTCCCGGATTATATATATGAGATGAGGTCTATGAATAGCTTTTATATGCATCGCAGCTTGTCAACCCAAAGTCGATGTGATACGTTTATATCGACATTATATGAGAAGGTGATGGGGTTTGATTATCTCACTATGTCTTCCTCTGCTTCCGATGGCAAAAGAAATCAGTTTTATGGATTGTATCTAAGTATATATATGGATGCCAATCCTGATGATAAAAGACCTAGTGGCGTATTACAGGCTCCCTCTGGTTTTATAAAGGGTCAGTCTAATGGCTCTCCGTCGACTCCTATGGAGATGGTTTATGTGCTTATGAATAATTATGGATGGAGGTTTAGTATGGCACCAGAGGCTTCGGTGTTAAGGTCAATACGATCTTCTGATATTGACACGAGGTTGTATAAGCCATATAAGCTTATCGTATTTGACGATGGGCGTACCTTTGTAGGCAATGGAGATGTTTTAGCTCATGATACGGATAAGGTATTATCGTTTGGGGGTCAACCAGAAGGGGAGTTTTTATGTGATTCTATGGGATTGGACAGGAATGTTATTGTAGAATATTTTAACAAGATAGGTAATGGCTAAGACATTATATAAATATGAGGCTTCATCAAATAAGTTCGTGTGGTTCACGACATGGGATAGGGCACTTAGAAATTATTATACCGATGATTATAATTATGTACCTGATCCTGTCGTTGGTAATCCTTATAATACGTTTGTCGAGTTTAGATCCAGAAAGCCCGGTATGGCTAATGTGGATTGGGGGGATGGAATAAAGGAGCAGTTTCCTATGACCAAGGTTCAAGGGCGGGATAATTATTGTATTATATTCCGTTCTTTGGCAATACAACACAGGAAAAATCCCAATACTACGTGGTGGTTCAGGAAGGAGGATGGATCGCAATACGTACCTATAGATAATCATGCTTACGCTGATGGGAGGAGGGACGTGCAACGGGCTGTGTCGATAGATTTTACTTGTGATATTTATTATGCCAATATCCAAGTTTGTAAGATGACGGCTTTCCCGATTGTGGATATACCAGGACTTGAGTTTTTGGTCGTATCCCATACGCTGTATGTTAATGACGGTATACCTGTAGACAAGTTGTCAAGATCCAAAAAGTTAATTTATATCGATCTTCAAAATATAGGGCAAAGAATGACCGTAATTCCTGAGGCTATAACCAGCAAGACAGAGGTATATTATTTAAATATGTTTAATATGCTTGATCTTAGGGATATAGAATCTAGCGGAATAAGGAATATAAAGAATATGAAAAATCTTCAAACCCTTGAATTGTCTTCATGTTATTTGGATAGGTATATAAAGGAGTTTAATGATCTTCCTAAATTAACTTGGTTGAAAATACATCCTGGCCCTTCTGATATGTGGAATTATTTTGATATAAATACCCTTCCTTTTTTCGAGGTAGATAAGATAAATCCTAATATTACTGATTTTTATTTTTTAGATGACTGGGTAAGTGGAGAAAGGAGGACGGGTTGGAATGATGATAATATGTCTGGAAGGGGATTGGAACATCTTACTAGTTTCATTGCAGCTCATAGCAATAGTCTTAGAATGGATAAGCTTCCGGATTATATTTATGAGATGAGGGCTATTACATGGTTTAACGTGAATTGTTCTACTCATAGCCAGCAACGATCAGATGATTTCGTGGATTCTTTTTATAAACTGGTTACGGAATGGGATCAGATAACCATGACATCGGTAGCTAATGACGGAAAGAGGAATCAGTTCTATGGTCTTTCGGTAAGCATGTATACTGCTGCTTTTCCAACCGAAAACCAGCGTCCTTCCGGCACGGAGCAGGCTCCAGAGGGATTCGTGAAAGGCTCATCCAACGGGTTTCCCGCTACACCTATGGAGAAGATATATGTGCTAAAAAATAACTACGCCCAGAGATGGACGATTAAACCAGAATAATATTATGAATATCAATATTTTAAAATTAAATTGGGGGGGGTAAAATCCTGTTTGCCTTATGATGAGAAGAAGGATGTTACCCAAAAAGAAGATAATAGAGGTATTCGAGGAACTATCTCCTCAGGATAATGGATATTGGGAGGTTCCTGATGGGGTCTATGAGGTTGAGTTCGCGTTGGTCGCCGGAGGTCTTAATGGAGAATATTCCGATGTATATAATGCCGGGAGTGGCGGTAACGGAGGTGGTGTACTGACTGGGACTATATCCGTAAATCCAGGTGTTACATATAGGGTGGTTGTAGGAGATATAGGTGGTGATAGTATATTCGGTATATATCAGGCTATTGCCGGTAAAGGTGGAAGAGGCGGATATGGAGTTGAAGGGGATGGTCATGATCCTTCCCCGGGGAATCCAGGGCAAGATGGATCATATGTTTTTAACAACAAATATCCTGACCGATACCCTTATCCTATGGGCGCTGGTGGTGGATCGGGAGCTTATACAAGAGGATGGGATACAGGCTTTTTATCCGGAGGTAAAGGTGGTAATCACGGAGGAGGTGATGGGGCTGGAGTTGAGGATACTGAGGGTGTTATTATTAATGGCAAAAATGGAGGTAATGCCACTTATTATGGAGGTGGTGGAGGAGGAGCCTCTAAAGCTTCTAATAGTGGGGCTACGAGCGGTCGAGGAGGATCAGGTTATCGTGGTATTGTTATTTTACATTATTTTAAAAATGGATGATATGGATAGGAATGATATTATAAAAGAATTAGGTTCGTATTTTGATATAGTGGAATTGGTGTGTCCTCATACATACAATAAGTGGAAGGACAGATCGTGGCAGTTTCTTGATACAGCGTTTCTCCATAATCTTCTTATATTACGGAGGGATATAATTAAACAGCCTATGTATTGTAATAATTGGGACAAGCAGGGGCAGTTTTCCCAACGTGGTCTTAGATGCAACATCTGCCAGATAGTCAAGGATAAGAAAGATGTTTATCTATCCGCTCATGTGTTGGGTAAGGCTGGGGATTTCGATGTCAAGTCAATGACGGCGGAACAGGCCAGAGGCTTGATTTTGGATCATCAAGATATGTTACCATATCCTTTCCGGCTTGAAGGGAAGGTGGGTTGGTTGCATTTTGACAGCCTTGATACGAGGAACGGTATACACGCCGTGGTGTTTTAGGTACTTAACGGTATAGTGGTTAACTTTGCGTATAGGGTATAAAATGAAAGACAAAGACATGATAGAGCGAGTGGGGGCTTTATGGAATATAGCGCTTGCGTATGGTGCTTCTTGTTGGGCTTACTTCCAGCCAGTGCATCATTTATTGACTGTATTACTTATAGTATTAATAGCGAATTTTTTGGCTAGGTTAGCGCAAAGCGTAAGGGGCTGGAAGCTCCGTAGAAGCCGTAGGAGGAGGTTTAGTTTCAAGAGATGGCTTAGGGAGGTCAGGTTCACTGATATTCTTAAGGAGTTCGCTTTGTCTTGTTTTATAGTAATGACATTATGTGTTATATATAAGACGTTATACCCGATCGAGGAGGAGGCTAGCATGATACTTACCGTTACCAAATATGGGGTGTATATAGCCCTTGTTGGATATGTGATGCTTTTCCTGAATACGATAGGGGATGCTTTCGCTGACGCTTATTTGGTGAAGGTGTTCAAGGCCGTATTCAAGAGGATAAACGTATTCAAGATGTTTGGCTTCTCCAAGAACATACCTGATGAGACGTTTGACGATATAAGGAGGATTGCCGATGATGAGGTTAAGGATAAGTCTTAGGGCGATTTTTTGTTTAGGTCTGTCGCTATTCCTGTCCTCTTGTGGAAGCAGGAGGCAGGTTAGCGAGGCGTCTATTGATAGCCGGCTGATAAGCAGGATAGAGACGATGATAAACGAAGTTATAGACCGCAAGATGGTGGAGATAAAGACCTCTGATCTTAATGCCGATATCGTTATAACTGAGAGGAAATTCGATACGGATAAGGATATTGATCCCGCCACGGGAGAGCGACCGGTATCGTCCGTGACTGACGCCCATATCGTCATCGGCCGGCGGGACAGCACGGTGACGGCTGATTCTCTTGGCATTGATAAGACGATCACCGGTATTGAGGATATTGATAAGAAGACAGACATCGAACATAAGGATGTAGATGATAAGGAGGAATCAAGGTGGCCGATGGCTATTATCTTTATGTCGATCTTAGGTATATTGGTTGTATTATTCGTGTTGTTGAAAAGATTCGGATTGATAAAATAATAGGTGTACAAGAAACCCCATACACCTATTGGTTATCACCCCAGAAAAGAATTGCAAATATGAGGTCAGTCCCGGATTCGAACCGAGGTATATGGTTTTGCAGACCACCGACTAAACCACTCATCCAACCGACCATGGCGCGAATATATCCATTTTTTCTTGATAATATATGGTGATTATATATAACTTTACATCACAAATGTAAGGAATTATTTTTATATATAAATAATAATCTATATATTTGTGTCATGAGATTGGTCGAACAACATATAATCAAGCAAAGCTCAATATATTACAATGAGCTTCAAGATTTGTTGCATAAGTGCAAGAGCTTATACAATAAAGGATTGTATGTTGTTAGGCAGCATTACTTTCAATATAAGAATGATAATACTGTTAAGTATAAATACCTCAACTATTACTCCCTTGAAAAGAAATTAAGAACAGAAGATGACGTTGACTATCGTGCTTTACCAACACCAGTAGCCCAACAGGTACTTATGATGGTTGATCGGAATTTCAAGTCCTTCTTCAATCTTCTTAACAAGAAAAACAGATGTGAATATTCTGAGAAAGTAAGAATACCTAAGTATCTTGACAAAGACGGGATGTTTATGGCTGTTTTCTCGACAACAGCCTTTTCTCAGAAATGGATAAAGCAAGGTATTATTAAGTTACCAAAGCAATTCTCTTTTACTACAAGAACCAACAAGCAAAATATCCAACAGCTTAGGTTTGTTCCTAAGAATGGATATATTGCTCTTGAGATCGTATATAATAAGAAAGAGAAAAACCTTATATATGATAATGGGAATTACCTTGGTATTGATCTTGGACTTAATAATCTTGCGTCTTGCGTATCAAATACCGGTTCTTGCTTTATCATCAATGGTAGACCTTTGAAGTCCATCAACCAGTATTATAATAAAAGATTAGCATATTTAAAATCAATATTAAAAGGCAATAAACAAATATCAAAGCGAATAAGGTCGTTAACCAACAAAAGGAATAACAAGATCAAGGATTATCTTCATAAAGCTAGTAGGGTATTGATTAATCACGTAGTCTCCAATGGCATTAATACGATTATGATCGGTCATAACAGATGCTGGAAACAAGAGATCAATATCGGAAAACGAAATAACCAGAACTTTGTATCTATTCCTTTTAATATGTTTATCTCAATGATATCATATAAAGCTACACTTGAGGGTATTAATGTTAAGATCGTTGAGGAATCCTATACCTCGAAATGTAGTTTCTTGGATAACGAGAAGATTTGCAAGCATGAGGAATATGCCGGAAGACGTATCAAACGAGGATTATTCAAAACATCTTCCGGTAGTATTATTAACGCCGATATCAACGCTGCATTTAACATCATCAGAAAATTGGCAAAAGAAGCCTTCGATGTAAGTACCTTACCAGAAGGTAGAGGGTTTTGGTGGAACCCAGTACGGATTTCCGTATAGATATATACCATTTTACGATTTTAGTGTAAAATGGCATATAATCACCTAATATATTCATGTGGTACTATTTTTTGAATCTATTTTTTAAGATTCGTCTTTATAGTTATCTTTGTGAAAAAGAAATACGAATGAATCAGATCAATATCATACCGAAGATAATTCATGATAAGTTCGCCGCTAGGATTATCATGGATGATTACGATATAGAGAAACCTATCGTTATTACTGTCGTGGCTAGACGTAACGATGGTGAGTATAATACCCAGATATTGACATACCCTACATCTGGTGTTGATTATGAGGGTAATGTAAGGATAGTGTTTTTTGATGTCGCTAGGTCTCATGTTTGCCAGATAACATCGGTATTTATCAACGGTCATGAGGTCAAGACATATTATATCGATATTCCGGATCTTGATATGCAAGCCCGTTATGACGATAGCTTGTGCCGGTACGACAAGAAGGTTAACATGAACGATATCCGCTTGTCGTTTCAGGTGCTAGAGACACGTGATCCCAAGGTGTTGCAGGTATTGGATGAGTCTGAGTGGGGGCTGCTGGAGGATAGGAAGGCGATTATCGAGATCACTACGCCGGGCATGTCCGACCCCGTTACGTTGTTTCTTGGCAAGAATCAGGTCAATACCTTTACCAGCCTAACACTAGGTCTCAATTGTTTTAATTATGATGATTGCAATGTTAAGTATCTTGATCTTCCAGACGGTATATATGACATTAAGATCATAGGTAGCCCTTCCACTTACAATTTCAGTCGCAAGTATCTTAAGACGGATCTTATACGCAGGCGTCTTGACCGGCTATGGATTAAGACTGATGTCTTATGCGAGGACAAGGATAAGGATCTTATAAATAAGATACAGGAGATGGAGACGCTTATGACTGTAGCGGAAGCTAATGTTAGGCTGGATAATATAGAGGCGGCTCATGAGATCATTGATCGTGTTGGAGAGCTTCTTGAGATGGCTACTAATTGCGTGGATTGTTGAATTTTAAAGATATAATTATGGGTTGTAATACTTGTAAGGAAAAGGCGTTAAAGGCCGAGAGGGAAAGGATTGAGAGAAGCATGATGAATCATTCTTCTTCTACCGCTGTTAGCGATATGGAGTACGCTTCTAGAAGTACCGCTGGTTGTATGGTTATGCAAGATCCGTTGCAGACCATGGAGCGTGACGTGGTTAGTATATATAAGCAAGTTCGTACTAAGGGTGATGGCGTTGGTGTATCTTATCTTAATATGCAGAAAAAGATCCGTGAATGGATCAAGAACCTGCCGTATGGATGCCCGCCTGACGAGGAGGTACAGGAAATGAGAAAGGAGATTCTCGATGGGCGCGCAGAGCATATCAAACCTTGATAGAATAGATCTATGTAAGGTCGTAGACGAATGGCTGTCTTGTCAATGGGGTAGATATATGAGATACCATAGGTATAGGATCGGGGACAAGCCCGATATATCCTATTGGGGCAAGATAATTCGTCTGCAAAGATCATTATGCGATAATGATTGCGGGTTATGCCCGGATGAGTTAAGATCGTTAAAGGAACGTGTTAATAAGTTACTGGCATGAGAAAATACAGTTGTTCACATATAACTCCGTCCACTTGCGTACCTTACGAGGGTGATCTTCCAGAGTGGTCAAAGCATAAGGACTCTGATGAGTGCGTTATGATCTCTGACGTGATAGAGGAGATATACGATGAGCTTACCCGTATTAGGGAGGCTATAGACGTCCGGGATCTTGGTGAGTCTTGTGTGAAGGTAAATGGAGATAAGACTGTCGCTAAGGTGCTTTATGCTTTGGAGGATAAGATTTGTAATAGGTAACGAACCAATGGAGAAAAGTCGACATTGGTGATAATCAGATGTATAGATATTGATTTATGATGTATTACTAGATGTTAAGCTACTGTAAATCAAGTATACAATTTGTAAGGAGTCTTCTAAATAAGTAGGTTAGATAGATACTCTTGTAAGTTGTAAAATATCTTTATGTGTTAGATATAAAAAATAGCCAATTGATTTGTCATAGACGATTCGATTGGCTATTTTTGTATGTCCATCATATCTCACGATGTAATGGACATAGGTTAATTTATTATGAGTGCAAATATAATTATTTCCAATGATTCTATGAATAATAGTAGTAGGATTTTGGCGTTTAAATCCAACGAAAACGGATTATCTACAATATTTAGCTACAATGGTAATGATATAACTTTCAAAACAGAGAACGGTATCACTTATGTGAATGCTACCGAAATGGCGAAGCCGTTTAAAAAGAGACCAAATGATTATTTATCGTTATCTTCTGTAAATGAGTTAATTAATGCCATTACCAGAAAATATGGTAATGCTGATTTTCAGCCTGTTACGATTATCAGGGGTACGGTTAGTCCTGGCACATGGATGTGTGAGGATCTGGCTTTGGATTTCGCTCAGTGGCTTAGTGTTGATTTTAGGTTATGGTGTTTGGATAGAATTAAAGAGCTTCTCACTACAGGCAAATGCGTGATTCCTGATTTTAATGATCCTCCCGCCGCTGCTGAGGCTTGGGCTAAGGAATATCGTGGCAGGGTAGCCGCCGAGAAGCTGGCGTTAGAGGAGAGGGCCAAAGCCGAGGAGATGGCTAAGGTCCTTGAGTCGAAGAAAGAGGATATAAAATTTTCAGAGTCGTTTATCATGTCTGGAGAATCAGATTTGCTGGTAAGGGATTTAGCCAAGAAGCTTGAGCAGAATGATATAATTATAAGCGATAAATGTCTTCGTGATTTTCTTGTTAAGATAAAGATAATAGTTAAAAGGATCAAGGTTAATGGAGATTGGGAGATTACGGCTAACGCCGTAAAGAAAGGATTTGCTCATTATCGGGATAAGAATATATGTACGGAATCCGGAAAGGTTGTATATGCAAGGACTATCTATATAACAGGAAAGGGTTACCGGTATATATTGTCATCTATAAACGGTAGTAAGAAAAGCGATTTTATATTATGTGGAGGCATGTTCAGGGATTATGGCGTTTTTGCCGGATCGGAGTCGTTTAATCACTGGGATAATTAATTCCATTTTTGCCCAAAAATTGATAATCAGGCAACTGCGTATTTGCATTTACGGTTATGTGTCTCATATCGGTAAAATATTTATCTTTGTGACAAAGTGAATCACAATGGTATACGGTAATAAAGAAATAGTTCGGACGTTCACCAGAAATAACCCGCCTGCCGGGTACGTGGGCGGCTCTGTTGACTACCGGGTCCCGGCCAACGTCTATTTTGGCGATACGCAGGAGGAGGCTGACAACAAGGCTGAGGATGATATCAAAGCCAACGGTCAGGACTACGCCAATACATATGCCGACATAATACCGGCTGTATGGTATAATGATCAGGTATGCGATGAGTTTATCAAGAACAATTGCGTAAGCGGTAGGGGGTCCAAGGAGCAGGTATGCATAGAGGAAGGCAGGTTTGTCTCTTACGTATCTAAGAAAGATGCCAATGATAAGGCCAGGGTGGAGCTTGGACGGATCGGGCAGGGAGAGGCCAACTCCGTCGGGGCTTGCTGCGAGGACTGGGCCTCACAGCCTTTTCGTGGCTTGTTTTACAAGAACGATTGTGAGGCTGGCACATCAGGCAAGGGAGGTATTGTATATGAATTACCAGCCGGAGCCGTCATATCCGATATATCCCAGATAGACGCCGATACGTTAGCTTATAGGAAGTTTATGAAAGAAGGTCAGGAGAAGGCTAACGCAGAGGGTAGTTGTTCACCTGTATTCTATAATACGAAGATCGGTGATTGGTTTGAAAAGGTATGTCCGTTCGGATATAAGTCCGGTAAAGTATATTACTCTATCAAAGCCAACAGGTTTAGGTCATGGATATCGGTTGAGGATGCCAACGCCAAGGCTCGTGAGGTCTTGATGGTAGAGGGACAGGAATACGCTGATCTTAATCTTGAGTGTGAGAAATGGATTGAGAATATCGATCAAGAAGATCAGTGTTATTGGTGATAATACCTTTTTTTGTTTTCCCATAATTTATAGATTAGTGCTTGGAGGGGATCGTGTATCTCCTCCATTTTTTTGTATATATATCAATGGTATTAAGTTTATATACTGTGATTCACTTGTTTGTATGTTGAATATATTTTATATTTGCATACCTATCTATTCATCTCGAACCGATAGGTATTATGTTTAATTTAAAATATTGTTCAAAGTTATGAAAAGTAGGGTTGAAATCAAGTCTTCCGACAGGAAATTGATGGGCGTTGTCATACCGGCGCTTAGTGATAATGGTTTTGTTAATATCACTTTAGCCATGAAGGTTTTGTCTGATGATAGGCTTAAAAAGGGGCTGTCTCCCAAGAAGCTTAATGATATCATTAAGTATGATGGGTTTCAGGAAAAATGCAGGGAGATAATTAGTAGGCTGGAAAACAGGGATTTATGTAAGCGGATAAATATCAGCCTACAAAATAAGGCTCTAAATCTTAGCGATTTAAATAAAATGGGATTAGCATGTCGAAAAGGTAAGGGGGATGGTCAAATGTGGTATATGAATCCATATCTTTTTCTCGTGGTAGCCATGGAGATGAGTCCTGAGGTTTGCGCTGATGTTGTAATGTGGTTTGTTGATAATGTTGTAGGGACAAGAAATGCCGCTGGTGATGCTTATATAGAGATGTGCAGTAGTGTATCTTCACTTATAAGTGATAAAAGTAATTTAAAGGAGTTGTTATCAAGGATAGCCAAGGGTATAAATTTCGTCGTGTTTGGCGTGCATGAGGAAGGGATAAGGAATAGAGCTTCTTTTGAAGAATTGGATATGATAGTATCAATAGAAAGGAATATATCTTATGCTATTAAGGCTGGATATATAAAAGATTACAATGGTGTTATAAATGATTTGGGAAGGCAATGGAAAGAAAGATGGGGTAATCCTGTTCTTAAATTGAAGTCTTGATTTTATTTCGTTGTTATAATTCGCAGATATAGGGGATACGAATGTCGTATTCCCTATATTGTTTAATGGAGTGTGTTATCTTGTTATTAAATCAAATCTGTATCTTTGTTGAAAACAATAACATTATTAATATGTGTAGTACAAATGGTTGTTGCCATGATCATTCAAGGGAACGTCCCGAAGAGTGTTGTCATGGCGTTAAGATAGACAGGTTTCTTAACAAATGCCCTAACGATCCTTGTGATCCTTGCGATCGGGATTGTCAGGACGAACCTTGTGTTGGTTATGGATGTCCTATAACCTTGTATGATAAATGTGTCTTATACTCAGGCGATGAGTTGGTGGCGGATGGTATAGAGAAAGGTAATGACATTTCTGTCGTTATAGACTCATTGAGGCGTATTATAGCGTCTAGGGATAAGCAGATAGATTTATACCATCGTGAGGTTCTGGATTTGAAGAAGATTATAAACGAGCTTGTCAACGCCGGTGGTAGCGGCGGGGATAGCGGAACTGAAGAGGAGGTTTGGTGATGAACGGTTGCAACAAAAAACAATATAGGCCTACTATAGACGACACGAAAGTACCGTGCTCTACGTACATGAGTACCGATTGTATTTACCCCGGTGATAAGGTACGTGTGGAATCATTGGGATTATCCCCTAATTGCGATATGTCCGATACCCTTAACGCTATGATAAAGGCTATACGGGATAGGGATGCTGAGATACTTGAATTAAGAAGAATGATCAACAAATTGATTTGATATGAGAAATAATTGTAATCCATGTAAGCCGGAATATAGACCTGGGGACGAGTGTAGTATCTACAGTTCCCAGATCATATATGACGGTCAGTCGTTCCCTGAGGCAGATATCAGGAACGGTGATAGCATGAATAGCGTAATCGAGTCTCTGGTAAGGAAGCTGGTTGCCGTATCTGGTGCCACGGCATCCATCCAACGTGACTCGTTCAAGGGTGTTCAGGCTGTCAGGTTAAGATACGAGCCGTTGAATGTGCTCAGCGTTACCTATTGTGGTACTATCGTCCCTAATGACGGATATGTCGTTTCTGGTAGGTCCGTTAAGTTTAAGAAGAAATATTGCATGGGTGATGAGTTCACTGATGTTAATATCGTATATACTACATTGAATAGTAATATTTTAAATACTTCTTGTTATGGCTAAGAGAGTGTACGATACGGTCTTGGCTTCCGATTGTGACGGCTGGGTATGTGGTGAGATCCTCAAGAAGGGATCTCTCCCCGTAGACAGGTTAGAGCTTGATTCTTTTTCAGAGGCTGTCAGGGAGCTTATAGAACGGTTTTTTGAGGAGGGATGGTTGCCGGATATGATCTGTGATCTTGGTTGTGGAGGCGCCAGCGTATTTGAGATTAAGCCTACTAACTTCGAGTATCCTCCTGAGGGTGGAGAGAAGATCCTTGAGATTATTGTCGGCAAGAGTGATAAATGGACTATAACGCAAGCGGATTGATATGGCTAGTAATTTAAAAGATATTCTTGCCAAGATCGAGCAAGGCTCCTCATGGGTGTCCTACGACAAGATTTCCGGTACCGGCCCCGACAAGGTGGCTATTAAGGTAGAGCCGGGATGGATGGGTAGGTTGCCTAGGGAGACTTACGTAGCGGTCGAGAAAGGCAAGGTTACGAAGCTCGCTACCATAACCCAGAAGGGCATGGAGCGGGTAAGCGTGGATCCGACCAATATCATGTTCGATATGGAGGGCGGGACGGCGGTCATCAACGCCAAGCTTAACTCCGCCTCGGTCAAGGCCTCCTGCCTTACCCTTGGTGGCTCGGTGAGCAAGTCTTATATAGTCTCCATGAACGTGAACGGCTTATCCATGAAGGTCCCGGAAGAGGATAGCAGATATATAGTGTATGCCGATCCTGAGGATCCCGGAGCCACTGATTTGTATGAGGCTAGCTTTGTCATAGCTATGCCTAAGAATATGGATAACGAACAGCATCATGAGATGTTTGTCTTGAACGGTAAGGTTGTTAATATCAATCAACAGCCTAATGATATACCTTATATCATACTTGATCATGACTTCGATAACGTGACTAGCGAGAACGGTCAGGTTGTCATCGATATCAAGTCCAATACCGAGTATGATATCGAGCTGGTATGTTGCACTTGCGGTGATGGTAGTGAGCCGGAACCGGAACCACCCTTCAACGTGGATCCGCAAAGGTTGACGCTTAATAAGGATGGTGATACCCAAATCGTGAGGGTAGAGGCCGGAGATGATGTTTCATGGAGAATAACTGAAGGATAATATGGCAAGGGAAATAGATAAGAATTGTGTCGAGGGTAATTGCTTTGCCATTAACGACAAGAGCCATGGGGTAGGCGATAATAAGCTTAATATCGTATACAAGGCTAATTATACCGGTCAGATCTGTACGGCTAAGTTCCGTATAACGTCAAAGGACGGTAATATTGTCAAGGAGTATATGATAGCTCAGGACGCCAAGCCCGTTTATTATAATATCAAGATGGTTCAGCCGTTCACCAAGGACGACTGTCTGGCCAACCAGCATGGATCGGTGGTGTTGTATACGGTCGAGGAAAGGACTTACAAGTCGTTTATCTCGCAGGAGGACGCAGACGCCAAGGCTATGGAGGATATAGCCCTGAACGGTCAGAAATACGCCAACGAGCATGGTGAGTGTATAACCGATATCTGGTATAACGAGGAGCAGAGAAAGACGTTTATACGTAATAATTGCGATAAGTTCAGTGACGGTCAGGAATATGTTTATATCATTCCTGAGGGCAAGTACGTATCTTCCATCTCTCAGGAGGACGCCGATAGGAAGGCTCTTGAGGATATTGAGAAGAACGGTCAACAACAAGCCAATTTGGAGGGTGAGTGTAAGCCTAAGGAGAATATCTATTATGGTAAGTTTAGTAAGACCTTTACCCGTAACAACTGCGACTCCACGCAATATGGTACTGATGTGGTTGTCGATGAGACGATGGTTACAGGGGACTTCAGATCCATCGTGTCTCAGGAAGACGCTAATAGCCTAGCAAGGGCTGCTGTCGAGGCTCAAGGTCAGGATATAGCGAATATCAAGGGTAACTGTGAGAAGATACCGGTATTTACCGGATCGTACTCCAAGGTATTCCAGAGAACCAACTGCCCTGAGGGTTCTACTCCTGTTGACTTCACTGTGGACGAGAAGATGTGTTCTGGATATCCGTTCACTTCTACGGTATCGCAGGATGCCGCCAACAAGCTGGCGCAGGACGCTGTCGAGGCGCAAGGTCAGGCTATCACCAACGAGCGTGGCGACTGTCAGACTAACGTCTACTATAACGTAAGGATGGAGAAGACAGTCACTAGAAACAATTGCGATGAGTTCCATATCGGTCAACCTTATACTTATGTTGTAGCCGCTGGTAAGTACTTCTCTATTATTTCCCAGAAGGACGCTGATGATAAGGCTAAGGCCGATCTTGAGGCTAACGCCCAGCAACAAGCCAACCTAGAAGGTGAGTGTAAGGAGAAGACGATCTACTACGGTAGGTATAATAAGGAGTTCACTCGTAACAACTGTGATGAGACTCAATACGGTACTAAGGTTGTCGTGGATGAGACTATGGTAACAGGAGATTTCAGGTCTACCGTATCTCAGGAAGACGCCAACAATAAGGCTAAGGCCGCCGTCGAGGCTCAAGGTCAGGATGTGGCTAACGTGAAAGGTAAGTGCGAGAAGGTGCCTGTATATACCGGTACTTATACACGTACGTTTACCCGTAACAATTGTGGTGCTGGCACTGGTGGTACTTATACGGTAAATGATAGGATGGTTGACGGTTATCCGTTCACATCTACCGTATCTCAGGAGGATGCCAACAACAAGGCCAAGGCCGCCGTTGACGCCCAAGGACAGGCTCTTGCCAATATCCACGCCCTTTGTACGTACACTGGCCGTGCTTCCTTGGAATTCACGAGAAACAACTGTGGTGAGTGTAAGATCGGATCTAAGGTGACGATCACCCAAGATATGGTAGAAGGACACCCATTCCAGTCTAACGACTCCCAGACCGCCGCTGACGCTATGGCTATGACCGCCGTACAGACTCAAGGACAGGCTTTGGCTAATACCAAGGGTACTTGTTCTGACGCTACTATGTATACCGGTAAGGCTAGCTTCGAGTTCACGAAGAGCAATTGTGGCGCTAATCAGGTAGGAGATCCGTTCACCGTGACACAAGATATGGTGGAAGGTCATCCGTTCCAGTCTTGCGTATCACAAGATGAGGCTAACTTAGTCGCTATGGCCGCTGTCATGAATCAAGGTCAGAAGATCGCCGATGAGCGTGGTACTTGCCATGAGGCTCCTAAGTACACCGGTCATTATAGCGAGGCGTTTGAGAAGAATAATTGTCCGTCTGGTCTTATCCCGTCTTCAGTTACCGTTACTGAGGCTGACGTGACCGGAGGTCCGTTCTACTCATACGAGAGCCAGTTCGCCGCCGATGAGCTTGCCAAGGCCGCTGTCAAGGCGCAAGGTCAGGCTATAGCCAACGATCGTGGTACTTGCGACGAACTGAAGATATATGTAGGTAATTATAGCAAGGAGTTCACTCCTAAGTGTCCTACTTGTCAGTATGCAGATCCTATCACCGTAACCCCGGATCTTATGGGTCAGTTCTTTACCTCAACCCGTTCTCAGGAAGAGGCAGACGCTTTGGCTAAGGCCTATATCGACAGAATGGGTCAGGCGTTCGTCAACAAGAACTATGATGATACGTGCCATACGAAGACCGAGCAACCGGTATGGGAGACTATAGAGACCGTATGTAAGGACTGTATCTCTCAATTACATCAACGTAATACCAATACCTGTTATACTGATCCTGATAATCAAGAGCGGTATATAGCTGGTGGTAATAATACATGTTTCTGGTTTGGTACGGCATCCAAGGCCTTTACCCGTCAATGTGCGGATGGTGGAGTTGGAAGCTCTGTTACCGTAACTCAGAATGATGTTACGGATCCAAGTCCTAGCTCTGATGGTAAGTTTAAGTCATGTGTATCCCAAGCTGACGCTAACGCCAAGGCATTGGCCGCCGTGAACTCTCAGGGTCAGGCCGTGGCTAACTCGAAGGGTACTTGTACTTGGACAGGAAGCTATACCGGACAGGTTAGGAAGAACAATTGCGCTGACGGCGGCGTGGGCGACATGGTATCCGTAAGTAGCAGCAAGCTTCCGGGACACCCGTACACCTCCACCGTTTCCTTGGCTGACGCCAACAAGAAGGCTGAGAACGCGGTTCGTGGATCTGATGGTCAGGCTTACGCCAATAAGAATGGAGGATGTACATGGACTTACGTGGCAAGCCGTGACTTCTATAGGAACAATTGCGCCGGAAGCGGGGTTGGTCAGAGAATAACAGTGACCTCTACGCAGGTTAACGGCGGTACGCCTATCACCAGCAAGGTTTCTTTGGCTGATGCCAGAAGCAAGGCCGAGCAGATCTTAGACCAGAAGGGACAGGATTACGCTAACCAACATGGAACTTGTGTATGGACCGGTACTGGAAGCGCTACATTTTATAAGGATAATTGTGGTACATGTAAACATGGTGTTGCTCTATCCGTTCCTTATAGCGCCTTAGGGTTGTCAGCGTTGACATCTACCGTATCTCAGGCGGATGCCGACAGCAAGGTTCAAAACGCTTTCAAGAATGATACGGCGACTAAGACCGCCGCTCAAGCTTACGCTAATAAGAATGGTGATTGCGCCGATGACGATGATACCCCATCTTATGATGATTGGAATTACTATTGTAGTGGATGCGATTATCGTAGGAGTAGGAATCAGACCAATCCTTGCTCTTCAGCCCCAAATCAAGATGAGTTGGTTGAGTCCGATTCGAGATCTTGTGGATGCGGGTGTGATAATACATATCATATGGATAATAGCAGGTGTAATAATGGTAATAGCGAGGAGCATTATTCTAGCGAGTGCGATCCTACAGGATATTGGCAGAATGGTGGTAAACATTGCTGTAATCCACATGACTACACTATCTATACCAATGAGGTATGTAAGGGATGTTCGGGCGAATGCGGTGATGTATGTGTTCCTGATAGCCCTATTAAGGTGGTTAGCGCTGGTGAATTTTGTGCTTCTTCATCGAATCTGGCTAGTGAACAAGCTTATAACAAGTATAAAGAGTACAAGGATGCATTACAAAATTTAGTTGATGCTAGGATATGTCCTTCTAAGGTTGGCAATGATGACCGATGGGGAAATGTCAAGGCTACGAACTGTCCTAGCAACTGTACTCCTAAGACTATCAGTTATAAGCAAATCGCTGGTAAATATGAGGCTTGTACCAAGGACGAGGCAAATAGGATAGCCGACAATAACCTCCAATCCGATGGTATCTCTTACGCTAATGGCTTGGCGCAGGCGGATAGATGTGATTGCGTGGAGCCAACGAAGAATTGGTCAGCCAACGCTTATGCCGATGGTGATCCTTGCAATGGCGCTCCTTCGGGCACTTCAGTGCTAAGAGTAGAGGTCGAGATTACGTATAGTAATGAATGTACTACGCAGAAGAGTTTGACGGTAACAGCCTCAAGCTCAGGGACTACTATCGGGAGTACGACAGTAACTATACCTACTGGATCAGGCACTAAAAAGGCCACGATATCTTTTGATCGTGGATATCCATGTAATTCTATCAATATAAGTGGAAGAGCTGGTGGTCAATGTTAAGAGTCTGATATATAATAAAAAGGAGAGGCTAACTAACCTCTCCTTTTTATTGTATATACATTATCAGCATTGTCCACCTGTGGTACAAGCCACATGCGCCGTTCCTGGTCTTATGGCCGCTTGAAAACACATTCTACCACTAGTAGATCCACTACCAGTACCTATCGTAACCGTAGTACTAGTGGTCATCTCCATACCCGTGGAGGTATTCGCTTCCGCTCCTCCTGTCACTGTTATGGTTTTGCCGGAACTACACGGATTACTGTATTCCACAGTAAAGTTAATACAACTTCCGCTTTCACTGTAGTCTACCACGTTGGCACTCCAATTTTGTGGACAATCACATCTATCCGCCTGCGCCAAGCCATTAGCGTAAGAGATACCGTCTGACTTGATGTGAATTTAGCTTATTCAATGCGTATTGTTTATCTATTAATTAAAATCATTAATATTGTATCGTTAATATTAATACATTAAGTTATGGCTTGCAATAAGAAAAAGAAAATGGCTAATGGAGGCAAGGTCTCCGAGAAAAAGAAACCTCAACTGAAATGTGGAGGCAAGGTTAAGAAAAAGAAGTAATAACCGGAGGGGTATATCCCCTCCTCAGTATTTAGCATATGAAAAATTCAGAATTTGTATCTAGAATCATAAATGATATGAACTCCATCAATAAGGACGCTCATGTCAGTAGGAGATGGATATTATCCATAGGAAGACAAAAGGCAAGATCATATATAGCCCAGAAGTATGCTGATGGAACCTTGTTCGGCGAGGAATCACTGTATACTCATATCAATTGCATGGAGATGGATAGGGTTCGGAAAATTGATTGTTGTTTTGATGAGTTTAAACTATGCAGGATACTTATGAGATCCAAGAAAAGATTGCCCGATATGATATATACCCGTATAGGTCCGGCTATCATCAAAGTATCAAACATCATGGATGATATTATATTTACCTCCATATCGTTAAGAAAATACGCTAACAACAAGGAACGTAAATACGGGAATATAGATCAATACTATTATTATGTCAATGATGGATATATCTATATACCAGATATTAACATAGAGGCTATAAATGTTGATCTTATAACTCTCGACAGAAAAGCGGCGTTAGAGCTAGGGGGATGTGGAGCTGAAAAAGATAAGCCATGTACATCTCAATGGGATTATGATTTCATATGCCCAGACAAACTTCTTGAATATGTGGTTTCCGAAACATTAAGGGAAACTGTAACCAAATTGCAGATCCCTACGGATGAGAACCCGGATATGGATATTAATAAGAAAACACAAAAAATTCAATAACATGAATCTAATAAGATCAATAATCAATTTCTTTGGTTTCAATGACGCCATAGTTGACGGTATAGGCGAAAGAGGGATGAGAGACAGCTCTATTATAAGATATAATGAGGTGCACGATATGTATGACAAGATTATAAAAGATCTGGGAGATATGTCGGCTTACGTATCCAAGGGTTATATCTATGATAAGATAAAGGAAAGAACGGGATTAAGTACCAGACATATTAGTAGGATATTAAATCATACTAAGAGAAAAGATCTTAGGTTTATATAAAAAGGAGAGGATAATCAACCTCTCCTTTTTGTTTTTAACAGCCTCCACCTTGACTTGGATTAGATACATACATGCTTGTAGCATTGCTAACACAATCACTTCCGCCTGATATCGTTCCCGATCCGGATGGTATGGTGACTGTTTTAGTGGTAGAGAAATATTCTACATCTCCAGATGGTTCAGATCTAGTATAATACACATCAAATGATGCTGTTTTAGATTTACCACATGGATTATCATAGCTTACGGATATACTTAAGCATTGTCCATTAAAACTTCCGCTAGCGTAAGCGCTCCATGTTTCGAGGCAATCGCATCTATCGGCCTGCGCCAAGCCATTAGCGTAAGAGATACCATCGGATTGGAGGTTATTGTCGGCTATCCTATTTGCCTCGTCCTTGGTGCAGGCGGTGTATTTTTGTGTATAAATTTCTTGTATTAGGATGAAATCGTTATATTTGTGATATGAAAACAAAGTCATTTAAAATACTTGATCAGTACTTTCTCCGTTTTTATAGATCTATTATGTCTAAGAACGGCAAGAGAAGGAAACATACGATTGTGGACAAGAATGATATTCTCGAATGTCAGTCCTTGATATGGAAGGTCATACGTGATAAGTATCTGGATAATGAGGGTGGGGTTTATATAAACAACATCGGTTATCTGTGCCATAAGATCAATCCTAATCGTAAGATATATCTAAATAAGCTTACCGGTACTATTAACAGACGTGGAACTGGTGGATATTCTTATGTCCATACATGTATTGATTTTATGCCTCGGAACAAGTATTTCCATCTCTATGTTTCTCCGGCGTTGAATAAGGAGTGTAGATTGGCTATGGAATCAGGTAGGAGGTATAAGTTCTTGTACCGGGAGGTTGAGTCGGAGAGTAAGGTATTTGGAGTTAAATGGGTTTATAAGCTGTAGAAGTTTTTGTGATCCAGTTAGCCCGTGAGGGTAGACTGGATTTTTTTTGTATCACGGATTCAAATACATATCTTTGTGCAAAAGACTTAAATATGACTATAAAAGGGCTATTGGCCGAGATCAAGGCCGATTTACATAAATACGATGATAGCGGGGCTATAGATACCTCGTCTGTTTATAGATGGGCTGAGATCGCCTTGAAAAGGTTCGGGGGTGTTATAGCGGTCATGTCCGAGGCAGTTGTCAAGACCAGCAACAAACAGGCGGTATTGCCTTCCGATTTTTTCGACATGCTTGACGCCTATAGGTGTGAGCCTCTTGTCTGTGAGATTCCGGGCGGCGACAAGGCTAAGGCTGACCTCCAACATGAGATCGGCTGGGTCGAGCGCACCGAGCGCGGTTTCCGTTGGAACTCCTGCACCGAGTGCTGTAAGGAGGAGTTTGAGAAGACGATCACGGAGAGGATATATATCGGGTCTCACGAGGTTCGATTTCATTACCATCATCCCGTAAGGCTGTCTATAGGTCGAGGACTGAGGCGTGATTGCGCCGCCGACAAGTATCGGGATAAGTACGATTGGGATAATTATGATATAACTATATCCGGCAATACTATGTATACAGGGTTTGATGGATTTATTTATATCATATATCGTGCTACACCCAAGGATGATGACGGTCTCCCATATATACCTGAAACGGCGTTAGGATACCTTGAGGATTATGTCGAGACGTATATCAAGATGAAGATCTTCGAGAATGCCGCCGTGAATGGCTTGATACAAGGCGCTGGTGACGCTTATAAATTATATGCTCAGCAGGAGCCGGGTAAGTTCGCTAGGGCTATGAAGGAGCTTAAGATGTCGATGATCACGTTAAATGATTATCGGGAGTTGGCTGAGGATAATAGGAGAAGGATGTTGTCTTATGAGCGGATGTGGCCTAATGCTTTTGATAAGTATATCAAATTTATTTAGTTGCGGGGGAGGGAATCGAACCCTCGATCTTTAGGTTATGAGCCTAATGAGATACCTCTTCTCCACCCCGCGATTATGACGCGAATATACGTTTTTTTAAAAAGAAAAAAAGATAATATGGCAAAGAAAAATGATTGGATACATTTAGATAAGACAAGTGGTACTGGTCCCGCTGAGGTTAAAGTTACCGCTGATATTAATGAGACTGGCGAGATACGTCAGGTAACGTACAAGGTTATAAAAGAGGGAACCAAGGAGGAGAAGACGTTCGTGTGCAGGCAGGAGTCCGTCCCGGTGGTGATCATCCCGGAGTTCGATTACCTTGTTCTTAGGTATATCTGGGCTGACGAGGACGGCATTGACTTTGACACGGCTACCGGTTTCGATAACACCGGCCTCCCGGACGTTGACGGCAAGCTGGTTGGTTGGAGTAAACAGTATCAGACCACGCAGGAACGGGTAGGTGATTATCTTATCCATGGCGGTGATAACATGGAATCAGGTAATGAGGCTGCCTTGATCCAGATGGGGCCGTTGTTGGATGGTGATAATTACGATAAATTACCTCTTGAGATCAGGTGTAGTATATACGGTAACTGGTATGGTGGTCGTGAGAAAGGTAATGTCACTATCAGGTTCACGGCATATAAGGGCGGTTCTATGGAGAAACGTGGATATGATTTTGTCAATATCGGAGGCGAGGAGGTTTATACCGGTGATGCCCCTACCAACGTATCCGCTCATGGTGAGGATAATTGGCAAAATATAAAGACCTTGTATTCTAAGGTAGGCACGATGATCTATAACAAGGAATCTCGTGACTGTATTGTAAGAATAGGTGAATAGATTTTTCTTCATAATATAAACACATCGGCTCTCTTGTTCGTGAGGATAGGAGAGTTTTTTTATTTTTTTTAATCCTTCACTTATGACATATTTGATCTTTTATTGCGTGGGAATAATCTAGCTTTGCCGAAAACTAGGATCATGATAACTTTAAATGATGTAAATAACGAACTCCATGTCCGGTTATATATACTGGAGGTGCTTAAGGATTATATAAGAGATGATGATTTCGATGGCCTTGTAGATAAGGCGTTGGATTTTGTCATGGAAGGCGTTTCTATGCCTAAGGCTCCGACCAAGGATACCACCATGAGTGACATATCAAAGAGCGTTTTGGCCTTGGTAGCGGGTGCTGGATTAGATGAGAGGTTAAGCAAAAGCTCTTTAGAGTTAGCTTACGATAGGTGTAAGATGAGGTACGTATTCGATCCTCGAAATCGGGATATACACGGTGTGATCGTAGGTTATTCCAATGACTTTAATAGTCTGGTAGCTGTGTGTGATGAGGGATCGAAGAAAGGAGTGGACAAAGGATCTACCGATTTTGTGGATGTCAATGAGAGATACGTGACTAACGGTTTCTTTTACATATCTGTAGAGGATGCCGATAAGCAATCGAACTACATGGGTAAAAATTTGTAATTGTTGTGTTTTTGTACTTTACACGAGCGTTTAAAAGTATTTAGTTCTCCTCCTGACTTGTGAAAGTCTGGAGGATTTTTTATTTTCGTACGATTTGAATGTTTTGCATAATACGTACTGTTTATTAGAATCCGCCACATAAGTGATTATCTGGTGGATTTATTATATTTGCGAAAAAGATAATGTCGTGCAAAATAACTCTAACATAGCGGTTCCCGACTCCGGGATGAACAGGGATAAGCATCCACAGGATCTATCCCCGTCTGAATATAGTTTCGCCTTGAACGCTACCATAGAGGGTGACGATGGAAGCCAGCTTAAGATCCAGAACGAGCCTAGTACCCTTTTATGTAAGCGATTTGATGGCTATAAGGTTATTGGGTATAAGAATGACATAGCTGGTGATAACACTTATTTCTTTCTATCTAATCCGGATGATAATACGTCTAAGATCACGTTCATGCGGTCATTGGATTATATCAAGACCGTGGAGGATCAATTGGCTGGATCGGGAAAGGACATCCATCGTATCCTTGGCGAGAGGCTTGAGGAGTCGGATGGTCGTTTTGATGAGATATGTGATTTGATGGAGGTCCTGATAGAGGACGGGGTTGATGACCCTTGTCTTAATTTCTCCATTCATCATCCGATCTTCGATATAGAGATCAAGGACGAGAAATGCGGGAAGGTGATATACTGGACCGATGGATATAATCCCCAGCGATATGTTATGGTCGATAAGGCCCTTAACCCGGATGATGATGGTGACTTTTGGTATCATTACCATGGGTATAAGATATGTGGGGATGACAAGCCAATAGAGAGATGTAGGCTGGCTTGCGAGAAGCTGCTGGTGTTCCCGTTGCTGACGGCCCCGTGCGTGGAGCCTGAGGTCGTGGAGTTCGGGGGGAGCCTGCGTGCCGGGACCTACCAGTTCTGCGTGGCGTTGTGCGATGAGTTCGGGATAGAGAAGACCGGATATTGCTCATTGACCAACCCAATCATGTTATTCGATCGCCAAGATGTGGTTATCCGTGATGGTTTATGGGGTAAGTCAACCAATATGGGTATCCGCCTTACTGTATCCAATATAGACAAGCAGGTATCTCATTATAAGATAGGTGTTATACAGAACACGGTTGGGTTTAATGGTGAGCAAAGCCCGGTTCTTGAGTATTTCATAGAAGGTATACATCCGATAACGGAAAGGACCATCTATTACCTTACGGATCAGTATAGCGAGCGTACGACCATGGAGAAGTTATCCAAGGAAATACCGGTATATAAGACAGCCAGAGGCATGACGTCTGTCGGAAATCGTCTTCTTCAATACGGATTGACCGTGGAGAATGAATGGAATCTTCAACCGGTCGTTAATTTCTTGGGTCATTTCGTTAAATGGCAGACATCGATAGCCACGGAGAATCTGTATAAAGACGGTGTGGCTTGCTCTAAATACGCCTCTTTCATGCGTGACGAGGTATATCCGTTGGGTATAAGGTTCTTTACCAATACAGGATACAGGACAGCTAGATTCCCGCTTATCCCTCGTCCGGCCACAAGGGAGGAGATGGAGGTTATCGTTGATGAGGACGGTAACTCTGACGACCTGTCGGCTGCGTCGGTGCTGGAGAACAACCCGCAGTGCGCGGGGAACAGCCGCCGTCATCTTTGGCAGTTTAAGAATACGGCAAAGATCATAAACGACCCATCTTGGGGATTTGATGATTTTGGAGGAGAATGCAAGAATCAGCTAGATGTCAAGCAACTCAGATATGTAGAGCAGGAATATGCCACGGTAGGAGAGACCCAATTCGTTATCAACACGATGGGGGAAGATGTTACGGTAGATGATGCTATTGATTATATCGCTGATAATATAGAGAACCTGTGTGATATCATAGAATCTAATGTAGGTATTACTGACGAGTTATGCGCTGCTATATCATTGCCGGAGGATCAAGACGGTATAAAGGCTCCCGATTTCCCTAGTGGATGTGATGATATCGAGAGGATAGAGACCAGGACTATATTGGATAAAAACTCTTTGGTGGATTCTAGGATTGATTTTACATATAAGCTGGCTAGTGATTATACGGAGACCGAGCCTACCACCTTAATACAAAGTAACGCCGAGTCACAAAGGAAATTCTCTGTATTGTGTGATTTCGATAATTATTCCAGTGGAGGTAAGAATATCATAGATCTGGTTCAGGAATGGTTGGATGGTCAGGATGAGGATAAATTCCCGTCTGATATAGACTCCTCCGCCTTGGTCTTGTGTCAGGATATGTCTAATGTTCGGCAGTTATATGATGAGGGTATATGTACTAATGGGTGTTCGGTAGGTGATCCTCACGTGAATCCTACTATTAACGATGTTCAACTTCCTACATTCCAAGGGGGTAGGTCATTGGGTAAGTGCACATATTTGTATCAATATCCCGGATGGGAAGGAAAGAAGCATACGGAGACGATGCTTGATCAGTTAATGGATACGATGGAGGCTTATTTTCCCCAATATGAGAGTCAGTTTGGTATCGAGAACGCCATGTGTCTTTTTGGCGATGGTGATAATTCTAAGTTTAATACCGGTATAACTACTGACTGGGAAGGTCGTGTGTCTGTGCAGAATGATATTGACGCCAAGACCAATTGGTTCGGTAGAAGCAACTTGACTTATTTCAAGTTCTATCCACATGTATCCTCATACGCCAGATGGGTGGAGTTGGATTACGAGAAATACATAAGTGGTTTATCCGATCCTGATAACGGTATTATGTATATAGAGATGATGGGTAACTATAATTATCCGATCGGCGACTCATCATCATACAATAAGGTTCGTATAACGTTTTTCTCGGACAAGGAAGGTACCGTGGCTCCTAATCCTTTGGCTAATGATGCCAAGAAAGGTGTTATAGTGAATTACGTGGATCATAAGATATTTATGATGCCAAAGTACTTGTTCTGGAATGATGACAAGACTACTTTCCATAAGATATATGTTTGCATCGAGCCTGCGGTATGCGTGTTCTTCACCGGTTTCGCCATGAGGCAGGACATGAAGGAGCTTGCCGGATTCTATACGGCCGGCACCGCCATCTTCCCCGCCCCGTTCTGTTTTGGCATTCGGCCGCTGGAGGTGAAATACGTGTTCTTCTTCACGAAAGAATTGAAATTAAGGAGATTTGTTACCTATGAGGCGAAATGTGTCTCATGTGGAGATAAACCCGCTGACTGCGCTCCCAGACCATATCAGTATGGTGATTTCGGATATTGGGAGTCTACTAATAAGTACCCGGCTAATTTTGAGTTGTATGATTCAAGTAAGATCGGGATATCATTGGGAGGATCAAAGAGGAAGGACATAATAGATTCTTTGACGAAATACTATGGGTCTCCTAAATCAGTTGGGGGTAAGTCTTATTTCACCGGTAATGGGGGTAACGCTGAGTACCCCAATACGTCAACCACGTTTTGTCAGAGACCTATACGTCATTACAAGTTCCCGGATAACTCTGTCGCTCCTTTTATGGGTAATCCGTCTCAGCTGACCGGTCAATATGGAGTTGACTCCTATATTTATCCTATGGGGGTGATGCTTGATGACGATATCGTTAATGAGTTTCTGGATATAGCGGTAGAGAACGGTCTTATAGATAAGGCTAGAAGAGATTCTATAATAGGATATGAGTTGTATAGGGGCGATAGGACGTTGGATAAGAGCGTTATCGGGACCGGTCTGGCTTATGATATGTTTAAGTACGATGATCCCGACGGATCGGCTAACCTTTATCCTAATTACCCTTACAACGATTTGTCTGATGATATGTATATCTATAAGGATATTAATCGTGAGAAATTTATAACGCATCCGTTTAACAGGAAGGGTAATATCTGGTATTCATTCTTAAGCCCTGATATTGCCTTTAACAAGCCTGACGCTCCCACCGAGTGCCTTGTTGATGGTTATCAATTAGGTAAATCCTCAGGTATATTCAGGGAGGTGGAGGATCACCCTAAATGGACGATATTAGGGAGTAAGGCTTACAGTATGGCAACATCATTGGCTACGGTGGAGGCTATGGCTAATTTAATATCCGCTATAGCTGAGTATACATATCAGTCGGCTTCACAGCAATATGTCGGTGGAGGTGTGTTCTTTTTAGCCAACCCTGTCGGCATAGCGCTGACGGCTATCCGTCTGGCTACAGGTATCGCCAAGGCCACAGCCCAGTCCGTGGTGGATATAGGCAAGTATAGGTATCAGTGGTTAACGGCATTGATAGATAGGGGACCTAGACGGAACTATGCTTATTACTATACTTCTGTCGCTCATTATAATTTATTTTACCAAAAAATAGGGGAGTCAGAGTTACGTGGATTGTCAACGGCTAAATATATCAAGAGCGGGTTATATCCGGTAACAGATATCTCTTCGCAAGGGGAGACCGTAGGCGGTAAGCCTATTATCATAAACAACCTCGATCGTGAGCATTCATTGTTCATGTCATTTGGTATGGATAAGTATATGCTTGAATATCCGGAGTTGGTTTCAAGTTACGATACCAGCCGTATTCAGGATGAGTGTAATATTCGTAACGATGAGGTGGCTGGTATGACGCCTCATTTTATGACACGTGAATCTTTCGTATCCTGCCCCTATATGAGGATAAAGAAATATTCTCCGGCTCAATACGGGCAGATAGAGGATATCAGGTGGGTATCGTTAGGTGGTTGCGGGTTGATGGATAAGGATAAGCGTAAACCTGTTTTTGGAGGTGATGTATTTATATCAAGATTCTCGCTTAAGAGGAAGATGCCTATGTTTTATTTGACTCAGTTCGGTCAGGGGGACATGATACCATTCCCTTATTATGATTATCGGAACATCGGGTATCCCCGTTATTTCGTTAATTACGATACCGGGGAGGATTATCTTAATAAGACCGATACGGATACCGGATCGCTATACTCTTTCCCTAGCCGGAAGAGCGCTTATGAGATGGTTTGCAAGACCGGAGATATGTATCTTAGCGGTCGTTTCTTCCTATATTTCTATGGCATACCTCAGTTTCTTGTGGAGTCTGAGATCAATTGCAATTTCCGTATAGCCGGCCCTGAGCCTTACGAGGGGTTCTATCCGGAGGTGGGGGATTATATATCATGGACTCAGGAGCGTAATGTCCCTATATCAAGGAGTAATGTGTTTAAGATGAGTCCTGTGTATAAGAATCGATTTACGTTAGGTGGCAGGTCATTACCAGAGACGTATGATAGCAATTTTTGGGACTGCGCTTACCAAAGACCCAACGGCGTCATATGGAGCACCGCCGACGTGTCGGAGAACGGCATGACCGATCCTTGGCTGTCGTACAAGCCTATGGATTACCATGAGTTCAAGACCTCGTTCGGAAAGCTTATAAGCATGAAGGGAATAGAGTCGGATCAAATACTAGCTCGCTTCGAGAATCAGGTAGGACTATATAACGCTATAGACGTGCTGGCGGAAAGAATATCCCCGGAGAATAGCGAGCTAGGGACAGGTGGGCTTTTCGCCTCTCGTGGCATTGAGTATAATAATACGACGTTAGGATATTCCGGGACCCAGAGCCGGGATATGGTCAGTTGTGAATTTGGGCATTTTTGGGTCGATTTAAGGCGTGGTCAGGTATTCAAGGTAGATTCTAATGGCAGGAATCTTGCGGAGGTCACACCGGGGCTTAGAAACTGGTTTAAGGAGCATCTTCAGATGAAGATCATCCGTAGCCGGATATATAACGCCGATACGGATGCTGAGCTGTCTTATTATGATATCGATAACAAGTTCTTTGGTATAGGTCTGTCCATGGGTTGGGATAATCGTTTCAAGAGGGTATTGATAACCAAGAGGGATTACATACCGGTAGGGAATCCAAGCGAGTACCAATTCAGGGGAGGCCGGTTCTACAGGAACGGGCAGGCGGTGGAGCTTTCGGACACCAGCCATTTCACGGATGTCTCCTTTACCGTTGGATATAATTGTTTGAAGGGTGAGTGGAAATCATATCTATCATACACCCCTGACTATTATATCGAGCACCAGCATTATTTCCAGTCTGGTAAGAACTATTCTAGTGATAGTCGGGAAGTGGGATTGTGGTCTCATGGCTTAACCAATCAATCGTATCAAGTATTTTACGGTAAGCTATATCCGTTCGTCATAGAGGTACCTGTCCGTGAGCAGTATGTGAATAAGATCCTTACGAACTACCAATATCGGATGGATGCCAGAAGGTATCAGGATGAGGTTAATTATCAGGTTAGAAGAACAACTGGATTTAATAAGGCATGGTTCTATAACGATACCAACAACAGTGGAGAGCTTAGGATGACCATCGCCGATAAGAACGACATGAGCCAGCGCCTAAGATATCCTATAACTAACGACGATAGCCGTGATATACTGGTGACGGAAGTAGACCAGAAGATCAATATCAACGACTACTTCAACGAGGTTAAGGACGATACTAATAACCTACCGGTATGGGTTAAGGACGTGAACGATATTGGCCGGGAGATCGACCCCAGGGCTGTCGATTATCATCGGAGGTGGCGTGATCGTCTTCGTGGCGATTGGTTCTTGGCAAGGTTCGTGAATGACATTGAGAGTCGGTTCAAGATGATAGTAAGATGGTTTAGTAATGATGAGAAAATTTATTGATTTATTAACATATGGGGGGGGTATTTGCCGCCTCCTCTTATATATTGAAATGATATGGAAGATTTTATTGGTAAGTACGATGGTAATCAAATAGACAGTAGGCTTGATAAGGTCAAGGATATGGTTGGTGCCACGGCGTCCGGGGCTGGCGCTGCGGGATTGGTGCCGGCTCCCGCTGCGGAGAAGCGTACAGCCTTTCTTCGTGGTGACGGCACATGGCAGGATATAGATGTTCATGAGCCGGGCTTCTTGGGCGATAATCTCGATAGCGAGGATGATTTTAGAACTATATTATTTAATTTGGGCTTTGATAAGGAATTTACCCTTACCAAAGCGAAATATGATATAATAGCTTCTAAATGTGAGGTTGATATACCAATTCAATATCTTTTATCCGGAGCATCATCGACGTATGGGGTTGGGGACTTGATATTAATTAAGGATTCATCCGGGAATATTCAAGCCATGTTGCGCTCTGGATGCAATACGGGAGCTGGGGTCATTGTATCTTATCATGTAATGATCAATATATCCAGCGACCTTACCCATACGTCCATTGTCACCAGTCATACCGTACAATCGGTATCTAACCAAACTAAGGACATATCCTTAACGATTGGTGGTGACCCAGTCGGAGATAACAGGGGCATCAACTTCTCTACGGCCGGTACAGGGACCAAGGCTTTGATGGATAATGGGAAATATAAGGAGGTGCAAGCTAGGGGTGATATCGAGAACGCGTTTTTAGATACTGTTTTTCATCTAGCGTCTAATCAACCTTCTACTTTAACCCAAGATCAGTATAATACTATAAAATTGTTGTTTGGTAGTAACCCTACGTCTAATATCAGGATGATAAAACCTAGCGATTCTTTTGTGGAATTGGTAGGTGAATTTCTTATCAATGATTTGATGGTTTTTAATGATCAAAGGAATGATTGTATCACTATTTACATCAGCGGTTCAAATACCATTCTTGGTATGGGACTTATGGATATATCTATTTCTGTTTATCCTAATCTAAGTGTCGGATATATTCATTCTAATTCAAATGTTGCTGCATCAAATGATTCCGAGATAGTTCTTGTAAATTCTTTTAAAAATACTGAAGAGGATATAGATTTTGATAATCAACTTCATCTTAAGATGAAAGGTAAGGGTGATAAGGCCTTGATGGATGATGGGACTTATAAGGAGATAGGTTCTTCTGGAGTGGATATATCAAGTTATATTTTAGAAGGAATTGATTTTAAGAAAAATACTACCAAGGAAGGTTTTGACAAGATAAAAAGCTGTGTTATTAATAAACAGCATATGTATCTGTATTTTTATAATGCTGTGGGTGGTGATGAGGCTTCTTTCTATGCCGATGTTATCGCTGGTGTTTTATATGGAAATTTAAATTTGTGTGTATATGATTTTGGTAGTTCGAAGATTGTCAATATTGATATAAACTTACAAGATTATAGCATAACTGTTAATACGCAATGATATGGTGAAAAATAGATCTGCTGTTAGTAAATCAGGCAAGTGCCCTAAATCGGGGTGCATCAAGAAAGTAGGAAGTGATTGGAGGGTGGTTAGTAACAAAACTGGAAAGTTATGGCCGGCGAAGTATAAGTCGAGGGATTTGGCCAAGAAAGCTCTGGCGGCTTATCATATGCATTGAGGGTGTAGGAGGGTAGGTGATATGAATCATGTACCCGCCTATTGTTTTATCCTGCATCCGATTATGTATATCTTTGTAGAAAACGTGATTTATGGCTAAGAAAGATAAGAAAGAGGAAATCCCTTCATGGATAAAGGATTTGTATAAGGAAGATCTTGATCGTGTTGTAAGAGGTGAGCGTCCCATGTATTTCAGGGGTATGGATGATAGTCCTTTAAGGAACGTATCCCCGGAGTTTGATATCCTTAGTGGAGGAGCTGCTGTTAAGGGTATGAATGGGATAAGAGGTGCGTTGTCTCCGTTGAATAATGGCATGGGTAATTATAATTTCAGTATCAGGGGTATAAATAAGAAGATCGGTGGGTTGGTTGATGAGGCGGGGCTATATTTACCTGAGAAATTAAGACCTGTATATCGGACTGTGGTGGATGCTATGTCGAGTTCCAAGGATAAGGGGTTGGGTCATATCACGCAGCCGTTGGCCAACGCCCTGTACCCAGCGGACGAGCGACGGGACCGGCGTCTGGAAGGGGAGCATCCCGTTGGTTATGTGGATGCCATAGACGGTATATGGCCTAGGGAGAAATATGGGTTATGGGGAGAGAAAATTGAGCAGAAAGCCGAAGGAGGTCCTACTGGTAATGATCCTATGTATGTAAGACAAGATGTATCTGATAGAGCTTCGTATTTAAAAGACATCATAGGTAACGCCATAAGAAGGAGGTTGTATGAGAATGTAACACCTGATGTGGTAGCCTCAAATGCCAGTCTTCCCGATAAGGTTAAGGAATTTATATACGGAAGAAATGGCAAAGCTAATGTTGATGAATATAGCGAACAGCTATGGGGTAGATTCTTATCCCAGCCTAATAGTCTTGATGGAAATAGCAAGGAGATAAGGATTCCTGATAATGTCATTACTGATATTGAGAAGATGTTCAATCGTGACACTAAGGATGAGATAAAGAGGCTAGATAAAAAGATTCGTGATACGGAGCAAGAAATATATGGCTCTGATAAGCCGGCTACAGATGATGCTTATGGTAGGCTGAAGCTTTTGAAAAAGTCTAGAGAATGGGTAGATATCTTTGAGAAGAATCGTAATTCGGTAAGATCCGGAAAGCCTACGGTTTTTTCTGAGTATGATTTTTACCCCGAAGCTGCTGGTGAGCTTACCCCGTTATCAGGGTTTGGCAATTTTACAATTTATAGGCGTCCGGATGGGAGGTTAGGTGTTTACGACGTGTATGATTTTTATAGCGATGATCAAGAGTTTCCTGTCAATATAGCTACCAAGACGCTGGATGCTATAGGTAATAAGTTTGATGAGAGAGGTTCGTTTAAGGATTATAGTCCTCTCCCGGAAAGCGGAAAGGAGGCTCTTGTCCGTAACGCTATTATGTCTAAGAATAAGTTAGAGAATAAGGAAGGTGGAGGGCCGGTTGATACAGGGCGAGATTACGGGTCTGGTAAATATGTTATTGACCCAAACAGATCAGAGGATAATAAGATGGCTGTGTATGATGAGATATGGGACTATCTGACAGAAAAGAAGGGGATACCACAAACGCAAGCTATCGGCATCCTGTCGAACATCGCCGCCGAGTCCGGAGGGGACACCGAAGCCCTAGGACCCGCTGGTGACTTTGGTATCCAGCAATGGCTTGGGCCGAGGAGGAAAGAGCTACAGCGCAGGTATGGAAAGAAACCGACATTGACCCAACAACTGGATTATCTTGTGGATGAGTATCAAGGAAAGGTTCCGGGGTTAGGTTGGAATTACATCAATCAAGGCAAGTTCTTTGATAAGGACGCTCAAGGCAATATATATAATTACTATATGTATTCGAAGGCTGATTTTGATAACGCCACGAATTATAAGGACGCTACCGTAGCATGGAATCAAGGATACGGAAGACCCCTTGGATCGACATTAAGAAACGAGAAGCGGTTTGAGTTCGCCGATATGTTCTCCAACAGATACGGTGTCCCGGAGAACGAGCCAATGAGATACGAGTTCGGGCAGCGGGATTCTGGTACGGGAGACGGAGGCCAGCAGCCCGTGCCTGAGACGGTAGCCCCCGCCGATCCTTCTTTGGCTTCCCATCCTGCCATGGATAGCTGGTGGGAGAAGGAAGGTCAAGACCTGTTATATAAGATGCTAGCTCAATCCGGCGCTAACAAGAAAGCTATAGAGGACATCGCTAATAATATTAAGAATGATCCTCAATCAGAGGCGCAGATAGAGGAGGCCGAGCGTATGCGTAAGGAACAGGCGAAAAGGCAGTTGGTGCTTAACATGATACCGGGGTTGATGCTGAATATAAAGGGCATGAGTAGATCTCAAAATTAATGTTACATTTGTGAAATCATTAAACGTTTTAGATATGAAAAGATTGTTGTTTTTATTTGCTATGTTATTGACGCCATTCGCTTTGATGGCGCAAGAGGTAATCCCATCAGAAGGGCCTATTACTATTGATCTGACTACCTTTACCGGTATTATGGCTTTCGTCACGATGTCAGCCACTCAGCTAGCTAAGGTGGTGCCGTATATTGACACTCATAAGTGGGCTAAGATCCTGTCGGCTGTAGTTATCGGCATGTTGGTATGTATCTTGGCTTGGTTCCTTCAGGTATCCCCGTTGTTGGTAGGTAGTGAATGGTGGGAAGCTCTGTTGTATGGGGTGGCTGTCGGGCTTAGCGCTGCTGGATTCTATGACCTAGTGAAAGCAATAGGTTCGTTATTTGTAAAAAGGATCTAGTTGCTGTAACTATCTTGCGATGAATTAAAATTACAAGGTATTATTATCTGTAATATAGTTAATTATATTTTGTAATTATATTAGTATTATTTATATTTGTGCGCCTATCTACTCATCACGAGCGGATAGGCGCATTTATTAATTTAAAACTTTTAGTAAAGGTATGAAAAGTAATTTGATTTTATCATCAGAGAGTAGGGAATTATTAGGTAGGAACATTTCTGTTATGTCCAAGGACGGGTTTGTATGCATAACGGAAGTTATGGAAGCCTTGAATGAAAAACGTAAATCTATGGGGTTGGAGTCTAGAAGGCTTGATCATTTGTTTGCTACTAATGGATTTCAGGAAAAGATGAAAGCTCTTGTTAGGGAGCTGAGTATTAATGATATATGTACTGTAAGAAATCTTACGGTACAAAACCATGAATTGAAAATCAATAAGATAACCGATCTCAAAAAATACGGAATGGCTTACCGAAGAGGAAAGGGGGAGGGTCAGAAATGGTATGTAAATCCGTATTTTTTTGTTATGGTAGCATTGGAATTGGATCCAGAGATATACGCCAAGGTGATAATATGGTTGCACGATGGATTCATAGAAGACAGGAATGCCGCTGGTGAGGCTTATATCAAGATGAGTTCGGCTGTCGCCAGGTTGGTTAGTGACAAGGATCAGTTGTCTGATAAGATATCAAGGGTAGCTAAGGCTATTAATTTTATCGTCTTTAACAAGCATGAGAGTGGGATAAGGAATACGGCTACAAAGAATCAGTTAAACGACATAGTAGCTGTAGAGAATGTTATCACCGGGGTTATAGATGGTGGTTTTATAGATACTTATGATAAACTTATAGATTATCTTGGTCATGAGTGGAAAAAGAAATGGGGTAATCCTGTTATGTCTTTAAAGGATTAGTATTAAAGAGACTCATCATTGTCAAATGGTGAGTCTGTATTTTTTTTAAACTATCTTTGTATCAGAACGAAATAATTTGATATATGGGAAAGTATGTAATTAAAAGGAAGATACCTAAATATCAAGATGCTGGGGAAGTTGATCCTGTCATGCCTGGTAATATTGTTGGTCTTCAGGGTCTTGGAGTGGAACCTTTGGTTTCGTCTACCCGGATAGGATTTGATATTCAGCAGCCTGATATTAATGCCATTGATACAAGTGATTTGAGCGCTTTGGTTGACAGTAATAAGAAGGTTGATAAGTCTGGTAGTACGGATGTTTTTGATTTTACCACCATCCCTTACTATGGCGCTGATGATATAGGGTCTAGATTCACTCAGATGGGTCGTGGTATAGGGCGTATGAGAAGTGAGGGATATGGAGATTTATCCACTGGGGCTAAAACAGCTAATACGATAACCACCATAGCCTCAGGGATTAGTGGTATCATGGGATTGGCTCGTAACGTGGTTTCTGGGATAGCGTCTGAGAAAGGTACTCGTACCAATATCAGGTTGGCTCAGGAGCGTGAGGCCAGACAAAGAAGGCAATCCCAGATGCAGTACAAGGATGGTGGGGGTGTTTATCTAGGGCCTAATAATAGGTTCGATAGCGGAAGCCTTACCGGTGAGTATCTGTATCCGTTACCTAAGTCGATGGAAGATCAAGCCAACGTAGAGGTCGAGAAGGGTGAGTACGTGACGCAGCCCGGAGAGGCGCCAATGGAGGCTATGGGGCAGAAGCACGCCGATGGTGGAACCCCCGTTTCCTTGGAGGAAGGTACGAAGGTTATTACCGATGATACCACCATAGAGTCGGATTTCGCTAAATACATTAGGGATACGTATGGTATTAAGGCTACGCCAAAGGATACGTACGCCACGTTAATGGATAGGTATAAGGCTAAGATAGGTCTTAAATCAGCTTATGATGATCAGAAGAAGGCTTTGGATAAGTTGAAGAAGAACGATAAGATAGATGACGAGAATACGAGGCGCTTAAACGCTTCCGTATTATCCAAGGCTATAAATGATAGTAACGAGACGGTTAATGGCTTAGAAGGAAGATTTACGGACTTCGCTAATGTCATATACAAGGAGCAGGAAGACCGGAAGATGAAGAAGGATGAGGATACTTATTTTGCCAAGGGAGGTGAGATAGATAACATCATATCCAGATCCATGAAAGAATACGGTCTTACGGAGGAGGATATAGCTGAGGCTAAGAAAGAGCTGCTTAAGAAAGTGGCTGGTATTCGTCAGAAGATGGAGAAAGGTGGTAGCTCTTTATTCGATTATCTCCTTACTTTCCGTCCTGTTGAGAACAAGTATAATAATAAGGATAATACGTTTGGGTATCAGCGTCAGGGTCAGGACGGTTCTTATGGCGGCATTAACGCTGATGAGAGACTGGAGTATTATAAGACATTCATGCCTTTGGCTTATGATGCTTATATGAGTGCGCCTAAGGCTACTGCCGCCAAAGCTCTTCAGGATGCTATATATAGCACCACTGGTGGGTGGATGGGCTTGGCTACGGCGGAGAACCCGATCATCGCCAACGCAGAGGCGCTTCGGGATTACACGACGCTCGTTTCTTTTGGTGGTGAGGATAGTCAAGGTAATTATCCGGAAGATAAAAAAGCCACATATCATGATAGAATGAGAGACAATAAGTTTGGTCAATATTCGTCATCTCGTCCTATGATCGGTCTGGACGTTGTTACAGAGGAACAGCATAAGGCTCTTAACGATGCCGGTATCACCCATTTTAGCCAACTGTTCTCTGATAAGAACAAGGATGTCGTTAATAAGATACTTGGGGAGGATATGCTTAAGATGCAGGCATTGAGATCCATGAAAGGAATGGAAGGTCTTGATTTTATACTTGACCCTCATAAGGTGGCTCCCGGTCCTATGGATATAGGTGATGTGGAGGATCCTGATGTTAAACTGGATATGCCTGAGCTGATTGATCCCAATACACCCCCTAAGACCAATACAAATGCCGGTAAGTCGAACAGCGGCAATGGAGGCAGGAATATAGTGGGTGGCGGTCTTGACTTCCCCGAGGTGTTTAGGATGACTCCGGGAGCCGTGACAACGGAAGGTCTGGAAAGGCATTACGCTCCTACCGTGGATCCGGTGTTGAGATCGGCTGATCAGTATATGGTTGAGGCCAATCGTGCTTTCCAATCACAATTGGATCAGATGGGTAATGTCCCGGATTCTCAAAGAGGAGCTTTATCATCTAACCTACAGGCTATCATGAGTTCTAATATAGGTAGGTATATTAACGAGGTAGAGCAGGGCAATGTCGCTCAAAGAACTTGGGCTGATAATGTCAATTCTCAATCATGGGCGAATACTTACGACAAGAACATAGCCCAACGTCAAGCTTATCAACAACGGATATTGCAGGGATTGGCTATAAATGACGAGAACTGGGCTAGGTATTTCGATAGCGTAAATGACGAGATCCAGCAGAAGTGGAACACGGCTACGACCATGAATACATTAAGATCTATATTTGGGGATGTTAAGATTGGTCCCAATGGTCAGTTGATCGCAGACCCTCAAGGAGATATATTAAGTTACAGGAGATTATATCCTGCTCAGGAAGTAACTAAAGGCAAGAAAGGATAAAGGATGGCTTCACAATATAGTATATTAAGGAATTACGGTAAGTACGTATCACCCTACAACATGGATGTCATGATGCAGGGTATGGGATACATGCAACAGAAAATAGATACGAATCGGCAGGCTATAAACGAGTATGCTGATTATATTATCAATTCTGATATAGCTAAACCTCAGGATAGGGAATATCTTCAGAATAGGTTAAATGGATTGATACAGGACGTGAATAACGTGTATCGTAAATCCAATCTGGCTTCTGATGGTATAGCCAGAAGCATACAGGCTCGTCTTGGAGAGGCTTTAGATACCCGTGTATTGAACGCCATCGCTGGAACGCGTGAGTTTAGGGAACTATCTACTAAATTAGAGGATATGAAGCTGAATAATCCTAAGATGTATAGTCCCATAAATGAATCAATGGCTCTTATGCCTTATTATAAATGGTTGAATGATGGTCAGGTAGGAACTAGATTAGAACCTCTTCATTACACTCCATATACGGATTATAACGCTGAGATAGATGGTAAGGTGAAGGATTTTTTGACCAAGCATAAGGGTCAGAAAATACAGATCCCGGTTCTCAATGATAAGGGCGAAAGAACGGGAGAGATTATTGAAAAGACAATTGATGAGATGGGGTATTCTGAGATAAGGAATATTATAGCATCCAGTATGTCCCAAAACGCTAAGGCTCAAATACAATTGGAAGGTCAATACATGGCTCTTACCAATCCTCATATGTTCAATCAACAATCTACCTCTGCTTTTATTCAACAATATGTGAATGATTTTGATGCTAAGGAAAAAGCTATAAAGGCGGAATTAGGGGGTGTTGGTAATGATGCTAATCGTAAATTAATGCTTGAGACTAGTTTGGCTGATTTACGTAATCAGAAACAGACTTTCATAGATGAGGCTAATTCGTTTATAGGACCTAATTATGATGCAGAAAGAGCGGGGGCCTTTATGGTTCAACAGGAGTTTCTTAGGGGGGCAGCTATGAGATGGTCTTATAATAATTCATCTGTCATCCGCAAGGCTGATGATTATTACTATAAAGAAGATGAGAGATTAGCTCGCAATGCCAAGTTCGTGTGGGATCAAAAAATGGATAAGGAAAGGCTTAAGATAGAACAATCAAAGGCTGATGCTGCATGGGCTAGGGCTATAGGTGGAGGAGGAAGTGGAATGAAAGGGTCAGTATCTACTGGTGTTCCAGGAACATCGTATACTGTCCCTATTGCGCAAGAAAAGGTAAAACCATCAACAAGGTTGATGGATAATATCGCTTCTAACAGGGAGAGTATAAAAGTTAAATTTGATGTTTTGGCAAATGCTATAGGTGACAATGTGATGTCTAATATAAATGCTTATATAGATAATAACCCCGATGATTTTAAGGGTATGTCACATCAAGATGCCGTCATGAAATTCATTATGAATAATAATGGAGCTAAGTATGATGGTTTGAAGACTGATAAGGCGAAGAAGGCTTATGAGGATCTTGCAGAGGCGTATGACCAAAGAAATTCATATTATTCCATTTATGACGGAGCTATGGATGCCAAGAAAAAAGTGTCTCAGAATCTTGATAACGCCATTATGGAGGAAATATCAAATAACCCTGGCATGGATATTTATCTAGATAATGGAGAGAATGTCAATGTAGGTGATATGTCTAGATTATCATCTGTTCGTATGGGTGGTAAATCCATCAATCCTTTTACTGCCGCTAAAGTCTCTTCTTTGATGTCAAGATTGGTCGATACTGTCTCAGATGTTATAGGGCCGTCTTACGATCCTTCTGGTCAAGGCAGGTTGATAGAAGGAAGGAGTGTTATAGACGCAGGTAAGGCAGAATTGATATTAGATGAAATAAATGAATCTTTGGGTACAGATCTTACCGTGGATGAATTAGACGCTGCGTTGAAGGATAATATTACTGATAATAAGACATGGGATAGACTATTAGTTAGGTTTGATGGAGATAAAGATAAGGCTAATTTGGCTTATATCACGTTAAGAAATATAAATAGAGAAATGGGTTCTCCATTTGCTCATAAATGGTCTAATTCAGGCCCTATCAACAGGGTCCTTGATGACATGGAGGATGCTTATAATAGGTATATAGAATCTAGGTATGATGAGTTCGGAAGAAAAGGATGGACTTTCAATGAGAGGGCAAAATCCAATTCGGAGGAATTTAGGTTATATAATGGTATATATAGTTTAGCTAATAAATCCGGGTTGAAATTAGATAAAAAAGAAGGATCTCATACATTGTCTGTTGAGCAGGATGATGATAATAACTGGTGGATAATAGCTGATGCAGGAGAGAATAAAGCTCAACGGGTTCAAGTATCAGAACAGGATTTGGCAGGGATAGGATTTACTACCTATACTAAGTCAAGAAATATCCCGTCGGTCTCATACAAGTCGAGGGTGTCTGGGGCAGGGTTTTCTTCTGCCTCCGACAAGGCTTATGGGAGATCGGTAGCCGATTTAGGTCTTGGTTCTTACGCTACGGCTGATAACGCTAAAGATGATATACGCTCATTTGTTTTGCCTTTGTTCCCGGATGATTATCATAATGATATGTCTATGATAATATCTGCGGTTATAGATGGATCTAGCAATTATGAGGTTAAGGCTGAGGGATATGATCGAGGGTATGGACGGCATGGTGTGGAGATTAAGATATATAAGAAAGGTTATGGAGGTGATCCTTCTAACAACCCTTTATATACTATAGATAAAGAAGGTGTTGATTACGCTGATAATATAGCTAAGGTTATGAATATAGCTCCTCAGGCTTATTTGGTGGAGGCTCTTAAAGAGGCTATGACTAAAGAGGCTAATTCTGTGAATAGTTCTTTTGGAAGGAAGGATATTAATGAGGATCTGTATAATATTATGTTACCGGTAATGGATATTATAAATAAAAAGAGGAATGGAAACGAGCAATAATAATTTACCCGATGGTAGGGATATAGCTCAAAAGCATGGGTATCCGGTTATGGATCCAATGGAGATAAGGGCAGTTGGTGTATATCCGAGTTCATTAGGTGACGATATAAACAATCCACCTTTACCTAACCTTGATCCAAATTCTTTGGCCGATGATTCTAAAAGGGCTATACCAGCTTTATCAGAAAGAATAAAAAGACGTGTTAAATCGTCTTATTATGATGATTTAAGGGCTAAAACTCCTGAGGATAGTATTATTAGTAATGGTATCCCATCTGGTAGGTTTGATGTGTCCGGTCCTCGTATAGGTCTTGATGAATCAAGATTTAGATTAAGTGATGGAACTTGGATACCTAAATACGAGTCATTTCAGGCTGGCGTTGATAATGATTCCAGATTAGCTAGAAATCAAGGTACAGGAGAGAAGATATTTAGGGGATTGGGTAAATTTGTTTATAAGACGGCTTTGTATGGTATAGGAGGTATTATTCAGCCTTTTTATGGTATTTACGAGGGAGTCACTAAAGGTAAATTTGAATCCGTTTTCAATAACGATTTTACTCGTTGGTTAGATGATATGGATAAGCGAGGAGATTATAGGCTCGCTCATTATTATGATAAAGAAGAGAGAGATATGGGATTTCTTCGTAGTCTTAGAACTGCTAATTTCTGGACTAACGATTTCCTTTCGGGTCTGGCTTTTACCGCTGGTGCCATGTTATCATCCGCCGTATATTCCGGGGCCGGCCTGATGAATCTTGCTCGTACCGGAGCTAGGGCTGGGGTGGCTTTAGCTAGGATAGGTAAGGCCGCTTCGGACACCAAGAAAGCATTCGGCGCTTACCTTAGGGCCGCCCGTATAGGGCAGAGGGTAGGCAAGGGGCTGGATACCGCCTTATTTCTTGGTACGTCTACCTCATGGGAAGCTTCAGTGGAAGCCAGAAGTATGTTGATGGAGGCCGAGGAAAACTTCAGACAATCTTATCGTAACGCTTACGGGAGGGAAGTCCCGTATGAGGAGCTTATGAGGTTCAGGGCTGACAATGCCAATGCCGCTAACGCCGTATTCGCCGCAAACGTCGGCATATTATCATTATCCAACATAGCTATGTTTGGTGATATGTTTGGTGTGGAGCTGGGCGTAGACAAGTTCATAAAACGCAATATATTTGGCGTAGGAGCCGAGAGAATGGACAACGGTGCACTAAGGGCTATAACACCAAAGAAATGGCAGAAAATAGCTGGTAATACGTTTAATATCATCAAGCGACCGGTATCTGAGGGTTTGTTCGAGGAAGGTCTTCAAGGTGTGTCCAGCAAGTCTGCGGAGGATTGGGTGGAATCAAGATACAATCCCATGGCTATTCGCCAGAATATAGGTTATATGGAAGCTATAAAGAACGGATTCAAGGAGACATACGGATCTAGCCAAGGCTGGAAGGAGATCGGTATCGGTATGATAATAGGTGCCGGTATGGGGTGGAAGAGCGCTGGAGGTATAAGGGAATGGAGCCAAGACATGTCCCGGAACAAGGGGATGGTGGAGGCCTACAACGCCAATGCCGGCGCCTTGACTACCGCCGCTATCCGTGCTATTCGTGGCAGTATGGCTCTTAACGCTCAATTATCAGGCTTAAGTACGGATAATAACGCTGACGATATACCTAATTCTAGAATCGTAGATAAGACTTTTAGTGATGCCGTATTCAACCGTCTTCGTTATGATCAGGAAATGGGGATGTTAGATGATACTAAGGAGAATTTCAAGACAGTCATCGAGTCTATACCTAATAGCGATATAGCCTCCGATATGAATATGACAGATGAGCAGGTAAATGAGTATAAGTCCAACCTTATCAGTGAGTTCAATAAGAAGGTTGATAATTTTACTATGGCCAGCAGATTTGCCGACTCTCTTACCGATGGTATATCCAATAGATCATTTAATACCTATATCTCCAACATGGCTTATAACGGTCTTGAGGCTAAGGATAATTTGGATGATATCGCTAATCAGTTAGGAAGGATATACAATACGGATATAGGACCTGCTTTAGATATATATTCTCGTCTTAATCCTGATTCGAGTAGGGATCTTGAGAAAATCAGGAAGCTTACGGATGATATACAGAAGATGGAGAAGAATGTTTTGAAGCTTCAGCAGAGTATCACATCTAAGGAAGCTCTTGAGTCTGATAAGGTCAAGTTAGCCAAGGAGAATGATAGACTTCTTAAATTGACGGAGGATAGAATTGCTTTGGAGAGGAGATTAGCTACGTTAGTTAACTCAGAGACAGATATATCTAAGCTGTTATTAAACAGGAATGAATCAAGGATCAGCGCCGCCGATCTTATGGCAGCTTATGAGGCTATAGTTGGTTTTGAGAACGCTGTATCTATCCGTGGGGTTGATAATTATAAGGAGGCTATGGCGTTGCTTAGCGAGTATCGTCATAATCTTGTGGCTTATAAGAATATAAATGAGTCTCTTCGCCGTATGCGTGACAGAAGATTCATACGGTCGCAGGAACGTGGGTTCATGAAGATCTTGTCAAACGTATGGGGAAAGACTTATGAGGAGGATGACAGCAAGTATGATTTCAGGAATACCGATGATCCTGATGCTAATTCCCTTTATGCCAATGATCAGGCCATAGATAAGGCTTATCAAGATGGTCTTATAGGAGAGGACGAGGCATTTATGTTCAAGACCTATAATCATATGATCGCCAGATCTATGGAGAATGATATCAAGGCTGATGAGGGCGGTATCGTTGAGAATGTACCTGATAATGAGGATATCATAAATCCTTCTGATGATAGAATCAATAATATAGCTATAAAGATATGGAACGGTAATGAGGATATCTTATCTCCTAGGGAGAGGCAGATATATGATAATAACAAGGATCGTATCAATGATCTTGTAAATGGGTTTGGCGATAATCCTATAGCTAGGCTTAATAAGATTAGGTCAATGATAGATAGGTTAAATACCAACGATAACGTCTTAAATAACATCAGGGATACTATTGATGATATCATAGATATGAACATTAATGGTCTTGATCAGGATCAGGTTAAGGGGGCTATACAGACTTACAATGATCTTATGAATGATATTGACAACGGGAATGAGGTTGATCAGGACAAACTTAATGAGGCTATTGATATTATCAATAACTATTCTGATGATCCTCTTCTTCAATTCGTGGAATGGATGAGGCTGTATGATAATGGGAGTATGGTTGTCAAGGATTACGATAAGTCTATACCTATGGGTGATGTTCTCACGGAGAGCGAACCCGGAACATCCACCGGCAGGACGGAGGCCAATGCCGCCCAGAATACGGTAGTGTTGATGGCCCAGAAGAGAGAGATTGGCGGAGTCATGTATTATGAGGTAGGAGGGATGAGACTTGACAGGTTTATGGACGGTCTTGGGCTTAAAAGATCTGATGCCACTGATACTGATAATGGAAGGGTGATGGATTTCACCAACGGAACCGACATATTTACTGTTATAGAGTCGAATAACCACTCAAGATGGATGATAAGCGAGGATGACGCTCAGGCTTTCGAGAACGCTACCGGTGTCATACTGGGGCGGCAGACCGCCTTATCGACCTCCAACTGGTTCATGGTGTATCGCAAGGGGCAGGATGGGTCTATTGTTCCTTATTATACGGGTGATACGTTTGGATCTAACAACGAGTCGGTGAATCAGGAAGCAGCAGCTAGCCTTCGCAAGGGTGATATGGTAAGGTTTAAGATGGATATGTCAGATCCATACACCAAGGGACTGTATGATAAATACAATAGACTTAACACCGTTGATCCTAATTCTGATGAGACTAAGTCGGCTTACAGAGAGCTGGTTGATAATATGGTTATTAAGATCGTGGATAGCGATGGCAATTTCGTCTCGGTACTGAAAGCCAATGACCCGGACTCAAAAGGAAGTAACGCTGATTTAAGGAGTATGGCCTTTGAGTTGTATAGGGATAATGTAGGATCTGTCGCTGGCGAGATTGATATACCGTTCGTAGGTGCAGTAACTAGTGTTTTGCCGGGAAGACCTAATTTTAGCATAAGTGATGATAATGGTACGTTGATGGTATCCGAAAATGACTTTACCAATGAGACGGTTGGTAAGGTCGAGAGCGTAGGATATATAGAGAACGGGGAGGTTACGATGAAGGATAATATTAGGTATAACATATTCCCGTTCTGTACGGCTATCGTTAGGGACAAGTATGGTAATTATAAAAATTCGCGTATCCCGGTTGTAGCTATAAAGACAGGAAATGGAAGAAATTACCTGTACCCCGTAAGATTGAAAAATCAGGATATATCATCATTCTCATCTATGATCGGATCGATGGCTGATAGGATTATGGAGGGTCTAGGCGGAGGCGTAAGTATTGATGATATAATGGATCTTAATAACGCTATAGCCAGATCCGGGTTGGATAATAAGACATATATGATTCCGTTGACGGGAGACGTGGATGTTATCAAGAAACGGCTAAAGGCTGTCAAGGAAGCGGCTAGTAAGATGCCTATGACTACTGACGTAAGAGGGTGGATAGGCGATTCCATGACTAAGGAGGATATTTTGATGAATGACGTTACGATCAACATTGATCTTAATAACGATCCTTTCATAGCTCCTAAGTTCAGGATGAGTATTAGGAGGGATGAGACGTTCTTCGAGGATACGGAGACCCCGTTCGTCAACCCGTCTGGTCTCCAATCGGGATCCGTCTCGCCTACGAAGGCTGCCGAGGACAAGTCTTTGGTTTCCGACGGTAATGTAGTATCCGGAGAAAATGAGGCGGAAAATCCTTGCTAAATTAAATATCTTGACTTATCTTCGCGGCGTCAGTCCATCACCTGACGAGTAAGATATTTAAAAGTTGGTCCCTGTCGGGTGTGTGATGGCCCCGGTGGGGACTCTTTATATTATATGGTATGCTGTAACTATTATTTATATTGAAGCGATAAGATATAAACGAATAAAATGAGATTAGTTGAAAGACATATCGTAAAAGATAATAGATTTGAGAGCATATGTCTCAAATCTGGTTTACTATACAACTATGTATTATATAATATTCGCCAAGGGATTTTCAATAAAGAATATCTAAAGGAATATGATTTATCTACTAGACTATGTAAGGAGAATCAATTTGACTTCAGAAGTCTCCCATCGGTCATATCTCAGCAAGTTATAGCTCAAGTATTTTCGGTAATAAAGTCTTGGGTTAGATCAAAGAAGGAATATGAGAAGAGTCCTTCTAAGTTCAATTCGAAACCTAAATTACCAAAGTACAAACGAGGCAAGAAGCAGAATATGGTAGTCTTTACGACTTCTGCTTGCAGGCTTAAGAGTGATGGTTACATCCATTTTATCAAAAACATAATCCAGCCAATCAAAACAAACATAGGAGATAACAAATTATGTCAGGTTAGGATAATCCCTCAAGCTACATGCTATGTGGTAGAGGTTATTTACGAAAAGGAAGAACATAATCTGAGTCTTGATAAGGATAATGTTCTTTCGATTGATTTGGGATTGAATAATTTATGTACATGTATAAGCAATGTAGGTATCAAGCCTTTCATTGTAAACGGCAAGATTATGAAGTCCTTCAATCAGTGGTACAATAAGAAGAAAGCTAGGTTGATGTCATATATTGGCGATAAGGGAATTTCAAAGAGACTTAGACGGCTAAATAATTATAGGAATTTTTGGATAGATGACAAGATTCACAAGGTTAGCAGATATATTGTAAATATTTGTATTGAAAACAATATTGGAAACCTTGTTGTGGGTTTGAATAGAGGATGGAAGAATGGGATAAATCTAGGGAAGAGAATAAACCAGAAGTTCGTAGAGATCCCGTTCTCTAAACTCATTGACAAAATTTCCTACAAATGTAAATTAGTTGGGATCATCCTTCAAGTCCACGAGGAATCCTATACCTCCAAAGTGGATCATCTGGCTTTTGAAAAGTTGGGAAAGCATGATGTTTACTTAGGCAAAAGAAAGAAACGTGGATTGTTCCAAAGCTCTATAGGAAAGCTTATTAACGCTGATATCAACGGGGCTATTGGAATCGGAAGAAAAGTATTCGGTGATTCTTACGTCGGTAGGATAATCGATAGTGGGTTAGCGTTTAACCCGGTTAGAGTAAACATTTTGTGATATGAATGTGAATTTAATAAATAAAATAAATGATTTTAATAACGTGCAATTAGATGCTTTTTTACACCGAAAGATTATGCAAGACCTACGCATCCAGCGAGTGAAGGTCTTGATGATGTTATACACCAGTCATTATTTTGTCAATAACAGACAAAGGCAGTTACTTGACCATACATACGCCTTAAGCAGGGATCAGGCTTTCGATTATATGACGGAGTTCAATAAAAGACTTAGTGATAAGATAGGTATAGAATGTACGATGGATATTCTTCTGCCTACCGATGATGATAACGCTAATATCATAATCGAGTACAATGGCATCATTAAGAAGTTGATGAGGGAAGCCGAGAAGCTGGAACTTGACACTGACGCTATTAAGGATATGATGCGCGATCTACTTAATGAGTTGAAAGATGATGTTGATCTTAATATCTTGATATTTGACGTAACCCAGTTACTTATAAAATACAATCTATTTAGGTTGGATGCCATAACCGAGCAGGAGTTCAAGGACTCTTTCGTCAGGATGGATAGTAGGAATATGGAGATAAAGAAATTAACTTTATCTGATATTAAGAAGGTGGTGATGATGATGGAGGATAGATATAGTTATATTTCGTCTATATGATAGACAAATATAATTGATTACGTTTTTTGTAAAAATATCTCCTATTTGTTTGTTGTTTTAAAATAAGTGTCTATATTTGCGGTGTCTATCCGTTGCTAGACCAGAAGAAGATATTAATATCGCTTAGGCGTAGGCGATAAATGAGAGCTATCAGTGGAGTAACGGACGCTGGTGGCTCTCGTTGTTTTATATTATGGATGATAATTTAAAATTGTTTGAGAATCCTGATTTTGGGGATGTAAGAGTATTATTAGACGAGAAAAGCAATCCATGGTTTGTTGGTAATGACATAGCCAGATGTCTTGGTTATGAAAACTTAGGGAACGCTGTAAAAAGGTTTGTTGATGATGAGGATTCTATCATTCTTACAAGTGATTGTAAATCAATGGGGTTTAAAATAAACCCCCTTATAAATCAGGCTGTTAGGGAGATCAAATTAATCAATGAATCAGGGATGTATTCTTTGATTATGTCATCTAAGATGGAATCTGCCAAGAAATTCAAAAAATGGGTAACATCGGAGGTTCTTCCTTCTATTAGAAAAACAGGCTCCTATTCTATGCCATCAAAGAATGAACTTCCATCTGATTATATAGAGGCATTAGAGGCTTTACTTAAATCGGAAAAGGAGAAGCGTGCGTTAGCTGAGGCGAAAAAAGCGGCAGAGGAAGCCAAAAGGATATCTGATAATATCATCAAAGAACAGGTTCCTATGGTTGAGTTTGCTAAGACAGCCGAAATAGCCCAAGAGACAGATATGTTGATCAGAGAGGTTCGGGAAAAGCTGGAGGCTCATGGGTATGATATAGCGGAGAAGAATCTTCGTATATTGCTTGAGGATAATAAGTTCTTCGCCAAAACCGGTAAGAGATGGTTGCTTTCCCAAAGGATGATAGATCGTGGTTACGCTCGTTACAGGTATCGTGATGACGATGAGTTCTATGGGACTAACACCGTCTATGTGACTCCTAAGGGATTCCAGTGGATCGTGTCTAAGATATCTAGGGAATGGATGCCTAGGTTCTTGGAGTTGAAAGGTAGGGTTCTCAGTAGATCGGATAAAAATATTTTTGCTAAACAATAAGTTTCGTTTTTATAGTTTTAGGATTGAGTTTTTTGTTTGTCCGTGAGGATCGGCAAAATGATTTGTACTTTTCAATAGAAACATAAGGTTTGTTATTATTGTTATTTGGCTCCCGTCCGCTCGTGAGAGTAGGCGGGATTTTCATATCTTTGTAACAAAACGATTTAGCTATGGGTAGATCTTGTTATGTTATAAAAAATAAGGAGGGTGGGGTAGATAATGTCCTTGCCCCGAACGACCAACCATCCGGATTATACCAAAGGGCGATGGAGGTGCTTGGCGACCAGAAGCAGGCCTTATCGGTCTGGGGTACGGCCTACTCCCCCGACTTCGTGTCTTTCTTTGGCGATTGGATGTCCATGCCATCAGAATACGGCTTAGATAGCAATGGGGAGCCTAGGTATGATGATGTCATGTCCTTTATCAAACAAAAGAATTATGCTGTGGGTAATTTCATGGCTGACGAGGTTAAGGATATCAATAATACCATTACTTCCCTGGGTGTTGATAATATCAATGATCTTAACGATATGATCGTATCTAACTTCCTTTCCGGCGGTGATATATTCATCAACAGATATAATCTTGAACGATCCGGGATGTATGATGCTGATGAGATTGATAATATCATGACTAACCGATTGGAGTATGAGCGGGTAAGGGATATGATGAGGAGGATTGTCGATTTTATGTCTGAGGGGGATCTCAATGAGAAGGATACATATTTCTTGTCCTCCGAATCAGGCCTTGGTGATGATTATATGATATATGAGGATGTGTATGATTCATTGGGAAAGAGAAGAGTCTTGAATCCAATGGAGGTAAGGGATACGATCATGAGGGCGGTAGGCGGTATCAGCGACCGCCGGGAGTTCGATCAGGCTTTCGCCTCCATCCCATACCCTTCCTTGGCGCTCCGGTATCAGGAGGATCAGGATTACGCCGATCGGATGTATGACACATATCGTAATATGACCCGTATGGAGGTTCGGAGTCAGGACGGAAATACGATTACCGACTCATATTCCAATAGTACCATACCGTATATCAGTATGCCTAAGGATATGAAAGGTCTAAGGGATAAGGTTGGGGAGATAATCGATATGGATGATTTTAAGGACATCAAGGACGTTGCCGGACGTCTATATGACATAGCCATGGATCTTTCCGATATGGGCGTTGATATAAGCGAGGCGATTAGCGATGAGATGGTTATATCTAGGCCGGAGGATATCCGTGACCTTATGGCGTCGCTGGATGTCATGTTATCTTCCATACAGAATGGTGATCCGGTATATGATGACTTTATTTCCGATCTTGATAGGATAACAGGGAAAGGGAATCCGATATACGAGGTTCAGGATACTAACCTTACCGGTGATAGGATGGTGTATGTAAGGTCCGGGAATACATCCCCTTCCGATATGTATGATAGGAGCATGTTGTATATGGGTAGGAATACGTACCATAACACGGCTCCGATAACCGACACCGATCAGGCCTATGAGATGTTGGCTGATATCGGGATAGAGCGGCCCTCGTACTTGCCGGATGGCGTGGTTCCCGCCGGGGCTTCCCGTTCCGATATTGACGTGATCAAGGATAACATAAAGAAGCTAGTTATGTCCAACATCTCATCCTCGAATACTGAGAACATGATCCTTACCAGATTGATATACCAGCATCCCGTTACCTCTAAGGTGGATGATGTCGATATTGATCGGGAGTTCAGGAGATACGAGGCTAGGCAGGGAAAGGATCGGGATTTTATCAAATCCTGTACATCGTTGAGGAAGATCCAGATCAAGGAAAGGTTAAAAAAATCGGATTTATATAATAATGTCTTGCGTTTCCTTGATTTTAATGGGCTTTATAATGTATCTTTGAACCACCATGACAGAGGTACGTTAAAAAACATAGAGATGTCGTTGCCGGATGGTCAGGTAAGGAATCTTCTGTTTGACGTGGCTATCGAGTCCAGCGACAGCAGCATGAGGGATCTTTTCTATCTGGATAGACAGGATAGGATGATGGATGTCGGTTTTTATCGATATCTATACCAAAGGAATCCGGGTCTGCTCCGGGAGGTCAACGGCGGTGTCGAGGCGAGACCGGACGGTTTGTTTTTGGCTCGTGGGAGGTACGATGATTTCGTGTCTTTCCAATCTGGTCTATATGAGAAGGTGGGTGAGACGGTTAATGGCGGGATATATAGCTTCGTGGATAATTTTATATATTCGGACCCATCATCATATCAGGATAGTATGGTACGAAAGATAGGTGACGTTACGGTAAGGAGTGACGATAACCGCCTGTCAAGGATAGAGGATGATCCCTCATCCAGTAAGATAGTTAATGAATACACTGCTAATACAAATAAGTTGATGCGAGATTTTTCGTGTAGTTAATCTCTCTTTGACGTCGTGAGACGTTTTCTTTCGAGCATTGAAACATTGAATTTATAGATTTGCATGAATCCGGGCCGTAGTGATACGTTCCGGATTTTTTGTCTTGTACCGGTTCTTATTAATCCCATTTACAAGACATGACGTACTTTGATGATGACACATATCACGATCTTAGGCCTGTTAATTTTTGAACTTTGTAACGCCCGCCATCAGGTGGGGTTATTATTAATTCAAAAATAAATAGACATGGGTACAAGTGGAGACAAAATCGTGCTGTTAGACGGCATGGGTTCCGGGAGCGGTAGCGCCGCTAACGGTTTATTATCTATGATTCCGGGTATGTTTACCAGCCTTTTGGGTGGTAATAAGATGGACCCGAATTTGGTCGCGGCGTTGATGAACGGCCGTAACAACCAAGACCAGTTCGGAGGAGCCAACGGATGGTGGTTGTGGATCATCGTCCTGTTCTGGTTATGGGGTGGACGTGGATTCGGAAATGGTTTTGGTGGTAATGGAAATGATTGTTGCGCTAACGGTCTTCCGGCTCAATTGAACAACGACTATGGTCGTGAGTTACTGATGCAGGCTATCCAAGGTAACAGAAGCGCTATCGACCAGATCTCTAACGCCCTTAACTGTTCTACCTCTCAATTACAAAACGCTATCTGTAACGTACAAGGCGCTATTGATAAGGTGGCCGGTCAGGTAGGTATGACTTCTCAGGCCGTTATCAACGCCGTACAGCAACAAGGATGTGAGATCGGTAACCAGATTAGCGCATGTTGCTGCAACTTACAAAGCGCTATGGCTAGTGGATTCAATAACATCCAACATTCGTTAGACACCGTAGGATGTAATATCCAGAACGCTATAACTCGCCAGGGATATGAGAATCAGTTGGCTATTACCGGTCAGACGAACGTATTGCAGAACAATTTGACTAACGGCTTCAATAACGTTATTCAATCCAACCAAGCCCAGACTCAGGCGTTGGCCGCTAAGATTGATGCTCAAACGCAGATTATCAATGACAAGTTCTGCCAGCTTGAGATGCGTGAGATGCAGAATACTATCCAACAGCTTCGTGAGGAGAAACAGGCTTTGGCTACTTCCGCCATCACCCAACAACAGACACAGAACATCGTTAGCCAGTTAGCTCCAAAGGCTCCGATTCCGGCTTACGTCGTACAGAATCCGGGTTGCTGCTATACTCCTACCGTAAGGGTAGCTAACGAATGTGGATGCGCTTGCGGCACTACTAACGCCGTATTATAAGAAAGGGGGACAATATGGCTGATTTCAGAGGATATATGATCGGTTCATTCGCCTCCTCCCGTCTTGATAGGGGAGGCATCCCGGTAGTAGCCACTACTGGAAAGGTATCTGACGCTTCTGCGGCCGAACCTACGGTTGATTTTGGCATCAATCCGTGTCAGTGGAACTCACTACCTCCGGAAGGAATATTGTTATGGAAAGTCCGTCATCCGGTGACGGAGACAGAGGCTAGTTATCCCGCCACGATCGTTCTTCCGTCTGGCTTATCCACTACCACTCCTGTTACGGTATCCAACGCCGGGGTTATCGTCAACAAGACACCTATAGTGGATAAGGTTGGGGCACATATGACAGGGCAGGATATTACGACTCCCGTGGCTTCTGGTGATCCTATAGTAGGGGCCTACACCGAGCATCTTGTGTATTATAACAAATGCACCGGCGTGTTCAGGATGTTGGGTCATACGGCTACGGCGGCTACCGCCCCTAGCGCGTGAATTTACTAAGAAAGAATAGGGAGGGTAACCTCCCTCCCATTAAAAAAAGATCGTTATTATGTTTAAGGATTTAAAGAAAGGATATCAGGTTTATACGTTGGACACCTCAGGGGTTCCTAAGTTCTTTATGGGTACGGTGGTTAATGTTTCGGAACCTAGGTTCGCCCAATCCCAGCTAGGTCAGTATCAGCAGCTGCAAGATCGGGTCATGGATCTTACTATAGAGGTGGACGGGAAGTCCATGACATACGTAGTTCCAGAGAACCAGAACGTGGCTATGGCCAACGGCATTACGCTAGCCTGCTCCGTGGATCCGATAATGAACCACCTGAACGCCATGAAACGGACCAGTACGGATATCGTGAATAGCGTGGATAAGAATAAGGAGATCATAGAGGCATGCGACAGTATCTTGGAAGATATCAATCCCACTTTTAAGCAGACTAAGGATCAAGACCGAAAGATTAAGAATCTTGAGGAGAAGGTCGATAGGATGGGGTCTTCTTTCGATGAGTTAAAAGAGTTGTTAATTAAAAAATTAGGTTAAGATGAGAGTTATAGATTTAGGCAACGGCCAAGAGGAATATGATGATGAGATCTACGACCGCAGAGGCGGTAGGGGACGCTCACGCCGCTCCGACGGCACTTATATGGGTTACGATGGTGGCGTATATGATCATTACGGTAAGGAACGTGACGGGATGATGGAAGAGCTTGAGCGCCGTGAGCGTGATCTCGAAAGACGCGAGAGGGAACTGGAGCGTAACGAGCGGGAGCTTGAGAAACGTCAAAGACATCATGAGCGGGAGGATGAGATGTACCGTAAGGGATGGTTTGGCGAGCGTGACATCCGTGACGAGTACGATAGCATGGATCCCTACATGCGTAGAGGTCGGAGAAGTCGTTACTACTGAGGAGCAGACGCTGATGACCCGGATTATAAGCGGTATATAGACACCCATGGATATCACTTTTCCAAGGAGTTGGCTAGGGAGGCCGCTGATAAGATGCTTAACGCCGACGGATCCAAGAGAAGATGGACGATGGAGGATGCTAAGCAGATGTTCGATAAATGCGGGGCCAAGAAACCTGATAACGCCACTTGGGGAGATATCCAATATCTGTTCGCTATGTTCTATAGCGACTACTTTCCTAAGGTATTGGACTGCGACCAGAAAATAGTCAAGGCTGTCTTGGCTTATCTGGAAGACCCTGACGCTCCGGAAGGGACGGCGTTCGTAAGGTATCTGGCGGTGCGGTGCTTCGTCGGTGACACAATCAAATGGAGTGAGATGATATAAGACTGATACAACGTTGGAGAACCCTGTCGGCAATAGAATACCGATGGGGTTTCTTTTTTGTCAAGTATCTTATTATCGTTACATTTGTCAGGAGTAGGTCTTTTTGTTCATAGGTAGGGCGGGCGGGAATGAAAAAAGGATATCCTCACGGACACCCTTTCCCCTTGGTTGAAAATTACCTAAAAACCTTATGGGTTACTACTTTTTGCAAATATAATTATTAAATCGCAAACAGCAATGGGTAAGGGGTATTACTGGATAGAGCCTGTGGATCAAACGTTAAACGATTTTCAGTTTTATAAAGCACGTATCGTGGGTGATCCTGAATATGACGAGAGACATCATCGTGTTATATTAAGGACTGATAAGTATTTCCCTGTCGGAAGTGTCTTTCATGTCCTTAACGATAAGGAGATGTTTGTTATTGAACGGAAATTCAAGATCTGGGGCAATAAGTATGTCATAAGACCTTGTGAGGGCGAGTGGGAATGGGAATCTGTCCATAAACTTAAAGACAAGGCTATTATATTCCGTACCGGATTCCTGCATGGGGACGATAGCTTTTAACACCTGCCCGCATCTACCCCCCCCCTAGATTTCTTGGTGTTTGTGTATATGGTTATATTTGAGCAAAAAAAAATAATTATGATATGGCAGATTTTCAAGGTAAATACAATGGCGAGCAGATAGAGCAGCTTTTGGATAAGGCTAATGATATTGATCTTTCCAAATACGCTCTTAAGACGGATAACGCTCCTACCGCCACGAAATTACAGGCGGCTAGGACTATAGCGCTGTCCGGGGCTGTTACCGGTAGTGTCTCATCGGACTTCGGGAGTAATATTACTATATCCACGACATTGGCGAACTTCGACGCCTCTAAGATCACGTCCGGTACTATCGATATAGACAGGTTGCCTAAGGCGGCCTTAGAGAGAATGGTCGTGGTGGCTGATGATGCGGCAAGGTTTAAGCTTACTACAGCCACGGCTCAGGTTGGGGACACGGTTAAGGTGACGGCCACGAATAAGATGTATCTGGTCAAGGATGATAGTAAGTTGAATACTGAGGCCGGTTACGAGCCTTATACGGCAAGTTCGGCGTCATCTGTGCCATGGTCTGGGGTTACGGGTAAGCCTAACACTTTCGCCCCGCCTACGTCCTCAGCTGCCGTTCTTGGTGGTATTAAGGTAGGATACACGACTTCCGGGAAGAATTATAAGGTGCAGCTGGATTCGTCCGGCAATGCTTACGTCAATGTCCCATGGACAGATAATAATACGACCTATAATCAGGCCACGGCTGATACTTTAGGATTGGTCAAGATCGGTTATTCCTCTAGTGGGAAGAACTACGCCGTATCCTTGGACTCTAATGGGAAGATGTATGTGAATGTCCCTTGGACTGATAATAACACGACTTATGCTCAAGCCACGAGCGATAATCTAGGTCTTGTTAAGATTGGATACTCTGCCAATGGCAAGAACTATCCCGTTGCTCTTGACGGTAGTGGTAAGATGTACGTGAACGTCCCGTGGACGGATACCAACACCACATATTCCAATATGGGGGCGGCAACCTCCTCTACTGCGGGAAAGGCCGGTTTGGTTCCCGCCCCAGCCGCAGGTAAACAAGCCTCTTTTTTACGTGGTGATGGCACGTGGGTTGTCCCTACTAATACTACATACGCCAAGGCCAATACATCGACCCTTGGGCTGGTAATGATTGGATATGCGGAGAATGGCAAGAATTATCCGGTAGAACTGGACGGTAGCGGAAAGATGTATGTCAATGTGCCTTGGACAGACACTAATACGACGTATGGTGTTGTAGGAGCTAATGGGTCTACAGGTCTGGTAAAGAACGGGAGTACGGTAACCAGCGCTTCTGGCTATACCGCCTGTCCTATTGTCAGTGGTGTCCCTTATTATAAAGACACTAATACCACTTACGCCAATATGAAGGCAGCTACGGCTTCAGCGGCTGGTGCTGCGGGATTGGTACCGGCCCCCGCTGCGGGCAAACAGACGTCTTTTCTTCGTGGTGACGGAACATGGGTCGTACCTACCAATACCACATACGGATTGGCCTCTACTACAGCTAACGGCTTGTTGAGACAGCTTAATGGTAGTACATCCAGTTTCATGCGTGGAGATGGCACTTGGGCCACACCTCCTAACACGACATACGCCGTAGCCAACGAGTCTACTAACGGGTTGATGGCGGCGGCTGATAAGAAGACCGTGAATAGGCTTATAGGAGTTAATACGGTCACGACATTAGCCAACCTGCCTATTAGCAAGAGAAGTATCACGGCTACGTTATCAGCCGCTACCACCCTATCCGTGCAGTCAGGCATGCAGATAGGAGAGGAGCTGATGATCAGATGCGTCCCGTCGGCAGTGTTTACACAGGCTATACCAAACTCTGGAGCTTATGTAAGCATGAGTGGTACTTCTATAACCACTACGGCTAACAAGCCTTTCGAGATAAATATCTGGTGTTACGCTTCAGGTAAGTATAGCATCGCCGTTAAAGAACAAGATTAAAGAATAGATTATGGCATATACATATATAAACAGGGAAATATATCCCAATATGTTGGTTTTAGACGAACCTCTTGATGATAATTACGCTAAGGGTAATAGCTATGATGATTATATTAATGGCAATCCGATTCCATGGATAGAGCTGGGAGAGGAGCAATTGGCGTTCAAGGAAGCTAATCCTAAAGCCACGGTTAAGGAGATCATTGAGGCTAGGTTAGATGAGTCGAGGATTCTTAACGAGGAGAAATCGGCTAAATATGAGGAGCTGAGATCTTATGAGACTGAAAATCTCCATGAGTTTTTCTTGGATGATCAAGATATTTATATTCCTGAATATGACAGACGTAACGCTTTGGCTGATGGGGCTATAGTCGGTAAGATAACGATTATGGGCCTGGAGTTCGATATGACGGAAGGCAAGATCTTGATCGGGATGATGGATAAGTACGATAACGATCTGACAACGGCGTTAGGGGACAAGCAAAAGCAGATCAGTATAGCCACTACCGTAGAACAGGTGAGAGCTGTCGATGTTCAGTCCGGCTATCCTGATAAGGTAAGTGTTACCACGGCGTACATCCAGCAACAGGCGAAGGAGAAGGATGCTCTCGATCCTCAAAAAGTAGCTGTCGAGTTTTCTAGGATGTTGGTTAATGACAAATCTTTATCCTTATCATCCAACGAGAAATTGGATGTTAAGGTCCTATTTCCTATATGGGGACAAGAAGGAGCGGAGTTCGGGCTATCCATGGATACCGGATTTTGTCTTAGGGTAGTTAAGGAGGATACGGATATCCTTTACGAGGTTATCCAGCCTCATACGTTATCGTCAGAATGGGAGCCTGGACTCAGTACGGCCTCCTTATATAAGGTTGTTGACAAGGAGCATGCCGGGACTATAGGTGATCCTATCCCTTATTTCCCTCCTATGGAGATATTTAAGGATAAATATTACATTCAGAACGCTGACGTGTATAAATGCACAAGGGATAGCGGGACTCCTCTTAGTCATAATCTAAAGGACTTGGTTGGGTTGTATGTTGAGGTTGTACAGGGCTAGTCGTATCTACCCCCCCCCTATATTTGACGTGTAATTAAATATAGATTATTTTTGGCATAATAAAAAGACATTTTTTAAATCATTTGAATATGGCATCACAAAAATTTGGTTTCGTAACCGTCGACCCGGTATCAGGATCAGGGGATCAGGCGGTTAATTTCTCCGGTGAGAAACACACCGGTCGTCTTCAACGCACTATCAACCTTACGGTCACCACGAACGGCGGGGCTAAGAAGGCGTTGGTAGTTAATCAGGCAGCGGCTGCTGAGGTGGTAAGATCAGACAGCCCTAACGCTTCCGTACAAAAGACAGGTGGTAATGTTACCATCACCGGTAAGTCTAACAGTACTAAGCTTACGTTTGCGGTCACGCCGGCTGAGGAGAACGGGCTTACGTTACAGCTCCCGGCTAACTACACGGCGGCTGGAAAGACTACGGCTAACGGAGAGGTTATCGCCGACGACCCCGGAGCCGCTGGCGAGTTCGTTTGGAGCATCACGATCTCGGACGTACCGGCCAACGTCACGATCGAGGAACTGACAGCTACATTGAAGGTAACTGCCGCTGGTGGCCAGACAGCCAACGTGACGGTAACTCAAGCCGCTGGAGACTCTACTATCGAGCTTGACAAGGAGACTATTAACTTGGATGTAAATGGTACTCAACAGACGGTTAACGTAACATCTAACGACAGCTGGACTTGGGCGCAAGCAGCCGCCAGAACCGTATTGAGAATGATGGGACGATAATCAGTTTCTTTTCGTTTACTCAGACCCCGATCGACTTAAGCCGGTTGGGGTTCTCTTGTTTTATTATCTTTGTGGGTAGATGATAATTAAAAGACATAATTATGAGTGATTTGAATATTAATTGGAAGGACGGGGTAGGCGAGGTAACGGGCCAGCCTTTGACCGTCAGCCCGGGGTCCGGGACCGGTAACGCCGCTGTTTCTTTTGGCTCGGTAATGAATAAAGGTCTTGACCGTACCCTTGAGTTGGAGATAACAACTGCCAAAGGCGTTAAAAAGACGCTTACGGTGAATCAGGAGGGATGTAGGCAGGCTTATATCACGAGCGACGGCAAACGGTGGTTAACCAGCGACAACCGGGTGTATGGGGTGTTGAAGAGTGACGCTCCATGTCAGTGTAATTATACTTGCCCTGGTGTTTTTTACGTCCGCCCTGATGGAAGCATAACGGACTCACCTTCCAATGATTGTATAGGTATTGTTCTTAACGCTCAAGGTAAGAGATTTATGATTGAGAAATATGAGGATCTTAATGAAAGCTACGTAACAGCCGGGTCCGGGAAGGACAGCACTTACGTTTTTTATTGGGGTGGAGATGGTACGGATCAGACCGGCATTACAAATTATGACAAAGCACATGTAAGTGATGTTTACGGTTACCTAAAACAGGAGTCGGGTTCATACAATGGTACCCCTAACCTTTCGGAAAATATTACTGCCTGGACAAGCGGGGCTTTATCTGATTGGAAGGGGAAAGCCAATTCCAATGTATTAAAAGGGGTGACTACCGGTGGTGGGTCTTATACTTCCTATGCGACAATTGGCCATGTGCTTAATACGTTCTTAGCTAGTGTTGACGCTAAAGGATATGATGATTGGTATATTCCATCATGTGGTGAGCTTTCATTGATATATATGCACTTGACGAGTGTCAATAACGCATTATCGGCTATTGGTGGACAACAATTCAATACTTCCACCATATATTGGTCTAGTTCTGAAGTTAACACCAAAAAAGCATGGTACGTGAACTTCAGCAATGGCCGCGTAGACTCAGGCTATGGCATCACGAACAGCATTAAGGACAATCACTATCGTGTGCGGTTCGTCCGGGATATTTTACCATAAAACGGTTTTGTTTTTACAAAATTTGTAATTATATTTGTGGCGCATGTCCATCACCATGCTTTTCATCGCTAATTTATTATAAAGGGATACAGGTCTGTGATGGGATTGGTATCCCTCTATTTTTTAATATGGAGAAGATAAATGTTTTCGATGTTCAGATTCCTGATGGAAGACAAATCCGTTGTATGTCGTATAATAAGGTTACTTATTTTGATCTTGACGATATATGTAAGTTATGTTTTGGTTCATACGATTTACATGATGTGGCTGACACTAAGGTCATGAGTGAGTTCTTGCGTCGTGATGGGAATCGTTATTGGACTACGATAGATGGCGTAAGGCAGTTGTATCGTAGGATTGAGTGTAAGATGTGTTTTGAGGTTATAGAAAAATTAAGGGAGTTATGATACATTCTTTAAATGTGGAGGCATTCAAATTTCATCCATATAATATTGCGGATATCAATAAGAATATGGAATATTTTGGTGTATCTGTTATTGAAGAGACCGGAAGTTATTATGTGGAGCGTAATGATCTACGTATAAGTATTAGCGATGGGGATTTCATTGTGATTTTCCCCTCCCCTGTATTGGTTAAGCCTTTTGGGTTACCTATTCATAAGTTTGATGTATATACTAACGATCGTTTTATGAATTTAGTAAAGATGAACAAAGAACTTAACGAATTAACTGATAAGATTTTTAGTTATAATCCAAAGGAGGATCCACGTGATCCTATTTTTGGGAAACATAATATTAAAAAGAATGGTGAAAAAGAAAAGGGATAAAAGAGTACATGAGTTTGATCCATGTATATATCCAAGGAAGTTATGGGTGATGAGGGCTGATACGCCTGGTGATATTGATGGTGTGTTTTGTGAGCGTAACGGAGAGAATATAGTCTTTGATATTGAGGAAGGGTTAGAACCGGTTCTTACCACTTTCCCGCTCGTGATGTTAAAGCAGACAGGTAAGTACGGGACGCTGGTCGTATTGTGGGAAGATAACCCGAATAAAGGACATGTAGCTCATGAGTCAGGTCATGTGGCTATAACCATGTTATCTGAGCTTGGGGTAAAACTTCATGCCGATAATCAAGAGCCTATAACCTATATGATAGGGTGGGTAGCGGATAAGATACATGAGGTTCTTAGCGGTAAATTTAAGGAAGATTAAAAACAGGTTAGCCCGTCTAGTTATGATCTAGGCGGGCTTTTTGTATCTTTGTAAAAAACATGAAGTTATGTCGAGTTGCGTAATTAAAAGGAATAAGGAAGGTAAGATAACCCGTGTCTTGACCCCTTCCGGAGAGGTATCTACCTTGTTCGATAAGATAGCGGGTATAGCTACCGTAAGTGATCTTAATAAGGCCGCTGAGGCTTATATGACTATTTATAACGATAAGTTCAGGTCTAAGTTCGGAGACTGGACGAGATCCGTGCCAAGAAATAAGGAGGCCGCCAGATCCATAAGCGCCAGACTTAGCGCTAGCGAGTGGGGACAACTTATGTCAGCCAAAGTCTTGTCCGCCATAAGCGATATGGATGCCCCGGCGTTGGCCAGAAGCCTTGGGAATAACGACAATGTCGTGGCTTATCTTACCTCCGGAGAGGTAGGTGATGTCAATGATATGGCTGTGGTAGATACGTCCACGGTACAGGAGGTGGATCTGGATTCCATAAACGAGGATAATATTGGCGATACGATACTGAAAGAGGCGTCATGGGATGATATAAGGGCTATCAGGGAGAATATAGATATTAAGGAGACAGCCCGTATGTTATGGAAGGCCGTGGAAAGCGCTTTTACCGGGCAACGACCTAATATCAGGGTGAAGGGTGGAAATATAGATGGTGAGATCATATTTTCTGGTAATGTCTTGCCTTTAAATGATATCGAGAATTATACGCCTCCATCTTCAAGACTGGTATATGATTCCGGTGAGCCTCGCCTGTTCTTTAGATCGGATGATGGCAAGGTATATGATACTTACGCCAACGCCATAAAAGGCTCGTCCGGCGGGCGGGTCGAGGCCGGGTTCTTGGCCGGCAGTGTCGAGGAGAGCGACATCCCTACCGGAGCGACGGACATCTCCTTCGGTTCTTCTTCCATAACTCTCAATAACAAGGAGTCATTCATCCCGGTCCTTGGCATCAGTTCAGACTCTAATATAAGCACCCGTGGAGGGTTTGTCAATTACCTTATCAAGAAAGGTATGTTAAGCGGTGAGCGTATAAGGCTGGGGGATAGGTATTATCTTACCGGGGCCGGCAACTCCGATGGTCTTAAGATCTATAACGCTATGGATGCCTTATCCAGCCTTAGGAATAGATTTGGAAGTCAGTCCTCTGAGATGAACGTATTGGGTTCTATAGGTTTTGATACGGAGGTGAGCGACAATCTTGATCTTATCACGACATCCGGGGAGAAGGTTACGGTAAGCAGGTCTGAGATTAAAGGCATGTTAAGGCAAGGGCGGTTCGAGGAACTTAATAACAGGTATGATGGGTTCATGGAGCTAGCGCTATCGTTAATGATGGAGGATAACGCCTTATACGGAAGCAATGTCCGTGGCGTTATTGAGAACGAGAAGGCGGAAGATCTTCAAAACAGGACCGATATAACCAACATCTTATCCACATTAGGTATCCGTGTGATGGGTATGTCCGAATATATGGATAAGTATAAGATGCGTAATGGCGTAGATCCTTCCGCTAGGGCGTTATCCGATATGGCTAATGGCGTGATAGCATTGGCTGAGGGGGCTACGGTAGAGGATCTTAATGAGGAGGTGGCTCACTTCTTGATCGATACTTATCGTAACCAGCAGGAGATCGACGAGATACTTGATTCTGTCGAGGGAACTTCATTATGGAACCAATTCGCTGGTCGTTATTATGAGGTATATGGGAAGGAGTACCAAGGAGAGGAGTTAGACCGGATGGTGAAGCGGGAGATCCTAGGCAAAACGTTGGCCCAGCGGTTCGTCCCGGGCATGGAACAGGCGGTGGAGGATCTGGCATCGGATGAGGACGCCCAGCTTTCTTTGTTTGGCAGGATGATACGAGCCATACGTAATTTCTTTACTAGCCAAAGATCAGACTTGAATAAGGTTCTTGATAGGATAAAGGAGTCGGCGTTAGCTGATGATCCAAGCGCATTTGACGTGCTTCTGTTAAAGGATAGCGACCATCTTATGTACTCATTATCGGATGTTGATGTGGCTAATAAGCTGATCAAGAACGGTAGGTCATTGGAAAGACTATATACCAGATTGCAGAGGATGAGGTCAAGCCAAAGCCAGAGGATCGGTGAGAGTATCTCCCTTCTACGTGATATAGGCGAGAAGGTAAGACAAGTCGGTGGTGAGCTAAATAAGAATAACAATCTATTATCCACCAAGAGCGTCATAGCGACCGCCAAGGCTGAGGTGGAGTATTTGGTCACTGTCGCCAGTAGCCTACGTAAGAGCGGAAAAGGATTGGATTATGAGACGATACAGGTTATCGATAACGTATATGGGGAGATAGTTCCTCTGATCAGGAACCTTCGTGGATTCGTCAATAATCAGGCGGCTGATTATTATGGCAGCAATAAGGTTGGTATGGTAGAGGATATGGATGATATATTACGTATGGCTGAGACATCCATGTCTGATATAAATGCTCTTCGAAGTGATCGTAATGAGGACTGGCTGGATGGACAGCTTCGGATGTTTAATATCCCGGAAAGATATTGGAATGGGATAAAGAAGTTGATAAATAACATCCATAAGGATATCAATGTCATGTCCCGATTCTTTGGCACACTGGAGCATAGTGGTAACGCTATCTTAGGCATGTTAGGGCAACGTCTTGCCAAGGCTTATAACGACGCTCATGTTGAGGGTGTGGCTAATATCAATAAGATGACTAAGATGATGAAAGAGCGTGGATGGGGGATAAAGGATAATGAGGATCTTATACAGAAGATAAACGGTAAGAACTCTGATTACCTTGATTCGTCCCGTGATTTCGCTAAATATGATTTACTGTATCGGACAGAGCAGGCGAAAGCTATTATTGATATATATGATCTTAAAAAGGTTACGGGTAAGACCGAGAAGCAACTTATCGACATGCTTTTATCTGATAAGGGGCTTAAGGTCAAGACTCGTGATGATATCGTAGGATATGATGGGGATAAGCCTATTACGAAGGCCGTGTATCATGTATTCAAACCTACCATCCAGAATTTTGATATCTCGGACATGACGTTCGAGGATCAGCAACGGTATCTGGATACGATAAATAGGTGGTTGGATGAGAACCAAGAGAAACCTATGGTGCAGGCTTATTACGATAAGATCGAGAAAGTTAATAAGAAGGTCGAGGAAAGACTGGGTCGTAGGGTATCGCAAGCCACGTCCGATTTCATGACCCGTATCCGTAGAAGCCGGTATGTGGCTATGGATAAGTTCGTGAGGAACGGGAAGGTCGATTGGAAGGCGTTTCAATCCGATCCTATGGCTTGGAGATCTTATCTGGATATTTTACGTGATAGGGCTATAGCCAAGAGCGAGTGGTATTCCGATGGGACACCAAAGGAAGAGGGATCCGAGGCTCTGATGATGTCCGAGGAGATCAAGGCATGGGACGAGGCGTGGGCCGAGGAGTTCGGGAATACCAACGAGGGCCGTAAGGCTTCCGCCGAGTTCAAGGAGATACTTCGTGGGATAGAGCGGTCCGAGGGCGGCAAGGCTGCGTTTGAGTTCCTGCTAGCTGGCGGTCATCTTGGCTTCTCCAAGGATATGTGGGGATCCGAGGAGGGTGATTATTACGAGAATCTGGTTGATAAGATCACGGAGCAATCTGTATCATCATCAAGGATAGAGAAGGCAGAGGAGGCGATGGCGACAATAAACGAGATCAATGACCAGCTAAGGCCCTTGCTTATCCAGTACCGGGATAGCACGAGATACGGGGAATATGATTTCGATAGGTTACGTGGATCCGCCTCATTAAGAAAGATAAACGAGTTATATGATCGTCTGGCTGAGGCTAAGAGCGTTATTAACGCCGCCGCTTCCGCTGAGGCTATTGAGATGGATATGCCTGATACGGTGGAGAGTGGAGTCACGGATTCTTACCGTAACGCTTTAAGGGATGCCATGGCATACGACAAGGGTATGGATGAGATTAAATTCGCCAAGGAACATATGTCTGCCCGCTCCCGGAGTCAGGTGGATAGGATGGCCGCCAAGTTATCTCGGAAAAACCCGTCATGGACGACCGTGGAGGTATCGTTTTTGAGAAGGAAATACGGTCCTGACTTCAATAATAAGCTAGCTAACGACATAGCGATGGGTAAGACTGATAAGATCCTTGTCGAGTACGCCAGAACCCGGTTGTATCCTTATATGAGGAAATATTCTCCCAAAGGGTATTCTGATTTCATCAGAAAGATAAATAACGGTATATATAAGGTATCCGAGTTCTTTGATGCCATAGAAAATGGTATATCCGAGAAAGAGAGCGTATCCCGTTTCGGGTTCGATATTAATATGATTGATCTGACGATCAACAACCAGTGGCTTGATGAGGCCGATGCCGAGAGTTCTTTCCGTAATCCTAATTATAATCCCGATCTGGGTTATGGGTATCATACGCCTAGGTTCGATAAGTACAAGAACGAGGCTTTTTTCAAGAAATACGGTATTACCAACGAAGGGGAGGAAGCTACGATCAATAAGGATAAGTGGGAGATGAGGAAGGAGCTGCTTAACATAAGCCGTAAGGCTATGGAGGATTATGATGAGCGATTCCGGAACATCTACCAAATACCACAGATATCCAAGGGCGGCGTGGAGAGGATGGTGCAGGCCGGGGTTGACCCGAAGGCGGCCATCGGCAACGCCGTACGTGATATCGTTGGCGAGAGGGTGGATGACCCTATACATGGTCAGGGGCAAGACCTAGGAGGGATTGACGAGAACGATAACAAATATCGTATGATCCCCAAATACTATCTTAGTAAGCTGGAGAACGCCAACGACGTGTCCCATGACTTCGCCTACTCCTATTCCATGTTATCCTTGCAGGCTACCGCTTACAAGTATAAGAGGGCGGCCTTGGATGATGTCATGGGATACAGGAACATGATGCTGGAGACGCAATACGACGGCGGTAAGAACCCGGAGGCCACTCACGCCTATAGGATGTTTCAGGACTGGGTTAACGCCAGCATCTACGATGTCAGGATAAATAATAATCGGGCGGAATGGAATATAGGTAATTATAAGGTCGATCTTAATAAGCTGGCTCTTATGTTTACCAAATTCGTATCCAAATCCAACCTAGGCTTCTCCCCATTCGTCGCGGCTACCGGCGCCCTTACCGGGCAGGCCAACTTCCTTTTGGAAGGTATGGTAGGGCAGTATATAAGCAAGGACTCCATGAAGTACGCCTATGGGGAAGCCCAGAAGCAGTTAAGTACGTACGTGTCGGAGATCGGGGATATAAACCGCACCAACAAGCTATATGTCGTTGGAGAGGCTCTAGGCGTGTTCAATGTCCGTAACCGTGTACGATCGGCAGCGTATAACAAAATCTGGAGAACCTTATTCCGGGACCTGCCGTTTAAGATGATGGAGGTTCTTAACTCCCCGTTGGATCCGCAGGTCATTATCTCGGTCATGGATGATACCCGCCTATACGAGGGTCAGTTTTGGTCATACTCCAATTTCAAGGAGATGATGATGAAAGACAGAAATATGTCCGCTAACGAGGCTAAACGCGATTGGGAGCGTTTAAGGGATTATTCTATGTGGAACATGGTAGATGTCAAGGACGGAAAGATTGTGGCTAAGAATGAGGCTAACAAGGATATTATAGACCGATATATACCCACCTTGTCCAGTAGGGTCAGGAGCATGGTGCAGATCTGCGACGGCGCCTTGAACGAGCAGAACCGGGTGGGGGCTAGCCGGAACGCTATCCTTAATATGGTGCTGCCTCACCGTGGATGGTTTATATTGGCCGTACAGCGGGCGTATAAGAAAGCTGGTTTCAATTTCCAGACCAACCAGTTTGAGGAAGGATATATGAGAACGTTATGGAGACTGGCCGGTAATGTCTATGGATCGATGTCCGAGGGCAGGATGGGGGAGGCATATGACGTGCTTAAGGAAGAGTATGATAAGCTTACCCCCTACGAGCAGATCAATATCAAGAGATCGATTATCAACATGGCGGTATTCGCTACGATGATGGCCATAGGAAGGGCGTTGATGGGATATAGGGAGGATAATGAGGATAGCTGGTTCGGGCAGTTCATTACCTACATCGGGTTCAGGACGATCAATGAGATCGCCTCCCAGACATCCCCGTTCATGGAGCTTAACGCCATAGACATGCTACAGGATCCGCTAGTCACCGCCCGGAAGTTAGGCGACCTCACCGATCCTCGAAACTGGGATCCGTTCGCTACCGTCCAGACCGGCGTATATAAGGGCGAGAGCAAACTATGGAGGCAGCTCATGAAGTTCTCGTTTGGTAAGCAATGGTATAATATCAAGACGGCTAGGGATATTAAGCAGACATCCGACTACTGGCTGATGACCAACGGCATGACGATGGGATTCTTCTTAGGAGGCAGGGATAAGGACGAGTCTGGGGAGGACGCTAATTGGTACTTTGACAGGGGAAGATAACTGATATAGTATGACGAAAAAAAATAGCCAGTCAATTGTTTAAGACAATTTGATTGGCTATATTTGCATTATGAAACAATGAATGACGGGATCTCACTTCAAGGTCATTCAATGTGTAAGATATTTTTGGCTCATTAGGATTTGTCGAGGTGAGATCCGACATCTCCTTTTGGGCCTATTTTTTATATCATGTGTAATATTGTTTTGAATGATGATTTATCTATCAGATCGTATTTCGAGAAGGTTCTTGAGTTAGTTAAATCCGGAGAGGATTTCCCTGTTAACCTAGATGAGGTTTGGCCTTTGATATATTCTGATAAGGGTAAGGCTGTTAGGGTTCTTACTGGTGATAATGGGTTTATTAAAGATATTGATTATAAAGTTTTTACCAAAAATGGTAAAAACCCTACCGGGGGAAGACCAACAATTGTATATATGATATCTGTATCTTGCATGGAATATTTAATAGCAAGGAAAGAAAGACGAGTATTTGATGTATATAGAAGCGTATTTCACGGCACAGCAAATGCTTTAAATAAAACGGAAGCATCTGTAGAAAAGAACCTTCCACATAATTATATAGAAGCATTAGAAGCGTTATTAGCATCTGAGAAAGAAAAACAGGCATTAGCTGAAGCCAAGAAAGCAGCGGAGGAGGCTAAGATGATATCCGATAACATTATTAAAGAACAAGCCCCTAAGGTAGGATTCGCCGAAACAGCTATTATGGCCAATGACAAAGGTGATGATATGTTGATTCGTGATGTTAGGAGAGAACTTGAGTCTCATGGATGTGATATAGCGGAAAGATCTCTAAGAGAGTTTTTACAAGAGCAGGGTTTCTTTTACAAGAATAATAGAGAGTGGATATTAACGGAGAATGTTATGAAGAAGGGTTACGCACATTACAGATACAACACGGATACCGGGATCAGGAATACGGTTTATATGACCAGAAAGGGATTTGAGAAAACGTTATATAATATCAGGAATATACCTAAATCAAGAGAATCCTTTATTTCTTTTGGCGGTAAGATATTCGATTAAAATAGTAGAAGGATAGGATATTATCATCCTATCCTTCTTATTTTTGTTATACTAAATTATAGATCCATCTTTTGTGACTATAGGAGTTCCTGCTGGTAATATCCTGAAATTAACGCCAACTATTATAAAATTTCCTTCTGGATCTGGATCTTTACATATTAAATATTCTTTCCCATGAAAGCATGTACGTTTAGGATCGTTTAAGAACTCATCGAATTGGGCTAACTCATCATCCTTTAATCTAAACTCTTGTTGATAATCTTTTGCTGTCTTCATATTTGTAATTTTATAAAGTTCTTAGACGATGAGGTATTCTGCCTACTCCGCAAAGTCCCCCATTTTCTGATTTGACAATTTTTACCCCATCAAATCTAATAAGAAAAATTCTTTCTTGCAAAGTCCAATGTCCATATAATGATTTTTTAAGGTTGTTATATATCTTGTAATAAATACTCTTCTATTTTCTTAGCCATATCAATAAGCATCTCACATCTAAGGTTATTAAACTCCTTACAAAACCTCATGTCTTCCTCATGCTTTTCCTCAGGCGATCTGTTATCAATTACGCTGTAGCATGGTGACGAATACACGGGGATAGGTCTCATGGCCTCTATAGCCAATTTAATGGCCTTTTCACTGATCTCGCTCATATAATCCTCTTTTTGCACCCATATAATACCACTGTTAAAGCAATTTGGGTTTTCTAACTGGCAATTTCCATTGTCATAAAAACAACATCCTGTACAACATTCTTTCTCTATCTCTGAGACAGCCATGAATCTCTTCTCTTCATATATCATGGTATCTCCTTTTTCTATCTTATTCCTCTTTGTCTTCATCTTATCAAATTTTTATATCCTACACGTTTTAATTCCTCTTCGGTAGCTTTCTTCTTAGGGAACTTCCCATGCCATTTCCCGGGCACCACGACATCACGGCCGTCGGGGCTGGTAGCCAGCCTCCCGCATTCGCTGCACAGCCCCATGCCCTTGTACGGCTGTAGTTCCTTGGCATAGTCGAATTTATCCACCATATACTCGTTTGTCAACATCCAATAACTAGACGTAGCGGTATTATCAACGCAACCGCATTTAGCGCATACAAATAAGCTCATATTTTAGTATCGTTAAATGTCGTTATCCTTATCATCGTCAACCCTCTCCACCTTAATCATCCCCATATCGCCTGAAGGTAACGTCATGTCGCTATACACGTTATTCCAGTTCTCGTCAATAGCCAATTGATGCAGTATTGATCTATATATCTGGTAGGTGTTTCCGATAAGTCTCTTTCTATTGATCATATCTTTACTACCTCCATCATACCCTATATGTTCATAGTCTTCGAGATCCGGGAACAGCCTTCTTCTTATAGCCATCGAGTTATTTGCTATAAAGCTTCTTATCCCCAGCGACTCCGTCCTGTCCATATCATCTATCAAAGTTTCCGTGGTATGCTGAAGATCCATGTCTCCGGCTGCGTATCTGCTTATGTCCTCCACGCACCGGGATATCAGCATCAGTTGTTCCCTTGTCAATGTTATTTTATAAAGTTGTTTGTTGTTCATATCCTTCTATTTTATTTATCATCTCGAATATTTTCACCGCTATCAACGGCACTATGGCATTACCATAAGCCTTTATTGATTCTTTTCTCCATTTCCCGTAAGGAATGGTAAGGTTGTCCACATTAAAGGGTAGCCCATCATTTCCTCTACAAATAGGGGACTGAGTTGGAAAACTCTTCCATTGAGTCGATCCCCGTCCATCCCAATCACGGCAGGCATATTTCTTAAAGAGTCTGTTCTCGGTGCTCCGTTGCTTTTTGTCATCTTCCTTATCGTACAAGAACCTGTGTGATCTGAGGCCACTGGTGTCGGTAATAAGTCTCCGTATTTTATCCCTTGTTTGGGAAGTGAACTCAAATCCATGAATCTTGTCTTCCCGTCCTTGTCGCAAACCTTCAACCCTTGCGTCTGAACAGTCGGAAGCAATGAACCATATCCTATACCGTTTATGTGGCGCTCCGACACCGCAAGCTGGAACAATGATCGGTTGGACGGAATATCCTTCACGTTCAAGATCGTCGCAGATGGTATTGATGATATATTCTTGCTCAAGTATCGTTTCCTTGTAATTTTCTTCATCTTGATCACTTTTCGTTTCCACGTCAGTTTCACTACCGGGTTGAACCATATTGGTGATTCCAGCAACATTCTCGCCAATAACCCAGAGCGGTCTTGTCTCTCGTATGACTCTAAGCATTTCCGGCCAGAGATAACGGTCATCATCCGCTCCCTTTCGTTGTCCAGCGACGCTAAATGGTTGACAAGGGAAACCTCCGGTGAGCACGTCGATTTTCCCTTTCCATGAAGTGAAATCAGTTCTTTTAATATCTTCATATAATACTGTTTTTGGAAAATAATATTTTAATACACTTTGACAGAATGGATCTATCTCGCATTGAAAGACATTGTTCCATCCTACCTCTCTAGCGGCTAAATCAAAGCCTCCTATACCTGAGAAAAGACTAGCGTGATTCATTCCATCTTATTTGATATTAATTTTTCTTTTATATGTTTAGATATATCAATTATCTCATCTTTTATATTGCAGTCATCTTTTAATAATGAACCAAATATACATGATATGGCGCCCTTTAGGCCTAGCGCTATCCCTATCTCCAATATTTTTTTATCGGTATTAGAGATTTCTACAGGTTCATATAATATTGATGATATGTTGTTAACGACGTATATTATATCATCTTCATTCATTGATGTAGATTTATCGACAATAGCTATAAAATCTTTTATAATCATAATATAAGCTATTTTTATTTCTTTTATCGTATCATCGCTTAGATGTCTATCTCTTATATGCCTTTCAACATACTTGTTTGCTAGATTCTCTATTTTGTCCATTTGTGCTATCAATTATTTAGTTAATAATAGATCATAGTCCTCTTCGTCTATACTCCCATTATTGTTGACATATATAATGAAATCATTTAAAAGCACGGTCTTATCCTTGGATAAGGCTTTTATAATAAACTCTCCATCATCTTTCAACATCACATGCACAGTATCCCAGATAACATATTTTTGACATTCTCTCTCAATCCTTTTGGTTATATTGAGCATCTTCTCGTATGCTTCTTTATGCCTTTTGATCATTTTGTCTAGCTCAGTCGTATCATTTTCCCGTATAACCGTGAATATATACTCCTTGTTACAATTCCAACATTTTATTAGTCTTTCTGATCCACACTTCTTGTCCTTGTAGAAGAAGCATCCCCTACATGGCTCCTCATGGTCGTAGCTTAATACTACAAGCAGCTCCATGCCATTCTTGTATATCACGTCTCCTTGTTTCATCTTGTCTATTTTATTAATCTCATTATCAATATAGCAAAGTTGAATATTATCCATACTATAGATATCCAGAATGTTATACTCAACATAAGACCTATGTTCTTAGGTATAGGATCTACTCTCCTGAATGTAAGGATCATGAATATAAATGTCTTGAAGTTCATAATTTACGATATTTTTCTATATAGTTAACTATTAGATCCTTGACACCTTTAGGGACATTAATTAGCTTAAGGTTACCTTGGAATATATCCTTACCGTACTCGTCCATGATCACCCCGAATGAAGGATTCATGATTCTTGTCGATATACATATCGGTTGGTCGGTATCGAATCTGATAACGGCTACCTTCTTCTCGTTTATCGCCTTCTTTAGGGCTATATAAAGCTTATGACCTTTAACAATGTCACAATTACCTTTCATGATCTTAGACATATATATGATATGCTCTTTCTTCACATTGCTGAGATTGTCCATCAGTTTAAGATCTCCACCAACAGATTTCCATTTTTTGAAGCAAGATATGCATAGACAATAACTGGACTTGGCGTTCCTCGGCATCATCCTGCTGCTACCAGCGGGAACCGTATCGCCACAGCAGACGCACGTCCGGTCTTTGTTGGTGCGTACTGGGCCATAGCTGTTTATCGGGTATTCTTTTTCTTTAAGCATCTTTTTCTGTTTTCAAAATTATCATCACCATATTCATAATTAGGACAAGCCTTATTGCTTGGGCGTCTCGTATAAGTCTTTTGCTCCCTATCATATTTCCTGTTAGGGTTTATATAATGGTCGCACACTTGCCAAATGGAGCAGCATACTTTCCCGTATCTTTTCGCCCATTCCCGATCATGTAGATGTACACAAGTGGCGCAAGTTGGGTTCTTGAGCTTATCCTTATTCTCATCTATGATCTTATTGACCCGATCAAGAATAACATGCATTTTTTCAATATTTATGACGTTAAATGCGTCTGGGCATGGAAGATATGTCATTGAGCTTATATCTATGTCCATTTCCTTGGATTTATTGTAAGCTGATTTGTATTTCCTTCTCATCAAATCCTTTAATTGATTTACTTTTCTCTCATAAGTCCCCATATTTCACTCAGTTTTCCATCCTTGTTTTTTCAATAGATCCACCATCATCTCCTTTATCTTAGGGCTAATGGCTTCGGTAAGTATATCAGCGGCCAAGTTAATAGAGAAGCTTGTCATTCTAGATTCTCCTATATACTTCTCGCTGGTAACTTCTTTCACATAGTCGTGAATATCCTTGATCATTTCATTTTGAGATCTTAGGAGATCCAGTATCTTATCGAGTTTATCATTCATCTTTTTTCTCGAATATACCTGACAATAACCAGAAGACCACTATCAAAAAGAAAAATAGCCCAAGAGCCTCATCCGGATAATCATGCATCGCCTCTAAGATACTTCTCATAACTTAACATCCATTTTACCGATTATACGATAGAAAATATCCCTAGTCAGCTCAATATCGTAAGTAGCGTCATGAAGCTTATTCTCGTCGATCTCAATACCCATAGTTCTGGCTACGGTCATCAACTTAAAGTTCTCCATATCGTTTCTTACGCCCATCAGGAACGGTGTCACCATAACATATACATCCATACAGTTAGGATAGAACCATGATCCGAAATACTTATCCCCACATTGGGTAAATAAAGCCCGTAGGAAGTTGTTGTCGAATCCGGCGTTGTTATACCCCACCAAATACATTTTATCCCTCTTATCGAACTTATTCACGTATTTGGATAATATACCAACTAACTGCCTGTACCCTTCTTCCATAGGCTGATACGACTGCACTTGCTCCAAGGTAACACCAGCCACATCCAGCGCCTCTTGCTCTATCGTGGCGGCAGGGTTCGGGGCTAGGCGGATGTCGAACCTCTCAGTCTCCTGCCCGTCGATATCCACGATCCCTCCTATTTGGTGTATCCCGTTTCTCCAGAACTTAACCCCGGTTGTCTCTAAATCAAAAAATAGTAATTTGCTCATGTCTATTTATTTTGTTAATTTATCATTATCTAAGAACTAGTCGTGAAATGCTTTTATAATATATACTCCCATCAACTCTTTTACCTTCAAAGAAGTATATCCAATATTCTAATGAAGAACATCCAAAAGCAAGACATAGATTATTTATCGCATATCTAAAGTATTTCTTGCCTGAACGAAATAAGATTTGAAATTCTTTATTATTTAAATGGAGTCTTTTTTTGGTTTTTCTTTTATTCATGTTTATAGTTTTATTTTAAATGTTCCTTAATCTTATCCAATGCCTTATAAGACAGATAGCTGTCTATAGTATTATCGCTATCTATTTCCAGCAACTCATTAAACAAGTCTTTAGCCAATGCTTTCCACTGCTCTCCCCAATCACGGAGATTCTCGACCTTTGACCGTATATCCTCGAAATAAGAATCTACGTCTGATTTGATTGATTTTGAATAATATTTAACATCCTCCTCGTCCCCATCCATAATATAATCACATTGTGTCCTGATATCTTTTATATGACTGTCTATATCACTGCACATATAATCAACAGGTTTACGTATATTGAATATAGCTTCTGACGTAAGACCGGTTATATCTTGTATGTCTTTTAAATTACCCATGATTTAATCAATTAAATACCAACCATCCACCTGCAAATCCCATTGCGAAAATAGATAAGATTATAGATGTGAATAATATCCAATCTTTTGCGCTTAACTCATTATTATCTCTCTTTATTTTATTAAGATAATCATATATAGCTATATAGACAGCATGGTGAATATTCTCGTCTCTAGCCCTTACGATATTATCATATTCATTATATCCTAGATTATGGGTGGCGCTTTCGATCCTCATATTCCCCGTAACCTTTTTATTTACATCGAAATCGAAACTAACCACTATATCGGTGGTTAGAGCGCTGGCGATTTTGCTTTTTATCTCATCATTACTGAGATTAGCATCGTGCACTAATCGCTCATAGTCTTTATCGTCAAGAATTATCTGTTTTTTAATGTTCATATCCCTAATATTTCTGCTACATAAACAAATCCATAACATATATAATTATCAGCGTCATGCTCACCCCAATTCACATGCCATACGACGGCGCACGGGAAATATAATGGCATATCCTCAGCCATAGGATCCTCTTTGAAGTCATCAATGTTTATCTTCTCCCTCCACCTCCACAGGTCTTGGATATTGTTCAAAATTAATTTCTCCATAACTATGACGGATATTAGATGTTAGTAATTCTATAGCCAAGCTGATCATGGCTCCCGCTTCAGTAAGTTGATTCATTTGGGCGTACATTTTATGCTCTGCACTACGATAAGCCTCTCTACTACTTATGGTGTCTAGTAAATCATCTATAGCGTTTCTAAGAAGATCGGTCATCCCATGCCCTCCTATGCCCTTGAAATAATAAATATCACGACCAGCGTAAAACATGTCCTGATATCTTTTAGCTACATACTCTATCCCGGATAGATGGTATTTCTCGTTGTCTATCTCCACCTCTCCTTCTTCTATAGCTCTCAACAACTTCCAATCTATCTTTACATCAGCTTGACGATTTTTTACCTTTACATAGGCATATCCGCCATAATGAGAACCCAGCGTCCTCATCGTAAGTTCATTGACTTTTTGTTTGTCTCCATCCATAATAATCTGGTTTTTAATGTTGATACAAAGATATGATTTAAACAAAAATAAAAGCATGAATAATATTAAAATAATATTAATCATGCTTAAATATAAATATATCCCTTCTAGTTCTCACGGATATACGTATTCGTATTCATCTGGAGGGGATGTCTTGTATTCAACATCGCACTCCATAGTTGTAAATTTCATAGAAAATCATAGAAATAATTAAGATATTCTACTCCATTTTAGACGCTTCAACACAACTGGCAACCCGGCTGCTCTGCGTCCGTATAGCCGCATCAACTCCTACGGCTTGTATGTTTATCGCGGCGTTGAGATCCCTGTCGATCTCCATGCCGCAATCTTTGCAGACAAATGTTCGATCCGATAATTTCAGATCTTTATTCTTCCAGCCACATCTTGAACAGGTTTTCGAGGATGGGTAAAAACGATCTATAACAATCAGTTCTTTACCATACCACCTACACTTGTATTCAAGTTGGTTACGGAACATCGAGAAAGAAGCATCATATACAGAACCGGCAAGTTTGTGATTCTGTAGCATACCGGAAGCATTTAGATTCTCAATACAGATAACATCGTAATTATTTACCAGCATCGTGGTCAAATTATGCATGTACCATGAACGCTTGTTGGCTATATCACGATGAAGTCTTGATACTTTTAGCCTGCATTTGTTTCTTCGATTACTTCCTAATTTCTTTCTTGATAAATGCCGTTGCATCCTTTTTAACTTCGCTTGGTTCTCACAAAGAAAGTGGGGATTCTCAACAGCAATCCCATCAGATAATGTAGCTAATGTCTTAATCCCTAAATCAACTCCGACTGTTTTGCTAGTTTTCTGTTTGTAACACTGTTCTGTTTCTACAAGAACTGATACGAAATATTGACCAGCACGGTTCTTTGAAACGGTACAGGAGATAAAACGAGCGTTGTCTGGAACTCCACGATCGATAACAATCTTAACCCATCCGATCTTTTCGATCCGGATCTTATTGTTAGTGATTTTAAACTTCGGGAACGGCAATCTAAACGACTGGTTGTCGTGTTTATTTTTGTAATTCGGTTTACCGAGTTTTTCTTTCCTGTTCTTGTTGAAGTATTGTCTGGAGAACTCAATAAAATCACGTTGCTTCTGCTGCAAGGTGGCTGCCGATACTTCATTTAACCAAGGTTTTTCAATAACAAGATCCGACTTTGTCGGGAATTTCGGATTAGGGTTTGTTTCTTTATCGTATGAGTTAAATGAGTCAACACAAGCATTCCATACAACACGTACGCATCCGAATGTTTTTGCAAGAAGTTCTTCTTGTGTTTTGTTCGGATACATACGATATTTATATGAACGCTTTATTAGACTCATCATCAATTCATTTTAATATATTAAATATACAAATAATTCTATGATTTTACAATGGATTACTATCGATTTTGTAATTATTTAATCATACTTGTCTCCTCTTCTGTATACTAACGCTACCCAACAGTCGTATTTTTTGCTGTATCCTATAAGAGGGACATTAGCCATAGGCGGATTATCCTCCGTTTTGTACCTTATTCTTGCTGTTTGTTTTATACTCATATAATCCATTTTTTAATAATGTTGTTATCAGTGAAAATAATGTATCTATAAGAAGTCTCTCGCTACTCCAACATATAGGGATCTCGTCTATGTCTCTATACGCTACAGACCATGCATGTTTTAGCTTATAACATTCTAATGTACAACCCTCTATCTCATATGGGAGTAAATTCAGTAACGTCCCTACATCCCAAACAGGGTTGGATATATCCGGGGTAACGGCCTCGATCAGTCCTATACGACCAGCGTCATCCTCCATAGAATGTAATTGATCCAGATACTTGTCTCTGAAACCGATGGCGGTGGAGATAGGGAGGCCGGCCTCGACCAGCACCCTCCCCTGTTCTTTTGTGGTGAATATCCTTTCTTTCATCTAACCCTTGATCTTTTTCTCTACAGTAACGATCGTATCATTATGCCATCCCCCATGAGCCACGAGAAGAATCTCCTGCTGCTCGAAACCAAGACCGGCCCCTATACCGCCGGAGTTCCATGCGCAGGTAATGACCACCCCGCCTTTCTTGGTGATCCTAGCTATCTCATTCTTCTGCCTAGCCCAATAACTAGATTGCGTTGTTTGCATATTAACAGATCCTCCAAGTCTTTTATACGACTCAGATACCTGCCTCGGAGAATATGGTGGATCATATAATACCATATCAGCCATATTATCCTTAAGACCACGCAGGAAGTCTGTGGCGTCTTTATGATACATAGCTTTAGTATCAGGGTCAAGATCGTTGGTGATTGTCCCTATATCGCTGTTTCTGGCGAATGGATCCACTATAACCATCCCCTCTTCTCGATATTTATCTATAAGTTCCCTTATCGGTTTTATGCTGAATGTCTCGCTGTTCGGCATTGACCATTTCTTGTTTATAATCATCTCTTAACTCTGTTTTAAATTTAAGCTTCATAGTACTTCTAGGTACAGGATCGCATATGTCATCCCACCAATTCTTGTGCCCTTTCGGTGGATGTATATCCTTTTTCCATAAAGATCCCTTAACTGTCTTGATTCTTCCGTATGGTCTCATTTTGCTCGTGTTTACCTTCACATGTCACATTATATCCGTTTCTAATGACCCGAACATAAGCTCATCAGTAATCTTGCGAAATTCCTTTACAATATCATTTATCTGCTTACGTTCGATGCTCCTTAGCAAATGGGCTATCACATCCACTGTCCATCCATTGCCCGCTAAAGACATGGCCGTATTTGGGGCTATCCCGTCAAGGTAATCATCCGGCAATGTCTGTAGCCTACACATCTCCACCGGGGTCAGGTATCTGAATTTGTCTTTTATGTCAAAGGCGTTAGGATATCTTCCGGGAGGTAACGATGAGATTACGTTATCTTTCATAACCGTTGTCAGGCAATTACTTTTCTTGATGGGAGTGGTATTCTTATCTTTTCTTATCTCCAGACATTGCGTTATTTTTATGCCCATGTCACAATCCTTTCGATACCCGTCCTCTCCTATCCTTCTACCGACAATGGTTCCTATATATCTCCCTCTTATGGCTCCCGGATTCCAACCCTTGTCATGCTCTAGAATATCATCCAATGATATATGCTTGTCTTTCGGCATTTCTACCGGCCAATTACACCAATAAAGGCGATGCCGGGTCTGTGCCGAGACCAAGGCACTATCGATCTCCACCGGCTCCACGCCAAGCTCCTCGGTGATCACCCAGCGGTGCTCGTCCCGCATCCGGACGTTCTCGCCCAAGAACAGGACCTTACCTTTGGTTTCCTTTCTTAAATGCTTTACGATGTCCGAGAAGCAAAAGAAAAGCCTTCCACGAGCGTCCATGAATCCCTTACCCTTACCTGAGCTAGAGAAGCTCTGGCAACAGAACCCTCCCATGACCAGATCTATGTCTTTCCAAGGGATATCCCATGTTCTCCAGTTATTAACATCCCCTAATTGAATAATATTAGGAAAATGTTTTTGACTTACCTTTATGCATGTCTTGTCTATCTCTGAGGCATAGTAAGTCCCAATAGGTATACCGGCTCTTTGTAATGCTAGATATCCACATGATATCCCATCAAACAATGATAATACATTCATATTGTTTATCGTTTATTTATGCAATTCTATAGCAATTGTATCATCAAAATGATCATTGACTATATCTCCCTTCTCTTTTATAGACATATCAGATAAAGAGGCAGGGTAGGATGTTATATAATCATTCGTATTTATAACAACCCTTATTTCCTTACTCTTATCCTTGACAAGCATCAATTCGTCTATCAAATCTTGTACTGTCATATTTTTCTCCGCTTTCATAAATCCTGTTTTTATTTATTTTCATGGTCTAAAAATATCCTTTGCGATCATATCAAGGGATATTTTATGTATCTTAGGTAAGACCTTAACCAATTTTATACCAAAATTTTCTCCTCTCTTAACAAAAGTCCATTTACCATATATGATTCCATGCATCATATTCTGTATTACTTCCTTACTGTCTGTCAAGAATACTTGGTAATAGACACTTTTGGCATAATTAAAATCCTCCCCATGATCATTTGCCGGTCTTAATATCATTACGGCGGAGGAGCATCCACGGACGAACCCGTATATCTCAAGGCATTCATCAAACTCATAATTATCGCGTTCCTCATCATGAACATCCTTAACCCATTTACATGGTCTCCCGTCCTTAAACGGGATTTTTAACTGTTTCTTTGCCATCTTTTAAATTGTATTATAATGTTATTACCTGCTCATAGGTGAGCGTACCTTTGTAACCTCTAGCTTTTAGTTCCTCGATAAGTTCTCTAGGTTTGAATTTGGCTAGACCCGGGTTGGCAAACACTTTCGTTAATTTACCCCCCCCCCATCTGCATTGGCTTTTTTGGACGATTTGTAGGCATTTACACAATCCTTACAGTAGTATCCAAACCCATCCTTTTGTGATTTGTTCTTATAGAATTTATCTACTGGTAATTCTTTACCACATTTCTTGCATATTTTAGTCTCCATGTCTATTAAATTAAATTATGATTCAATGTTTTCAATCTTAAATTCCCAGTCCATAGCGTCATGCGTTGCTTTAAATCTGTTTCTTTATGACAATTTGGTTCCCGTATTGAGGTATAATGCATAAACCTTCATTCAATCCATTTATTTCCAGTTCCCCAAAATTATTTAGATTTATAATAAACTCATTACCAACCCAATCAAAAACTCGTATGCCATTTTTAACTTCTATTTCATCGTCACCGCAGCGATGATTAATAATATGCACTTTCATTACCTTCGTCCCTGTTGTCCTATATTTATAACTCTCAATTTATCATATTCCTCTGAAAGAATCCCATGATCAAACAATTTGTTAGCGTCTATCTTAAGACTTCTATAATTGTCAGTTATATTGATATCACTCCACAAGTTCAATTTTCCCTTATCATCCAATTGCATATGGATAAAACCTTTTGTCACCTTCTTTCCGGCTTTAAGAGCCTCTACGTCTTTATCGGTAATCTTTTTCATGCTTTCGATATTTTATCATTATAGTTAAATTCATCTTTCATTCTGATCTTTATACCTCCATATGATAATTCCTTATGAGCTGTAACAAAATAATCAACCGCATCTTCATCTAATAAACTATGCGGACACCTTTCCCATACAGGGTTTTGATCTAGATGACCCCATGTGGCTACAAGTAACCTATTCTTGTCATTATCAATAGCTATTTTGTATGTCCCTGTAGTAGCCTTACGTTTAATGATCGCTCCATTTAACATCTGTTTCTTAGCCCAGCTCCATGAACCTCTCAACCCAAATGTTTTTATAACCCAGTCATTTATCTTCTTCATTTCAAGTTATTTGTTAAAAGTGTAATATAAATATAAATACATAAATTGGATAGGACTATTCACCATACCCTTATCAGTAGGATCATCGTATTTTTCAAGCCAAAAACGAAGCGCCTCCCAATCGATATCCTTACGGTCACATACCATGCAGGCTAGGTTAGCCCCGAACAGCTCCCCGCCGCCGCTCAACGACCTGTTAAACCTCTTGGCTAGTCTTCTTTTGAATCCCTTATCATACCATATCCCGGAGGTAGCGGCATAGCAATAATAAGCGTTGTACTTCATTTTCACGCCCATCCTATCAAATAAAGACGTATGCCATATCCGATCCAGAAAGAACACTATTCCACGATATATGAAAGTCCGGAGATTCTTCCTGTATTTCTTCCCTAAGAAGCTATCCACGCAAGATATAGTCCCGCCTGAATAGTACCAGTTATTGGCACCTCTCTTGACCTTATCCGTCATCTTGAACTTATTCTTTCTATCCTCTACCCTATCCCAAGGCTTTAATTTATCCTCATTAAATGTCGGGCAATAATGATAGTAATGATTGATCCATGACAGATATGGGTTGTATATCGTGTATCCATTATCGCTGACATATGAGTTCATATCATACCCAAGTTCCTTGGCTAGAATAGATCCCTCATCAGCTAATACCTTTAATATCGGATTTAAGTTCCATATCTGATCTTGGCTAACAAACATCGAATAGCATGGGTCTTCATCCTCTCCATACCATCCACCCATCCCGCTCACTATTTTATCCAAATCAAGTGAATAATCTTTCCCGGATGAAAAGTCATCTCTAAGAAAAAAACCTCTATATGGGATCATATCATGTATGCCGGGTTGGTCGTCAAATATGAACTTAGCGTTCTCGGTCAATCTAATCAATGTTTGCAAGACAGAGGATATATCTATGGGTGCATATTCACACCCATAGACCTTATTATTTATCCAAAGATATTGAAGAAGCTCGGCTATATTAATAGTCCCGTCCTCCACATATCCTGTCTTGTTATCGAAGTTTATTTTGGCTAGAGGTATATTACTCCCTTGTGGTTGGTCACTTTTTTCATTACAACAATGCACGAACCTGCCAAAGAATATATCCTTCCAGCCAAAATATTTATCCCTTATCGTCATAAGCCTATTTCTTGTCGTATAACGACATGACGTTAATAAGATCAGCTTTTCTGGCCATCCCCTCAAGTTTATTAAAGCCATCCATGTTATCACCGCTGACGATGATAGTAGGATATACCTCTATACCGTACTTGGATATTTCCTCCTCCGTGGCTTTGTTCTCCGGGATCTGGTTTAACGTGACCTCACCCTCATACTCCTGTAATGTGTTGGCGATAATATATCGCATGTAGTCGCTGTATTCAGCGTCTTTCTTCGTGAAAAAATCAATTCTTACCATCTCAAATAGTTATTAATCTGTTAATAATCAAATCAGCGGTAAATATAGCATTATCTACCTCATCTATACTCATCTTTCTCCCATCGAAATTGTTAGATAATAAATCCTTAACAATCTGATATCTACGCTGCTCCCAATTTACGTCTACATCAAAATTCAGATTCTTTACATAATCATAATTTAATTCATTATAACTGTAACTGAGATACTTAACTATCGGGAATAGGCTATCATCAATAGTGCGCTTGATTACATTAACGTATTTACCTGTTCTTTTGTCGATAGCTCTTAATCTCTCATCTACTACTCTTTTTCCTGACTCTTCCATTCTATAAGCCCTTTGTTATGTTTATCGTAATATAATAACGCTATGGCGTTCCAGCATACGGCGGATAGATGCATGAATCCCTCCTTATCATATCTCTCCCCTTTCGTATAAGCGACCAAGTGCCTCATGAGTGCACCTAGATAACGATTAAATCCATCAGGTATATCTTGCCATGAGTTATCGGCGTACTTCTTGGCTCCTTCCGTATATACCCTCACGATGTCCTCTATCTCAGCCAAAGGAAGAAGATCCCACCGGAGTTTACCGTCGGCCCGGTCGTCCTTCCCGCTGCCGTCTTTCCCCACAAGCGGCCCGCTTTCCACCACTGCGTCTCCTATTTTTGGCTTCCCGAAATTTATCGCCTCATCCGCCGTTTCATCATCAATAAGCCTTAACTTGATAGCTCTATTTAACGAAACAACCATCTCCTCATCAGCCCAAATGGATTTATATGTCTCATCAAATAACGGTTCTATTTTCATCATTCCCGTATTGTCGGCGGTCTCAAGTACTTCAAATACCTTACCATCATAAACGACCTTGTCGTATTTGCTAAATTCCTCTTTCATCTTAAACTCCTTTTTGTTTTATTATTATTACTGGATCATCATTAAATGGAGATAATATCCCAATATGCAACAATATATTGCGCTCATCACCCTCGTTCTTCTCAGCTTCAATAACATTGATATTCGATTTGTTGCTAGATATAATATCGCTATCTATATTAGGATCATTTTTGATTATAGCCCATCCTTTTATAATAGGCTCATGATTCATTAACTTAGCGACATCTTCTTCAACCAACCAATATTCCTCGAAAACAGTATCCGGATATTTAGCCTTTATTTCCTCGTAAGTATCATACCATGTCATATTTTCATGTTTTAGATTAATAAAATTCACTAAGATCCCTACACTCTGGTGTCTCTCCTGTCATAGAGTAAAGCTCACCAGATGATAGATACACACAATTCGTGGCCTTTCCGTCCCTACGCTCATTTCGCTTCGTAATCCCGCAAATAGCGCAGCGTTGAATCCCCGGACCTGCTTTCACCCACGAGTGCCGCACGTTTCTCTTTCTTGTCCTGTTGGTGTCATTAAGCTTTCTCATGATCAATCCTCCAAAGTCATTATAATCTTATCTTTTCCGATAATAACCTCGTTCCCGCTTCTCACATCAAAGCATCTTTCACCCTCTGCCTCCTTGAAATAAAGAGCGCCATTGTACTCGAATAAACCGAAGCCGTAATCGTCTAGCTTCATTTCGTTAAGTTTCTTGAATTTATACACGTTTTTCATATTCTCCATATTATATTGCATTACTGGAAATATCATTATGATACTTATACCTATTACAAGCAACCCTGTGTAAAACTTTTGTGAATCATATTTTTTCCATCCCTCCATCATCATGGCAAAGGAGATTACTGTTATTATAATAATAGATATCAACCCTACCATATCACATCCTCCTTTCTTTCAAAAATCCCATCATATCCTCCACGCTAAGCTGGAATCCGGCAGCCGCCTTATGGCCTCCTCCACATGGGTTGGCCTTGCGTGCCAGCGCCGAGACATCCACCTCCTTCTTGGTGGTATAGAACGAGCATCTGAAGAATCTGCCGTTCCAGCAAAATGGCATCATCAAATCATGTTTTCTAGGATCGTACATAGACTCGAATGTGGTGGAGTTAAACTCCGTAGTATTCATACATATCGCCTTGTATCCAAATATATCTGCCTCGAATGAGAACATCTTCATTTCTCCTCTGTTTTTCTCGATGATATACTCTATTATGGCCTCGCCATTTCTTATCATATCGGAAACAAACTCACCATTTGCCTTGTTTAGCACCTCCCTGACCATGTCAACGTCAAGCCCGCAATACCCTCTCATCCCATATTGGAATGAAAGAACGTCACTCCATTCGAAGCGATCATGATCCCATACATCATAAGCGCTCAATAATTTTACCACGTCAGGGGTTTCGATATCATCGAAAAGATATTCCCACGTAAGCTCACAAGCCGCCGTTCCGATACGTCTTTTGCCTTTGACATTATAGTCCTTCACAGCTTCTATCGCCGTCTTATGGTGGTCTATCCATGTGACATCTATCCCCTTGTCTTCCCATTCGTCGAATAAGAATCTCGTTCTATCGCCAAATGATACGTCAACTACAAATACCTTATCATATTTATTCACGTCAGGTATTTCCTTGCCGTAATTGTAAGGAAGAAGATCAATGTCCCCTTTGAAATACTTTTTTACTATAGCCGCTGACATTACTCCGTCAAGGTCAGCCTCATGATATATACATCCTGTCATAATCTATTGTTTTTGATTAAAAAATCTATGTATTCTTTTATATCCTTGTTCCTATCATTATCCCAGTCAAATGTCTCGTTTATGAATTTGAAGTACGATACCGGAATTGAATGCAACATCCATCCACAATACTTGCCGAATGTCATTAACGTAGAGCCAAGGGGATGATCCGGTCTTCCTGGAACAGGGGCGGCGGTTACGCCCTGCGCCAGCCCCCTCCTACGATCTTTCTTGGCGGCTTTGATATCCAGATCTGTTTTCGTTACTTTATCCCCCATCGGAATATTGGTAATTAGTTTATCGCCGATAAACATTCCCCATCCATACCCCTTGTAGTTCTCTATACTAAGTTTCCTTATATCACCGAACCTTGACGAGTTGTTACAACAATCAACGACCAATGCGCTATCCTTACCGTCCTTTATCCTAACCGCCCTGCCAAGCCACTGATAAAACGATGAGAATGAGAATGTCGGTCTTCCTACTATCACGCAGTCCAGTCCTGGGTGATCGAATCCGGTTCCGAGGGCGGAATAGTTGAACACTACCTTCGTCTTACCTGACTTGAACCCCTCGACTATAGCCTCCCGCTGTTTCTTTGGCGTGCCTCCGTGAACCACTTCCGCCATGCCAGCGCATATCTTTGCGTTCATCCATTCGGCGGCGGTATTGCAGCTCTCAACAGAATCCATAAACACCAGTATAGATCTGCATACGTCTTTTAATACCATCAACCGACGTAAAATAAGGTTGTTTAAGCCATTTTTTCTCACCGCCTCACTAATAGACTCAGCCGTATATTCGGAGCCGTTAGAATTAAGTTTAAGGGCATCTCCATTGAAATCCCATGTCTCGTACTTAAGAGGTGTCCAGAATCCTTGTCTTATCATCTCCTCCACCTGTATGACATGGATCAGGTTCTTGAAATACACCGGTCTCATTCTGGTTATGAAGTTAAGTTGAGAGTATGATACTTGTCCTATTGACATAGACTTAAGTCTGCATGGAGTAGCCGTAAATCCTATCACCTTTTTCGGTTTCAATTCATTCATAAATGTCATAAACTCGCTACCATCCTCCGGGCTATACCCGGCATGAGCCTCATCTATCAATACGTTCCTGATCCCCATCTCCTTAAGCTGACCAATAACTTTCTTGACAGATCCTAATGTGGCGTATATCATGTTAGATAGTTCTTTCTTGCCACAGGAGGCGGAGTAGATGGTAGCCGGTATGCCATATGATGTAAGCTTATCATAATTCTGCTGTAGCAATTCTTTTGATGGTTGTAAGACCAGTGTCTTATCTCCCATCAATCTGGCCGCTTCCGCTATCAACAAGGATTTCCCGCAACCTACTGGGCCTATAACCAATACCGGATCATTCCTATCGGAATTTATATAACTTGAAATGCTTTTAACGCATTCCTCTTGATATGATCTTAATTTATATGCCATCTTGATATGTGTTTATTCATGAGCCAGACTTTTGTTAAACTCCTCGATCTTGTCCCTATCCGTCTCATTAACCATCTCTGCCTCCTTACTGAACACGTCATACCCCTCACGGATATTATCCCCTACCATATTCTCTATCATCTCTCTCATTTCATCGCTCCTTACGGCGAAGGATATCTGGAACGATTTACTTGTGCCTTTCATCAGGTAATCAATCTCCTTCTTACATTCTGTCATTAACCGATCCAGATTATCGAACTTAACGAACTTGGAGTTGCCATTGGCTTTTCTTACCCCATCCTTGAAATCCTCCAATATCCCGTTAAATACATCCGCCATACACATCATGGAATGTAGCCATACCAGCATATTGAATTTATATTCATTATCAGCGTTATTCATCAAACTCACCAAAGACTCGCTTTTTGTCAACATGATCTTCGATTCCCGGTCTACGATATCCTTTATCTCCTGCCGGCATTTCATGGCACCAACGAAATCCATTTTAGAATAACATTCATTTGATTTCTCTACCAATTTCCTGATATCCTTTCTAGACATCAGAAGATCCAATACCTGTTTTTCTCTTTCGTTTTTATCCATAATCGTTTATTTATTGACACAAATATAATTAAAGCCTAGATATTTACCTAGGCTTTTTAATAAAGTTAATCTTTTTTATTCTTTCTTTTTGACTCGTCCCAATCCGATGAGTACCTGCATGTTCCTTGTTTGTGGATCGAGAAATCGCACCAAAAACACAAGGGCTTGGGGCGGGGTTCAAGGCAGGCCGGCTGGCGTCCCATGAGGTAGCGCTTCTCGTACTTATACCCCTGTTTGGCGTCGTCCCAAACGTGAGCTTGATAGCTATCTATTTTATTTGTCTCGAAATCATACATGTCAAGGAGAATATCGTTAAGTTCCTTGACCGATCTCTCTACTTTCTCCTTATCTACCTTCACGTTCTGATTGTCCAGCATGCGGGTAAAGAAATAGCTGCACATATCCGGCAATACCTTATATTTTCTGAGTATGTAAAAGGCGTATATCGGATGTTGGAGATTATGAAGCAGCTTATCTTCATCGAATAACTTTCTCCCGGACTTCCAGTCTATCGTATACATGGCTATCCTGTCCTTTGTCTTATACTCTCCACGCCAGTCCACCGATCCTATGATATGTACCTTATCGTACGTCACGCCATCCAAAGTAAGGGGCTTGGGTAGCTTATAGGGTAGGACGAAGCCCTCCTCCACGCCGGCCGGTCTCGACCCCCGGACCACCTTCTCCATTGGCGTAAGATCAGACCATGCCTTCTTATAATTGCCAGCAGCATCCTTCTCAAACAACCCCACAATCCATCTTATTAGCCTAGCCGCATGTTGCATGGACTCGATCTGGGATCTTACGCTATCAAAAGGTATTTTCTCTATATCGGCGTAGTAGTTGAATGCCTTGCTCATATCCTCATAAGAAGGTCTGCATCCGTTCTTGAAGAAATACTCCATCGTTTGGTGGATAACCGTACCATATGACGTAGCCTCATGCTTCTCCGTAGACCTATGACCCTCCACATAAGTCTTATACCATTTATATGGACACTGGACGAACGTGTCTATCTGCGAGTAAGAAGCGGCGAGAACCTTCTCTCCGTTTATAACCTTACATAACAAATTATTCTCCGGTATTACCATAAAGCTTATCTATTTTTATGTCATGTCCGTATAAGTCCATTAACAGGTTTTGTAGATGGTGAAGATTCTTAATCTGAATAGGATCGCTTAGATCGTCTTCCAGATCCCTAAGGCTAAGATAATACCCATCATCAAAAAACTCTATAGATATTCCGTAGCCTCGATATACATCCCGCCCCTTATCACGCTTGAAATCGATAGTATCAAGTATATTATCATCTATCTCAATAGGCATGACATCATCTTCCCCGGAATACCATTTCATTATCCCATCATCAACCTCACGTTCAAGGATCAATGACTTACTTTTATTACGCATACCAGTAACGCACCCTACTCTCCATATATTGCCAGCCTTGTCTTTTACAAGATCCCCTATCCTTAGTTCTTTAGCCGAAATCATACTCATCCTCCTCATTGTGATCGTCATCGCAATCATCGACAAGAGGGGTTTCTAGCCCCTCTTCCCAATCGTCATATCCGAAATCCATTATTTGTCCTTAAAATAAACATACAACATATCAGTTAAACTTCCTACCGTTATTTCATCGCAAGGGGTATTGCGAAACACCTCATCTGGTATGTATTCACCTGTCATCTTTTCTATATCCATTATCACTTCAACAAGATCCAATGAATCCATAGCCATATCGGACGATAGGTTACTATCTTCCTTTATGTCTTCAATATCATCAAACTCAGATGTTTTCGCAAATATTGCGTCTATCACTACTTCTAATACTTGATTTCTTTTCATAACTCTTAAATTGACATTTTTAATCTTCTACCTAATTCTTTTTTTATATCTGATATTCTTTCGATGTCCATCTTAACATCTCCAGTAATAGTATACTCCTTATCCATCTTCCTTGGAGGATCCGGGAGTCGGCTTACGGCGAACAACCATGCCAGTTCCTTGTTCTTGTTCTCCCTAAGATACAGATCGGATGTCATGCCATACATCTTTATGATCGTATCGAATAACGTTGATTCCGATAAGCTCATATGTACACTATAGACGTTTGACGGCTTCCATATCAAGTTATCCAACCTCATCGTATATTCACGTTTAAGGTCTATATGGGATATTACGGCCCTTACTATAGGTTCTTCCTTGAAGTTGGTGTTAGCCACAAACCAGATAAGCCTTTTTTCCACCTCCTTGATAGCTCCTGTATCCTTACCCATATCGTTATATACCCCAACGATACGGTCCCGGGTCCCCTCGACCTCCGGTGTCAGACCGGGTGTCTCTATCAGCATCAGCAGCGATCCTCCCCTTGGCGTTATCTTCCACTTCCCATTCTTCTGAAGCTCAATATAACCAGATGCTTTATAACTATCTATTTTCTCCTTTGGAATGGTGTTAGCCATCTCTTCTTTCTGCCGGATCATCAGAAGATACCCGACGTCAGACATCGTTAATCCTGATGTCATCATCTGCTCGAAATTTATATACATACGTAAACAAGTTAAAATATTGACCTGATCTTTCTACTTATTCTCTCTAATATATCAGAATGATCATTATCGCTATATATGTCTATCAATGTCTTGAGTATGCACAGCCTTTTATCTCGTTCATCCCAGTCAAACCAAAAGCTATTGAGATGCTTATCTATAGGTTTAAACATCCTTAACTCAGGTATAAGCTCATATGCCAGATCATCATCATGCGCTAATCCAAGCATATCCGCCGATTCGACTATAGCTATACACATGCAGCTCTCGCTGTAATTCTTTATAGAATCATAAGCCTCTGTCAATACCCTAAGGCCGTCTGCTTTCGATAATCTCTTTCCCTTTTTCATATTGCTTTACCGTATAAGATTCATTAGCCATACCAACCCTACCAACTGATATAGATTGATTTATTGATTGATTAAGATGCCCTATAACCGACATCTTAGCCCTAACCGTATTGGCGCATCTTAGAAGGATTCGATAATCCTCTAACGCTCTCTCGTATCTTACATCCACCCTAGCCCTTTTATCAGCATCAGTCATGCTCTTGCATGTTCCGTCCTCCCTCAGGCTTATAGCGATCTTGTCCCGTATGATCCTGATATCATCCTCGGCTATCACCAGCTCAGCATCAAGAACACCTTTGTAGGAGCTAAGAAGATCCTCTACCGCTACAACCTCCCGCTTCAGATTCTCCAACTCCAATACCATAGAGTTGTCGTTCATCCTCTTATACTCCTGAACTTTTTTGGATACCTCCTCGCAGATGTTAATGATCTCCTTTTCCCGTTCCCGATTGATGATATACCTAATGCTGTATTCAGACATCTCCTTTAAATAGGATATAATTTCCCGTATGCCCATCTTATTCTCGGTGGAGAAGTTGGCTTTTAACAACATCTCCATGCCTTTCATAATAACAAGCAAATAATTCTTTCTAAGTCTCATGATTAATATGGTGTTTCGTCATGTACTACATTAAAATCATCGCTAGGCGGTATGTATTGCTGCTCCAATGGAATACTGGGAGGCGGGGGCGGTAGCGTAACGACTGTCGTGTCCGGCTTGCCGCTACCCACAGGGGCATCCGAGCCTCCTGGTCTTTCTTGGCGCACCACCCCTCCATCAGGATAATATCGCTCATATCCTTTCATAATATCTACATGTATCGCATCAATCTCCTCTAATGATCTTTGACGGACTTTTACTATATGATGGAATATAAGTCCATCTACACGGAAAGAGCGCCTTGATTCACTCTTAAAACGTTCCAGATTAGGATACCAGCCTTGCGGGAATTGCATGTATGATGAATATCCGTATCTTTTTGGGATATTCAACGCTACCATAGCCGTACACAATTGCCCCAATGTGTCTGATTGATAGAAATCAGATTGTTTTGGCATATGATCCTTAGGATCCCGTCTTCCCTCAATATCACGGTTAAGTTGTGATATTATAAGAAAGAATATATTGGGAAAAGTTCTTTTAGCTATATTACACATGGTTATCAGACTATCTATATTCCTCTTAGCGTCACCCGTGCCTTGTATAAGAGCTGTATGATCTATGGATACAAATACCATTTTCTTATCCTTGTTCGCTGGCATATAACTATTCCATAAGAAGTTCTGAAGCTCGTCTACTGTCGATGGTTTAGGAATGTATGTTATTCTGCTGGAGTTTTCCTCCTTAAGACATTTCTGCATTTCCTTTATCTCTTCATCAGACATCTCGTTAAGGAGAATATCTTGTATATCCTTTCCCATTTTTTTTGATAGTGAACGTAACATCAAATCCTCTGGATTCATTTCAAATTCACATCTGAGCCATACATAATCATCAGCTTGGGGATTGATATTAACATTCATTACATTACTCATAATCTTCTGAGCCAAATAAGACTTGCCCACTCCGGGCCTAGCGCCGATAGCCACCGCATGTTGTGGGTAGAACCCGCCCAGCAACGCCTTGTCAAGATAAGCGTATCCAGTACGAGCCGGGAGAAGCTCTCCCGACTGATACTTTCTTATCCTCTCATAGGCATCCATGATAATCTCCTTGGATGACCTCCATATCCTATCCTCACTCATCCTCTTGCGTTTCTATCGCCAGCCGTATCGGATTTAGACCCTCTGTTAGCTGATCTTGATTTATATCTAAGCCCTTTAGCCGTATGGCATAAATCCTTTCCCTTCCGATAGGCTTTACCTTTCAACTTATCGGTCTTGTAGTTCTTGCGACCCAACTCCCGTCTCTTGGCTTTCTGCTCAGGGCGGGCGTTGATCTTCTTATCCGTCTCGGCTTTCTTTCTTCTGGCCTCCGGATGTGTCCTATAGTATTCAGTCGATCTCCCCATCCTCGTCCTCCTCGTCATAATTATAATCCTCTACGATAATATCCTCTCCATCTAAATATGAGGCTTTATCTCCGAGTCTGCTTCTCATGCTCTCGTAAGGATCATCTCCGTCCTTTATCTCCCACACACATACGTATGGACCTATTATATCACTAAGCATCTCTGCCCGGTTCTCGCTGATGCCTTTTTCTATCATCTTATCCTTGCAATAAGATTTGTTGTACACCGATCCTCCAACATAAAATTCTGTTGGCTTATGAATAAAAATTACTTTCATTTTTTATTCTATTGATATTATTGCCCAAATTTATTTGTTTTCACCTACATAATCTCCATAACTCATGTCTGTATCACAGACTACCGTATTGGTTGTATTGTCTACCACATGAAACAGAAACTCCGGGCATCCGTGGCAGGCGTTACTCCCGATCGCCACCGCTCCGTGCCTAGAGCAAGCCTTACCTATCGTGGTACCCTCATGTATCTGTATATGGTTCTTCCCATATACCTTGATATGTCTCATAACATTAAGCAATGATAATAAGGACATCTTATACGGAGACACATGCTCTTCTGGTATTCCTAGCTCACTGGATAACTCTTTGTAAAAGTTTTTCCTTTCATAACTCGACTCTTTCAAGAACCTATCGATCTCAATAGCTGTTATATCCATGGCCCTAAGAAGCTCTGGTTTCGCCAATCTCCCTACTGGTTTACCCATCGAATCAGACCTCATCCAAGCCCCACACTTCTCGCACCCTACTTGCTTCCCCTCTACCGTATTTATCATAGTGGACGGGTTCTTGCAGTATGGGCATATGGACCCGTTTAACATAGCTTTCTGGGCTAAAGACAATTCTTTCATACCGTCTCCTCCATCTTAACATTAAATAGATTGCAGAATCTATTAAAATTCTTGTTTTCTATTTTCATGTCCTCCTCATACCTGTCAATTGACTTGATGAAATCATTGTAACAGTCCTTGCACATCCATTGATTGATCACCGCCACGTAATAACCTACGGCTGTAGGTCTGTTACACATATCGCAAATACCTAAGCACCCATATCTGGTAAGCTTATCCATCATCTCCTGTCTTGTTATTTCAAGCACCTTGAATTCCTTGTAATTATCAACTACCTTTGCCATTATTGTAAATTTGTTTAATTATAAAATAATCCGCTATATCCATCCCCTCATCTATATTGGGTTTTGATTCTAGAAAATCACTTATCTCTATATTCATCCCCCTCATATCCTTGTCCACCTTCTTTCTCCATTCGTTGAAAGCGTCGCCCTTATCCGGGTACAGGACTATCCGCCTCCTACCCAATGTCTCTACCATCTCCCTCTTCAACATATGGATACCGCCACAGGCCATGAACAACCTACTAGGGTACACGATGTTGCAGATAACAGCCGTCTTCTCTGACTCTACTATATACACCGGAGCGTCATTGGGATAGAAGTTGATAAGGAACTCCCCGAACAGGCATTGCCTAAGCAGGTAATCCTGACCGTCCAGTATATGCACCCAACATACGTGATCCATGGGAACCTTTACCCTCTTCCCGTCAGGCCCGTAGTCCATTATCTTCCCGGTCCGCACCACCCAATTCTTATCCAGTTGCCAGAACACACAGCACTTACCCCAGTCCCCGAATCTCATCATCCCCACCTTATACAAGCTAAATGCCCTATTGGTATGATACGATCCGAATATATTGGATAGATAATCCTGAAGATCAGATGTCTCGAAAGGATTAAGCGTCTCAAACATCTTGCTTACCGGAATGCAGTTGGCTATATCCGGATCCACGGGAGGTCTGTACCTCCTTAATACTTTGTTTGAATCGGTAAAAAGATCATTGCTCCCAAGCTCATTGCCTGTTGGATATTTAAAATAACCACATTTATTTTTGTGATCACATACTCCAAACTGCTCCCCTACTATCTGTCCGGTGGTTACATCTACGTACGGCGTAAAGCATCTATCCCTGCCGCATTGCGGGCACGTCAGCTTTCTTCTTGGCTTACTATGATCCAATTCATATCTGTGAACGCTCTTGTCAAATTCCCTAAACTCCATTATCCTATCCTCTCACTCATGATTCGATAAATATAATCTCTCAGTGATTCTTTTCTTATCAAGTTATTCAATTCAAAATCACTTTCTATATCCAAAGATCCTATTCTTGATGTAACCGTATAATTGGTTTTCTCGAACTTATACTTACCTTGGAGATATACGACTGTAGCCATGTTAAGTATAGGATTATCAGTTTGTCTCTTCAGTTTATATTGGCTTGTCTTGGCGGTAGGATCACCCGGAGCGAAGTTATATATCTCCTCTATCTCCAATATCTTTCCGTAGTTCTCCATTATCATTCTTCTATATAACTCAAGCTGGAAAGCATACTCATCATAAAAATTGCCTTTCCTGTTTGATTTGAAGTCCAATATAGCAAATATCCTCCTGCATCTCTTTATCTTCTTTTTCTCTGTCTTAGGTTGGCCTTTCTTGGCTCCAGTCTTATAGAACTCTCCTGTCTCGACCTCTATCTCCACCATCTCCGGCTCGCTATCCATCTCCACCACGGCATCCACAGAGGAAGCCACTTTCAATCTCCTTGACCTCAACATCTTCTCAATCAACACAGGTTTTACATGTCTTTCTTTACAGAATATAGCGAATGATATTAGATCTTCTATCAACTCATCCATATTATCCACTAATATCCGCTCCATCCTATACTTGTCTATTCTCAACTTAGCTTCCTTGACAGCTTTTCTTATCCATGTTGGAATCAGTTTTATCTTAACTCCCGTCAGATACAATCCAAATAAGTAATGCATGATCGTACCCAAGTCAGCCCGGTAGTTAGCGTACTCGTCTGGGTCCTTACCCTTGAGTCTCATCTCATTTTTCCATTTTTCTAATGCCCCGGAAGTATCACAATACCCATTCGCAATATTATTGGTAGCCCCATCATATATGATAGGGTATCCATCAGCTCCCATTTCATAATAAACACGCTTGCCAGCCACGGTCATTCTGTATAAGACTGGTGTCGGGATATCCTTGATCCATTCAGCGGCATAATACTGTTGCTCAGTCTCCAGATCATACTCAATTTCTATCTCCTCATCAGGCTCTTTTTTAGGCTCGTCAACAGGCTTTTCTTCCTCATAGATATCTTCCTTCGGAACCATTGATAAAACGTCTAATATGCCAAAGAATGCGGTAAATTTAGGATCTGTATGATATGCCCTTAATATTGGAAGTGATGATCGCCAGTAATATGATGGCGCATGCTCATTCATTTCTTTATCAAAACTCGCCTTTATTACCACTCCATCATCCGTGATGACCATATGATGCCTTTTAGATAAACGGATTCTCATGTCATCAAACGATTCCTGATCGCTTATGACTTCCATAATCGTTCCGTTATTATATATCGTGTCACTTATAGCCTCGTATCCGAGAGCTAGAAGTAATCTTTGTTTTCTTCTATCCATAATAATAATCTGGTTTTTAATTTACCATCCTCCTCGACTTTAGGTACGAGATCCCTCATCTTTTTGGCCACTAAAAGCCATGTGTCACCGAACTCCTCTAAAAGCCGGCCAAAATCCATCGTGTCTAGCAGATAGTCAAACCTCGTGTGTTCGTCTATCGTCAAATAAATAACATTATCATTATCCTCAGCGACAGACTTATATCTTCGTTTAGGATATAAGTGGCATATATTGCCTACTCCGGGGCATGGTATATACATCCCCGTAAGGGATCTTCTTACCATACTTAATCTTGCCACATGAGCGCCAAAAAAGACGCTGAGGCTTCGTCCCTTCGGCTTGGCCTTCACTCGTATCGCCGTCCTTTCCTTTGGCGGTAGTTCCCTAGCCCGGCACGCAGGGCACAACCCCTTGCTCCTTATGGCTACCATCCTGCCGCACCTCTCACACGGCAACATCCTACCCTTCATAAAACAGGTTCAAGGAAACCCGCAAGTCTTTATCTCGTGGGAGGGATTGAACCACTATCCCTTCTTTGATTAATAAATTTATTTCAAATATTTGACAATTAGATATTTTTAGTATATTTGCTGTATGAAATTGACATTGCAAATAAAGCTGCTTCCAACATGCAAGCAAGTCGAAATGTTGAAAGATACATTTAGTGTTTTCAATAAGGCTTGCAACGCTATTTCTCAAATAGCGTGGGAGCGACGTGTATTTAAGCAATTTGGTCTGCATAAGGAGGTTTACTATCCAATAAAGGAAACGTATCGCCTTTCCTCTCAGCTTGTCGTACGCGCTATCAGCAAGGTCGCAGATGCGTATAAGCTTGATAGAAAGAAACAAAGATGTTTCCGTGAATTTGGGGCTATTACATACGATAGTCGTGTTCTCTCCTACAATATTCCAAAATCCATATGCTCCATCTCGCTTATTGGAGGGCGTGAGAAAATAGCATATACCTGCTATCGTCCTCATCTTATGCAATTCGCAAAAGGAGAAGCCGACCTCGTCCTTATCAAGGGTAAATTCTATCTCTATCAAACGATAGAGATCCCAGATGAGGAAGAAGAGGATGCAGAGGATTTTATTGGTGTTGATATGGGAATCACAGATATTGTTTCTATCTCTGATGGAACCAGTATTTCTTCCAATGAGGTCAAAAATATACGAGACAAATATAATAAGGTAAGAGCTTCTATTCAGTCCAAAGGCACCCGCAACTGCCATAAGTTGCTGAAACGGTTGAGAGGACGTGAGAAAAGATTCGCTACCATCGTGAATCACAGTATTAGCAAATGGCTTGTTGCGAAGGCCAAGAAAGAAAACAAGGGTATCGCTATCGAGGATCTTAAAAATATCCGATTCGGCATGAACTCCAAAAGACGAAACAAAACATTTCGAAGAAGAAGTAACTCGTGGAGTTTTTATCAGCTTCGTTCCTTTCTTGAATATAAATGCAAGATGAATGGAGTTAAGATCATTGCCGTCCCTCCGGCTTATACCTCGCAAACATGCCATGAATGCAAACATATAGGTATTCGCAATGGGAAGCGATTCCATTGTAAATATTGTGGCAATATTGCAGATGCGGACATTAACGCTGCTAGAAATATTGCTACATGGGGGTATGTAAACACCCATGAAAGATGGGAATTGTTGTCGTGTTCTATACATGATGATATTTCTACGTCTAAAGCCCATAAATCTTTAGTTTACGGGTAGTTTACGCTTTTTTCTTTTTATAACTTTTATTAAACTCCATGAGGCTCATGGCTCTATATCTCTTAAGCCTATCTATTTTGCCCTTCGTCCAATCCTGATCCTTGAAATTGATGATCGTGTCGAATATCTGAGCTAGTTCCCGGATATTAAAACTCCTGTTTTGTATCTTCTTATAGAACCCCGATCTGCTATATCCTAATTTAGAAGCTAGATAAGTTTTGTTAGACAATGTGAGGATACGATAAATCGTACCCTCCATCTTGCTTATCTCCATCAACTTCTCGGCGACGGATGATGTGGTCTCATAGCTAGCTTTATTGCTTACTATTCTCATGTTTCTCCGGATTCCTGATCTTACCATCAAACTCATAGAAGTCCATCAGTTTCTTCTCTTCCTTGATACAAGTGACAACGAAATCTGATATGGTTCCTTTCATGCCTTCCTCGAAATTCTTTTTGGCATGATCAAGGTCATTGGCCCGAACGATGTAGTTAAACGCCTTGCGTTTCTCATTCCCCGATTTCTCGTCTATCGTAATATAATCAGCCGTGACCTTATAGAACCGGTCTCCATCCATGGCGAATAATTCCGCTATCCGGAATCGTTTGATATCAACACTAAACTCACCGGAGATAAACGGTTTCATCTCCTCTATGATTCTAGCTTCACACTCGGTATAAGAAAGAGCATCTACTAAATATTCTTCCTTAACCTTCTTCTTCATGCCATTCTCGGCATCGGTCTCATAAGAAACCGTACATTTAAACCAATTGTGCATCTTATTAATCTATGTTGTTGTTAAACAATGGGTAATCCTTTATCCCTTCACGAATATATCTTTCCGTATCATCATCCACGTCATAAGCTTTCTTAAAAAACGTCATAGCCGTATTCGTATCATGATCCACCAACGGAAGATATTCCTTTACAAAAAGGAATCTAAGATGATTCATATGATCAATCTTATTTCTTACATCGATTACCTTCGACCAGATCTCGGCATGGATTTCACTCATTCTTTTTATACCCTTCTTGTATTTATCTACCTGATCTTTATACTCCTCCTCAATCTTATTATTCTTGTCCTTTATAGATTTGTAGGATTCCTCATCTTTCGTATCAAACATTGGAATATGTTTGATATTGATTATATCCAACTTATTATATATCTTATCATTGGATATAGTGAAATCGTATGTAGTCTTGTATAAATCAAACTTACTTAAGAACTTAGCTATTTTAATAGCATCATCCTGATTAAAAACAGCTATGCTCAATCCTTCTAAAAGGTAGAAGAAATTAGATGGAGAAATAGGTTTGTAGTCGTATGTCTTCATAACTGGAGGTTCGTCCACAAACCTAACACCCTCCTTAGCGCATCTTGTTATGATCAATCTATCTATCTGCTCGTCAGTAAGATCATATATCTCCTGATCGGTCATCTCATTAATTGTCTTCATCGTCATCCTTCTCCATCATTATAGCCTTTGCCGCCTTTTGTTTATAAACCTCACTCATAAGGCAGGTAAAATCCATATCATCCATACCAGCCATAACATTGGCTTCTACTTCCAAATTCATCTCAATGTTCATTACCGAGACTTCATAGTTACTATCATCTTCTTTATAGAAAATGACTTTGCCACCATACTCGAAACCATCATCTTCGGCCTTAACCATATCAATGATCCTCTCTAACTCCTTTACAAATTCATTCTTTTTCATATGTGTAATTTTTATGTGTCTACAAAAGTAGACATTTTGTTTTTGAATTAAATTAAATAAACATTATTAATAGTTAATATCATCCTTTCTCCTATCATTCATGTTTAGGTATATAATTACCTTATTATATTT